AAATAGAAGCCATTTCCATAGGACTCCAGTGCTTGTTCTTCAACAAATATCTAATTAATTTTTCATTTGTTTCTGTGTTATTCTGATTACTGGGATTTGATACTCTTGCACAAAATGCAATGATATCTTGTAAACTTTTACCATCACAACGACAACCTTCGGGCTGCTGACTGTAACTAATCAATTCAACCTTCATTATAGAATTCCTTCTTCAGTTTGGTCTGGTGATACAGGTTCAGCTTCAGATTTACGATACTTGTATTCTGACTTGGGATAATATGGGAATGTTACTCTTGTGTGACTTTCTTTATTCGTATAATATAATTTATACTGGTCATCTTTTGTTCCAGCCCATTCCCAAAATATAATACCATCAACATCATATGCTTCACCAGCATCATTTTTAAAAACATTACTGCATCTTAAATTTTGCCACATATCATTTCCAACATTCATCCACTCACCATCTCCGCCTGTCAATGGTGCTATGGGTTGAAATTTAGCCAATTTCTCAAACAAATCTATTGCATAATGTGCAGATGAACCTGAATGTCCTTCGCCATAAAAAGTATTTAACAATTTTATGACATGACGACAAATCATTTCTTGCATATTATCTTTAAAGTTATTATTTCCATCTGTCCAACCAGCAGCGTGAAATTCTTTCCATGCATGTGCTTCATAATTATTCATGATTATACCTTTTTCCAAAATGTGAATTTAGTCAATGCATTCAATCCACTAAATGTGTTTTCTTCAATTATTTTCTCAATTTCTTTTACTGTCATACCGTTCTGAACCATTTCATTGATATCTTTATATGGAATATCATCTGGCCAAATAACAACATTGTTTTCATGTTTGATAGCTTTCTTCATCAATCCAACAATTTCTTTATTTCTTTTTTCATTGTCATAGATTAATATTTTATTTTCAGCATAAATTGCTTTTGCAGTTCCTTCAAGATTTGAATCACTTGATGCAATACAATTACTCAGGAACATACTATCGATTGGACCTTCAACGATTTTTACGGGGAGTTTTGTGTTGACTGTGTTCATGCCAAAAATCAATTTCTTTTCACTTTCTTTCATGCGAACAGTTATATATTTCAATTTAAAATCACTTGTTTCTAATGCTCTACCAGACATAGCAATCAATTCATCATTTTCATCATAAAAAGGAATAACCAAACGAGCATCGTTCAATAATTCTTTACCATGATTGGGAATCAGAGTATCAATGAATGTCTTGTATTTATTGACGAACAGTAGATTTTTATACTGTTCTTTGGGTATTTTTCTGTTTTCAAGATAATTTAAACAGAAATGTCCACTTGGCAGTTTGTCACACCATTCTGCATGTTCAAAGATTTTTTGTTTTTGAAGTTTTCCGAATTTTGGTGACGGGATATCAAAAGTGGGTGCTTTAAAATTGGACACACCGGATTCACCCGCTTTGTATCGTTCAAGGATGTATTCTTTATGTAATGATGCATCAATGTGTTTGATAAGGTTACCAGCATTTGTTCCCATTCCACAATTATGGCAAGTATAAAATAAACCACCTTTTTTACAGAAAACATATCCTCTTGCCTTCGTGAGTTTCTTTTTAGAATCTCCACAAAAAGGACAGGAGAAATTGAAAAGGTAATTATTCTTCTGTTTAAAGTTTCTTAAACGGGAAGAAATAAGACGGACGTATTTGATATCGATATGAAGTGACATATAAACATTATACACCACTTCATATTCTTAATCAACCTTCTCCGAGCATCTTTACTAATAGACCCCAATGACCAATTGCCCATGATATAGCAGCAACAGCACCCGTTAAAACCCAAAACCATTTATCTTTTATTTTTTCTAATTCGGTAATCTTTTCAGTTAAAACATCATGTGCTTGTTCGGCTGATTTTGCCATGTTTTCCAATTGCGTTTTTAATTCATCTTTCGATGCACAAACATGGTCTTTTAAATCATCAAGTTTTTCATTGAGATTTTCAACTTTGGTTTCTACAACACCCATTCTTTCTGATAAGTTCTTATTAGTCATTATTTTTTCTTTTCAGGAACTTTTGTGCCTTCAAGTTTTTCATGAACTTTCATTACTTTGCATGTTTCTTTTTTGGTTTTTTCATCTTTTACACAAACTTTTTTTGTCTCAGCTTGGACACTAAAAGATGTTGCAAGAAAAGCAAACAAAACAGCAGTTAGAATCTTTTTCATTTAAATCTCCGGTTGAGGTGGTTGAACAGGCATTGGTTTACCTGTTGATGATGTTAGAATTTGTGGTGTAAAACTTGCAACAGGTGTTGATGTTGAAAGTGACACTATTGGTGCTGCTGTCCAACTGCTTGATGGACCCGATGTTTGTGGTGTTACTGGTGCTGGTGATACAGGTGTTGGACGATTTGCTGCTTGTAATGCTATCTTTTGTGCTTCTTTATCATTACCCGCTAACATAATACCCGACAATGTTCCCGTTAAAAATGTTGCGATAGGAACAATCAATTCAAAGAATTTCTGGTCAATTGGTGAAATAGCATTAAGTGGTTGTGTTACGAAAATTAAAGAATATAATACGACGAATACAATACCAGTTAATGTTAGAGATAGACATATACCAATAAAAAATCTCAACCTTGCCATCAGTTGGTCATCGGTATAGATATATCCTTGTTCTTTTTCTTCTTGTTTGGCAAAATTAAGTATGCTCATTTGCAATTCACTCCTGTTGGTGGAATTCCTTTTGTTATATTATTATTTTCAGGTGGTGGTGGACCTTGTCTTGGGTCACGTTGTCCTTTGAAAATCTGTTCAGGACATGTTCTTGTCACATCACAATATGGAAGTTGACACATTTGTTTATTCCAATTTTCCGGGTCTTGACATGGATAACGGAATCTGTCTCCGCTGCATGTTGCCAGTCCCACGGGTATAAGCAATAGTATAAAAAGACCTTTTGCTAATTTATGGTCAGTCATTTAAGCACCTAATATATGAAGCGCATGTTCATAATGTTTTTTACGGTCCTCAATACCCAATGTGCCACCATTGATAACTTTTGTCATACCAACGATATCATCATTGTCTGCGTATTTGTTTAGATTATTTGTTTCCCAAAACCAACATGCTGATTGTGCAGCACCCTCAAATGTCTGTAGATATTCGGACGCTTCTTCGACAGATATATTCAATGAACCTGCAAAGAAAGAATAGTTTGTTCGACCAGTTAATTGAATCAAACCACGTCCACAAAATCTGTAACCGTCACCTGATGCTTCATCACCATTACCCATACGATTGGCATATGCGCGATTTGCGATTGCTTCTTGTTTATTAGGGCGTGATGCATAATCTCTTGCTACATCAGGTGGAAAATATTTTGGCCAGATTCTTGTTAGTGTTTCTGCTTTATAATTGAGATTTTCTTTGAGAAACAAAAATCCACCAGATTCATGAGCGCATTGTGCTATAAAACCAGCAATTCGTTTTGCTGTATTAATTTCATAATCAGGTAATAATATTGAAAGAGCGTGATGCCAATTTTCAACATATGGATTTTTAGGTAGAAGCAGTTTTAATTGTTGTAAAGTCAATTCCATGTTATTATCCTTTAAGCTAGAGCAGATGCTAGATTGATTGCATTGACGATAATATCACGATACATAATGTTTTCTTCTAATTGTGCAGTTTCACTTTGTATTGCCTGCATCAAACCAATATTTGCAACAAGTTCTTTGTATTCATCATTTGATATATTACCAGCTTGTAAATCTGCTTGAAGTTGTTGTGCTTGAAGTGCTAATTGTTCTATAGTCATGGACGTGGTCTCTTTCCTATTGCTTTTTGAATCATTTCAGATGATTCTTCGATTGATGTTAGTTTCAATTCACAATATGTTTTGCTCACATTACCTTCTGCTTGATATCTCTTATGCAATTCTTCAGCCATCGTATATAGTTGTGAAACAGGTTTTAATGTCTGGTCATTTTTAGGAAGATATTGACTGAAATTTTTTAGTTCACTGACTGAATAAAAAATAGATTCTGAATTATTTTTCATTACACTTTTATCGGTGCAATCTTTTTTTGATAACTGTGCTGTTGTTCTTATTTTATTGACAATACCATATTCATTATTATCATATGGTGCAATCATGAATCTATCAATAAATGGTTGAATAACTGAACAACCAGAAATGCTTATTAATGCAAATGCTGTGATTATAAATTTAAGCATATAAATCAATTCCACTATGTAAAGGGTCTATATTTTTTGTTTTACAGTGAGATTTCCAATCATCATAATGTTTTTGTTTTATTTGTTTTAGATGATTATCATATCTATCTATCAATTCATATCCCTTTTGTGTATTCGCATGTCCACCACGCTTCACATGATTTTGAATTGATTTTTCTGTTTTATGTAATTTATTTAAATGATATTCAAAAGAATCTCTTTCTTCAAGAATAAAAATACCGAATGATTTCATTTTACACTCTCATAAATTTTCTTTTGTTCTTTATACCATTCTTGCCAACCAGTTAATTGCTCTTTTACTTTGTAGTAGGTTGAGTAGTTGTCAACGACTGTTCCGATGAGTTCACTGGCTTTAACATTGGAGGTTCCTTCAATAGCGGTTCCGGAACTTGGGGCCAAGACATTTTGACTGGCACTGTTGTGGAGCACGATTGCAGCATTAGACAAAGTGCAAAGATTATCATACTTTGTAACAATTTTTTCAACGATTTGAACATTGCCTTCCTTTACTCTATCAATATATTTTATCTTTTCAACATACTTAGTTTGAATGACTGTATTTACTTTCTCAGATTTTTCTTCGGCTTCTTTTACTTTTTGTTTATATTCTTCGACTTTATCACGCCACTGTTTTTCAACAAAATAACCACCTTCAAAATATAAACCTGCTGCTAATAATACCATTGCAACAAATTTAGCTAAATCCGAATAGGGTCTAACAAGAAAATATGCACCAACATAAAGAAGAATTGAGAATATTACAATACCATGAATTACTTTTTGTAATAACTCTGAAGGAATAAAACTCAGTATCCACATTAATTAGGTGCCTTTCTGCGAATAAATCCCATAAAAGGTGTTAGCTTTTTCTTTTTATTAATACCAGGTTCACCTTGTTTACCTACACCAATTCCAGCAATATTACCTTGTCCTGCGTTGTTTGCTGGAACTACTGCAATACCATCTTCTTTTAGCTTTTGCTTCATTTTATTTCCCTGAGTATATTTGCTATTTTCATGTCAACAGGAATGTCTGACGATATTATGTCATTTCCTTTAATACCTCGGATTCTTTCCGGCATAATGTTTAAAAATATCATATACGTTTTTAATACTGAATAATCTTCATTCGACATTCTAAAAAATAACAATCTTGAAACTGCTTCTGGTCCAAACACATTATATAAAACCATAAGATGATTTAAAACCAATCTCTCTTTAGTTTCACCATATTTACGATATCTACGAAATAATCTTTTTATATAATTAAATCGCTTCATATCTTCAATAAATTCGCTCATGATACAATTTGGCTTTTCATATGCTTTTGTTGCATATAACAAGAAATTTTCATTATTCAAATCATCAAATGGATTCATTTATTCAATCAAATCATAATAATTCATAGGATGCCGAAACACCCTATGAATATTTTTCAAAATTAATTTGCAGTATCTTGATAGATTACGTCATCGTTCGCTGAAGCAGAACCGTCACCTGTCATTGAACCCATAGCAACAAGAACTTCAGTTTGAACACGACCAGCACGACCACCTGTGCCACCAGTTCTGATTACCCAACCCGCATGTGCAGGACGACTTGCTACGCTACTTGCAGCGGTGTTTGCCATTTCATTTGTATCAACACCAAATACACCAACGTTTGCACCTGTAATAAATGCGCTTGTTGTTGTATTACCATACAAAAGATTTGAATTAGCTTGTGTATTTGTAAGATTTACCAAAGATGGTGCGAATTTTGGCACACTTGTGTTAGCGTCAGTATTTGACCATAGAGACATTGTGTTTCTCCTAATTATTGTTATTGATTATTTATGTTATCAGTTATTCTCTGTTTTTACATAAGTTTGTGTAATAACAGGGTCAGCTATAAACTTTTCTTTACCTTTTTTAGCAGCTTTTTTAACTATATCTGCTTTTTTTGAAACAGCTTCAGTTTTCATTTGATTTCTAATCGCAGTTTTAGCCAAATGTTTTGCAACAGACATACCAGCAGGTCTTTTACCAACAGTTACGCCAAGATTACTTTTTGGAGGGTCAGGTGTAAATGGTGGTGTTGGATTTGCTGGCATTTTTGGTTGCACAGGTTTTGATGCTTTGATTAATTTCATTGTATCAAGTTTACGCATAAGAATACCACGTGCAATCGATGCTGTTTTTGATTCCTGCATGTTTTTATTATGATAATTCTTTAAACGATTCATCATATCTTTTCCATGCTTCTTCTCAACTTCTGAATAAGCCTTTTGTTTTGCTTCATCAGAATGTCTTATAGTTTTAGCATGTTTACCATAAGTCTTTGCATATAATGAACGAACACTAATGGGAACTTCCATTGGGTTCTCATCAACTTCTTCTTTTACTTGTTCATATCCACGTTTTTCATATTCAGGAACAGCAGTATGAACAACAGATAATTCTTTACCAGAAGTTTTGTGTCGAACTGTCACGACTTTTTCGGTTTTTGATGTTGTTTTTGGTAAATCAGATTCAGTAATGTTTTCTTCTTGAATCTTTTTTGATGCTTTTAAAATACCTAAAACAAGCGGTGCTTTTAACTGTTTATGACGTGGAACTGAAATATGTTCACTTGATTTAGGATGAGTATATACATCATGTCCACCGGCAGTTCTTGATAAGTTCCAACCAGTTTTTTTAAGATGATGATGAATATCGCGTGTATTCATATTTGCGCCTGCCATTTCAGTAATTTCAACTTCTTCACTAATCGTTTTCCAACCACCACCTTTAGATTTATACCATTTTGCTGCCCATCCATTTGCATAAGCTGATGGATAAACATCAAACTTAGACCTAGCGAGTGATTTTGCTCTTGCCCAAAGTTTTGGGTTTGTTGGAGCATTTTTTTCATCTAATTGTTCCATACTTTCTCCTAATTTACCTTTTCCATAATTAGAGACATTTATAGGTTTGCCTTTTCTTTCTGGATTAGGGTCATGTTTTCTTTTTGCTTTAACTGCCGATGCTCTTTCGTCTTTCGTAAGACTTGCTCGTTTAGCATTTGACATACATTTAGGTTTAGCTTCTCCTGGTTCTCTTGCACAAGGACCAATTGCCTCACCTTTACTATTGATTCTTTTCCAACCACCTTCGGGATGATTAGGATTGAACCAATTACGCAAATCTTCTTTTATGTTTTCCTCTTGATGAATATCGTATTTCATTTTACTTTTTGATTTAACATTTTGAGAGAATTCGTCCCTAGGTGACACGCCTGGGTTATTCTGAACCATTCGTGGAAGAACAGGTTTGAACCTGCCCTTCTCACGATGTTGTTCCAGAATTTTTCTTATCCTGCTCATTTGCTACCTTTAGCAACTTTGGTAGCGGTCGCATACATCACTTCTTTTGCACGTTTGCCATAACGTTCACGGAAACCAGAAAGTTTCTTCTTCATGCTTTTAACAACTTCCTCTTTCTTTTTGGTTTCTGCTGATGTTAAATGACGTTCATCAATTTGTTCAACTTCTTCATTTTTCGTTTTTTGTATAGGTGCCTTAGTGAATACTTTTTCTTCATCTTTCAATTTTTTGTAATGTGCTTGGGCTAATTTTTTAGTTTTTTCATAATTTTCATCATCACCATCAGGTCCGCCGCGGGCGCCGCCGGAATGATGTAACTGTTTAGCTGCTTCTGGTCCATATTCATCATGAACATGTTTTTCTATGCGATGCACTGTATCGGCAGCAGCGCCGTGTGGACCACCACCATATTTAGGTTCTTCTGCATCACGGACATAAGAGTGAAATGCATGTCCATGATGTAAATCTTTTAGACTATAATTATACATACTTAGATGTCTGGGCATAGAATAATCAGTTTCTTTATGATAATTACTTGCACGACGGCCAATGATTCTGCCTTCAAAAATCTGTTCAACTTCTTCTGGTAATTTTCCTTTTGGACCAGTGATTCTTGAACTAACGTTCTTCATTGCTTTTTGTGTTGATTTGGGGATTTTTCCTGATTTTGTTACTTGTGTTGATAAGTGTTTACGCAATCCACCAGAAAGTTTATCATTTCCACGATTACGACTTTTTTCTGTACCAAATGTAGCGGAATTAGCAGCTTTTTCAGCATGTGCAGCAGCTTCAGGTCCATGATGTTTTAAAATGTGAGCATATAGTTTATCTGCTTTTTTTGTATGTTTTTCTTCATCATCTTCATTACCATAATCACCTGCTTCATAAGCGGCATTTGAATGTTGAGCATATGCTTTTATTTTAGTTTGTAATGATACTTCATTTAAAATTTCTTCATCAATCTGTTCAACCTCTTCTTTTATATTATGTTTCTTTTTCAATTTTTCCATTTCTTTTTCATGATAATCTGCATCATCTGGTCCAGCATATTCGCCTGCAATCACATGATGGTCAGAATGTGATACCATATCATCAGCCACTTTATTTCCATAATGTTTGCGAACATGATTTTCAATTGCGGTAGCTGCGTGATGATTTAAATTTGGATTAGCACCACCATGACCATAACCTTGGTCTGCCATATATGAATGCTCTGCATGAGAATTCCATAAATGTGAAAGTGACATTTTATCCATTTTACCTTCAAGAATCTGTTCAACTTCTTCATTCTTGACAGCTTGAACTGCTGGTTTTGCAACTTCTGCTTTTTTACCTTTGCCTTCTGATTTTTCTTGTGCATCTTTTACTTCGGCAGTATATTCGTCATTTGTTGGTTCTTCAACAACAAGCATTTCTGAAACAAAATCAAGACCTCTTTGGTCCAAATTTTGCATCATTTCAGTGAACGATTCTTTATACAATTTGGTATTGAAACGACGTTTGAAAGTTCCTTTTGGACGTCCACGACCGCGTTTTACTGGTTCTGCTGGTTTTTCATCAGCATCGTCTTTTCCTTCTGGGTCCTCATAATCTGCACCATAAGATTTACCTTTAACAGTGCGTTTTGGCAAATCTGCTAGTTTGACTTCATCAAGATTTTCAACTTCTTCACCCTGTAATCCCGCGAGTTTCTTTTCTACAGCATGTTTTCCTGCTGTGCGTTTTGCTAGAGTTTTTTTATCACCTCTAATCATTGCTATTTGACCAGCTTCCATATTCTTAGCTTGATAATTTTTTAATGTATTACTACTCAATTCATTAATTTGTTCAGCTTCTTCTTTTTTCATAGAACGAAGTTTTTTGAAATCTGCACCGGTCAATTTACCTTTTGGTTCTGCAACATCAATTTTGTGTTGCATACCTTTTAGTTCTTCGCTCATAATTTTAGCTACTGCATCTGCTACACTTTTTGTTTTTTTATCTGAAAACATAGTTTTTTTCCTTTATTAATAAAAGTTATCTTGTTATTTCTTCCCAATCCATTGATGCATAAATGTCTGAACCGTTTAAGGTAGCAGAGGCACATAATGTTAGTTCATATGGAGTGTTGGTAAAACTGTTTCTTTCTAATTGAAATTTGAATAATGCTTCTTTAAGAATATCAACTGGCGTCGCACTAACTGTTGCACCAGTAAAACCTGATGCTAATATTCGTCCGCCAGTGACTGAACCACCATCAATTTTATATTCAACAGCAGAGTTAGTGCCAGCATCTGTCCAAGTCCCACCTCCAGAAGTGTTAGCACTTGACCTTACTTGCCAATTATAAACTGAGTTATTTGTAATACCTAAAATTGATAGTGCAGTAAGAATTACGATTGCTTCTAAACGATTTGATTTTAATCTCAATGAAATAACTGGATAATATGTTCCAGACGTTGGTAAATTAACAGGGGACCCAATTGTTGTCTGAATAGCTTGCTGAGTACCATATAGTTCATAACCACCCTCAGAAATGACTGTTGAACATATTTGTTTTAATGTTGAATTGCTTGTTGTAATTCCTGTATTCTTTATTTCATATCTTAATGGCAAAGAAGCCGTTGTCATGTAAGGAGCTATATTTTTATTATCGTTGTGGAATATGTGTGCAGGTATCATTTTACCATCAATTACAAAACCACAACGAACATCACCAACACCCAACCATTCAACATCCGTCCAAAAAATATTTGATTTACTCACATCAATACCGGAAGCGTGTTCTGTGCCACCACTTTGTGTTGAGTAACCTGTTCCATCAAATTTATCTACATTCCAATCCGTTTGTGCAGTTCTTGTTTCGGTAATTGTTCCGGATGTGTTACTTCTCAATACAAAATAATTTGTTGTGCCATCATTTTCAAAAAAAATGCCATTATCACGACCAAAATAACCTACTCTTTGACGAACATTTTGTTTAGGTTGATTCATAACAAAGGTGCTCATTATCAACAATGATTTACCTGGTTGATAAGACATAACTTTTGTCGTTTCTCGGGCAACTTCAGCATTTGCGGTTGTACCAACAGTCATCTCAATTAAACTTTGGTTTTCAACAAAAGTATATGAACTATTTCCTGCTGTATTTGATGTTGCCCATAACCCATTATCAGAAAAACGATGTGTGCTTTCAAACAAAGTAAAAGGATTTACAATACGCAAACGACCAAACGCATCTGTCATAGTACCAGATGGTGTAAGACGGTCAGAAAACATATTCACTTCATACCGAGTAAATACTTGTCCTGAATCTATCTTTTTTAAGTCAGTTCTAAATTGTGCCACTTAGCAATTCCATTTTCTCAATGATTTGTTAATACGGCTATTTGGGTCATTTGCAGTCTTTGCAGAAGTCAATCTACGCTTCATGCCAGACATCCTAGCGCAAAATGACTTACGGCGTTTTGCAGCCTTAGAACCTTTTTTCAATTTAGAAGGTTTTGTTGTAACTGCCATTGATAGTTTTGAACCAGGATGTTCACGACGATAAGATTCAATACCTTTGCGATTCAAACCACCTTCTGGATTTTTACCTTCTGAGCGTTGCCATGCAGCACTTTCTTTTATTTCACCACTTGGAGTTTCATGTGAGCCAACTTTGACTTTTTTATATACTTTTTTGCCTGTATTTGGACTGATATAGTAATCACCGTTTTTGTCGGTACCAATACTTTTTACTTTGTATTTCGATGCACTAGAACCTTCTGCTATATGGTCAACATCTTCTCTTAGTTTCCCGTTATTATATGTTGCAACAGTTCTATCCGAATCATACCAATCACTAACTGTATGTTGGCCAGTTTTAGGGTCTTTTTCAATATGCTGGACAACACCTTCTCTTTTGCTTATTTCTTTTGCTTTAGAATGAGCAGCAGCAAGTCCTTTATCGGACGATTCATACATTCTTTCTGATGTTTCTTTTGCTTTTCTTTTTACTGCCATATATGCACGACGTTGTGCATCTATATGTTTCTGTCCATCTTTTTTCGATGCTACTTTATATACTTCAGAATATTTTTTAACAGAAAGTTCATCAATCTGTTCTACTTCTTCTTTTATATGACCATATTTCTTTTTATACCAATCGGGCATACCATGAGTTTTTCTAAAATATAAAACAGTTGATGCATCATTCACTTGGTCCATATATTTGTTTTCAGCTTTTTCATTGTGTCCACGCATCGCTTTTGCAGCTTCTCCTGCATCTTTCATGACATAACGCAATTCATTATCTGTTTTTTTATGATAATCGTGACCTTCTAATGCATGTTGTTGTGATGGTCGACCTTCAACAATAAATGATTTGAATGTTTTCATTTTTATTATCCTACAAACTTTTTAGATTTAAATGTTTTTAGATTAATGCCTTTTTGCTTCAATGTTTCTTGATTGAAATCGCTCATTGACGAAGCATCTTCTCCACCAGCACCAATTGTTTCAGCAACTTGTGATGCTTTACCAAATTTCTTTTTGTCTATTTTTTCACCTGTGTCACGCGCAGGACTTTCTCCAGCACCTGCCATTGAAAGTCCTGGCTCAATGCCTTGGTCTATAGACTCAATCACTGTTTTCTGTTTTTCCCTGATTTCTTTGAGCGTGATTTTTTTACTGGTTCTGTTACTGGTAAATTGCTCTCCAATGGCTGAACTGGCAATTCCGTCGCTTCTGGTATCTGTTGTGTTGGAATTGGTTCTTGAACTTCCTGTTTTACTTCCACTGGTTTTGTTTCCTTGATTACTGGTTGTGTTAGAAATTCCCATAGCTTCTTGAACATTTTGCTTCTCCTTTATTTTAACAATATAACCTTTTCCACTTGGATGTGGAACAATTGTGCCATTTTTCTGATGCGCTTCTTTTGCAGCAGATGTTCGAAGATGGAAAATTCTTGGTTTACCACTCATATCTTTAATATAATTTTCATTTTCTTCTTTCATCAGACCTTTACCTAAAGTAAGAACTGACATTGCATCCACATCAGATAATGAATATGATTCATCAACATCCGATTCTGTATTCTTTAATAATTTTAATGCACTTTTAACTTCTTCGGGTGTATCACCAGAAATCGTTATTGAAATTTGTTCTGATAAAAATTCTTCAAATTCTTCATTAACTTTTTTGATATCTTTTGGTAACTTACTTTGTTTTTGTATAGTTTTCAATTTTTTCTTTTGTTTTGGTGTTAATGGTGTTGATGTATGTGAATAACTTGAACCTTGTGTTGGAACTTTTGGTTGTTGTGGTTTTTCTTTTGGTATCTCGACAAGTTTATCTTGTATTGCACGATGCGTAACTTGCCCTTTTTGTCCATAACGACCATGACCATAAAATTTGAGACCTTTTTCAGATGCTTCTTTTGCTGCTTGTGAATCTGGGTGGGGCGTTCTTTCGGCACCACTTCTCTTTACTGGTTCTGTATCTTTTTTCTGTAATTCACCAGCAATCCATTTTTGTGCTTTTTCATTGTCTGTTGGGTTCGCAACAAAATCTTTGACATGTTTATGTAAATCAAGAAGTTCTTGTTCCTTTGCTGCACGAATTGTAGGATGTGCAGTCATTGCATCATGTGAATTGTCATATTCATGATAATCGTTGCCGAACATTTTCGCAAATTCAGAACGATTATTTTGTGCGCCTTGCCATTTTTCTTTCCGAATCTTTTCAGGTATTGTTCTACCACCACGTTTACCACGTGCGATATTTCTTTGCTTTGATACTTCATCGCTTGAATGAACCATTACCATCTTAGAACCATAACCAATTTTCTCAAGTTCACTTTTAATTTTTTTTACTTTATCTAAATCTTCACCAGTGCCATTGATAATCAGTCCATTACGACCTTCAATAGCTAATCTTTGACGAAGTTCTGTCATATTCTTTGCACGACCACGAATGATATTTCTTTGTTCTTCTTCCTTCTTGGGCATTTTTTTATTCAGATTATGTTTGTCCATCAGATATTCAAGTGCTTTGTCTGAATTGATTTCAGTCAAGCCATGACCATCCAATGTTTTATTCATGACATAATCTTTGCCTGAACCTGGTCCACCTGCAAGAAATACTGCTTTGAAGATACCTTGGTCATGAACACCTTCCATCAACATTTCAAATGAATCATTAATATCTTCTGATTCTTTTACTTGCATACCTTTACGGACATCATGGAATAGTTCTCTTGCATGTTCATCAGAAACGTGTTTTGGAACACCTTTTTTGAATTCTTTATAATTGTTTTCGGATGCATGTTTACGCATTTTGGATGCTGACATACCTTCTGTTCCTTCGGCATCAGGGTCACGTTCACCTGATGAATGGACTGTTATTTTTTTGAAATTATAATGACCATGTCCACTTTTAACACCATTATATTGTTGTAAAAGTTTATGATATTCTTCAGTTCTATCTGAACCACCAACTACATGAAGATGGGTAATACCTTGTTTGTGTAGTCTTGCAGCATGGTGAAGGATTGTAGGTTCTTCTTTGCTGGCAGTAGTAATATTTGCACCAGGAAAGAATCTTTTAGCGTGTTTCTGCTTTTGTTCTGCTGTTAGAGGATTTTTCTTTTTATCTTGAGTGTGGGAAACTACGATATGATGGGATGCGTTATGCTCTTTTGCAACATCTTTGACTTTATTGACTAGCTTTTCATGACCAGTTGTGGGTGGATTCATTCGTCCAAAAGCTAGGACACCGTGTTTTTCTTCTTTTTCTTGCAAAAAGTCTATAAAATTCATCTTTTTCCGCCTCTATAGCAGTTAATGATGTATTTAGTATTTTTTATTCTTTATTCAGCTACTATAAAAGCATTTCCATGAGGATGATTTGTTGTCCAGTTTTCTTTTAGATGTCCAAATTGATAGTCGAAATATTTGATTTTAAAACCAGCTTGAACAATTGTAGTTAACCACCATTCTTCTGGTTCTCTTATGATATGTGTTACATCCATTTCATATTCACGAATTCTATATCTTGTTCCATCACCCAAAGGAACTGCTATGAAAATATTTTTACAACGCCTTCTAAATGAAGATAGAGTATCAGCTATATTTTCTTTTGGTATATGTTCTAAAACATCTTTTGCTATAATCAAATCCCATCCACCTTTTATATCTTCTGGTGTATTAATTACCGAAAGATAACCTTGGACTTTGGGATGACAATTATTGACAGCATATTCGGAAATGTCAACGCCATGTGCTTCTTTACCTAAAAGTCGCATAGCATAAACCATGAATCCTTTAGCGCATCCATAATCCAAAACAGTATCAAATTTTATATTATTAATAATAGATGATGCTTCACGAATCGTTCTTTCAGGCATCCAACGATAATTTTCATATGCGCTGACACGATTTCTTACACCATCTTCAAAATATTTTTCATCAAATATATTATTCATTATGCAAACTCATTGTGTTTTGTTTCAGTTAAAACATCATCAATTAATTCATTTTGATATGCATATTTACAAAAACTACAATCATGTGTTCTGCGTGTTACATTAGGACCACCAACTTGCGAATTATAGAAATCTAATATTCCATCAATATCACACAATTTAAATTGGTCATTTACATGATAATTATTTTCTGGTGCTAATTCTGCTGAAGGACAAACATACACGTTACCGTCTGTAAACACGCAAGGTTTTACCATGTGCATATAACAATTTGTATTACGACGAACGCCTTTGAAATTAAAATCTGACAAAAAAGCATATTTTAATGGACCATTTTCCGATTCATGTTTTGCAATTAATCTTTTAATACTCTCAATGTCTTGCTGAACTATCTTTGTATCTTTAATTGCATTGAATGCTATACGGCAAGGTATTTTCTTTTCTTCTACCCACGAAAGCATTTTAAGAAAATTTTCTTCTTTGTATTCATTTGATGCTAATTTTTTAGCTTTTGGGTCATTCCATTTACCAGTAATATTTGGATTTGTTGAAGTTTCTGTTGCACCATCCCAAACATATGCTGCTGAAATTTCAATATCTAATCCATCAAACACATCAAGATGATATTCATATGGTTTCTTTTCGTCCCAAGAATACATACCAAGACGAACCCATGATATCATATGCCAATTTTTAACTTTTCTGAGTTTTGAACCGTTAGTGCAGATACCTATTTTAAAACCTTTGTTATGAGCATATTCAATTACTTCATCAAGTTTTGGATGGAGCGTTGGTTCACCACCACCAGTAAACTCCATACCTTTTACACCCAATTCAGCAAATGAATCTATGGCTTTTTTCATCTGTTCGACAGTCAACATTTCTTTCATGCTACGATTAGCAAAGCAGCAAAATGAACATGTGAGATTACATGGATTACATGGTGACATATGAAACATAACAGGTTTAGGTCTGCCACCATCTTGAATTATTTTTAATCTGTCAAGATGTTTTAATAATTTGACATGATTGCTTGTGTAACTTCTTCCTTGAACTTTTTCTTCCATTATATACCCCTAAATGTCAATTCATATTCTGTTTGATTTTGATTGTATGGTCCAACATCTTCATTATAATATTCTTTCATGAATTTTGGATATACATCATTTAATATATGATACATTTCTTCAAATGCATCACTCTTATCATAATAGCTTGGTTTTCCTGGATGATACATTGAAACTTCATGTATCACTCCACACTTCTCTTTTGTGATTGCTGACAAAATTAAGTCGAATCCCCATCCACTCTTTACATCATGCATTTTAAAAAATTCTAAAATTATAGGCATTAATGATGAATGTATAAATTGACCCATACCTTCATTAAAATTTGTTACTGCATATTTTAATTCTGGTTTTTGATGAAGTATTCTATGTGTCGATTCTGAACCAGAAATTGTTGATAGTTGAAACAGTTTTAAATTCTTTTCTGTCGCAATTTCTAATGCTCTATTTACGCTTTGTATATCTGTGACCAAATCGTCATCCCAAAACCCAATATATGCATACTTAGTATAATCAATTAGTTCCAAAAAACATTTAACAAGATTCCATTTATATCCAGATTTTTCTATAATATAATCATATGTGTTTGAATCTGGAACATAATCATTATATCGACACAAAATGGTTTCATAATTTCGACCATCTTTTTTCATTCTCCAGTGATTATCTTTATCATATGCATCATGATAATTTAAAGGAATTCCAACAGGACAAAAAATTACATTACTCATTTTATTATATACCAAGCATTATTTTCTAAAGGTATGACTTCATTTATTCTTTTACCGAGAAAATTTCTCAGAGCAATATTTACATCTTTTAATGTAAAGTCATGTCCTGCAAATATACCACCATCTTTTATTAATGGAAAATAATTTTGAAAGTCTCTGAAAGCGCCATCATAACTATGGTCACCATCAATAAAAATAAAATCTAAAGTTTTTTCTGGATTTTTTTTAGAAAAATCTACACTTGATTCATAAACAAATTCAACCCTCTCATTAAATTTTTTTAATCTGTTGAATGCATGTTCTCTCATGGCATTTTGTTTAACATCATTCATAATAACACCAGTCCAATCAGTGTATGTAGGATAATTATCAACACAATATAATTTCGTTAAGTTTTTTATTTCACTTAATAAATACTCACTTGTAACACCCAAACAAACGCCTATCTCACAACCAATAATATTTGTCGAAAAATGTTTTTTTAAAACATTGACTAAACCTTTTCCTGAAATATATTCACCCTGTGACAGTTGATAATCAATCCACTCATTACCATTCATATTATTTTTTACCTCTACATCATTATATTGTTGTGATGTAAAGGTTTCTTGTTCTGTATTAATAATAATTTTATCCATATTTCCTCTCAATTATTTCTTTCCATTCTGTTATTCTATCATATTGGTGGACAATTGCAAATGGTTTTTCAGTAGAAGTGCAGACAGTATCATTTATCATAACTGGACAATTTTCAACTAATTTATGTTTTACTGTATTTCTAACCTGAGGTCCTGTTGTTCCTAACTGCGCTGCATAACCACTCTCCGACATAGCAAAATTAGTAATATCTTTATATGGTTTCATATTCAAAAGAATATTCAATGCTGCTTGGTCAGGTCCACCACCACCTTCGATATAATGATTTGTTCCCTGACATAGCATATAGATGTTCAAAAAGAAATCAATCATTGTATCAAATTTACCAGAAATTGTTCCTGCGTTATAAATTAAATTGTTTTTATTGTGTTCATATAATACTGTTCCATATGCTTTTTGAAGATTATTTTTACCCCATTCTTCATTTTCATATGTAATAGATTCACAACCGACGTTGATTTGTTTATTACCAATATTATTTTCAAGCCAGTCAATTGGATTACTTTGGAACACAACATCTTTAACATCTGTTGTAACGATATATCGATATTCACCTTTAAGCTGTCGTAGAAAATACCATAGATGAAAAAATCTCTCAACGACGATTGAGAAATTTTCTTTATATTCAAATCTTTTTAGATTTTCGTTTTTGTTAAATGTGAGAACAGAATAGTCTCTTTTGACCAATTCTTCAACGGTGTCAAAAGAAACATTATAACACATCATCGCTTTGGTACCTTGGAAACCGGAACGGTCAAGCGAATTTACCCAAGGTTTTATTTTATCAAAATCATATCCTGTAATGCAACCAATCACTATATCCATAACAACTCCACAAAAAAATTATTTAGTATGTTCTTTAAACGACTTTATCTTTCTTACTTTTTGACCTGGTGTATCTCTGGTATATGAATGAACCAATTCATCTGAAGCATCATTACCTGCACCTGATGGTGGAAGAATATCGGGATGAGGAACTTTTTTTTCTTCACTTATATTTTTTATAATATGTTCTTTTAATTTTAACATTTTATGCTTTCGTAGTCGTTACTGTTACTTTACCTGTTTTTTCATCATGATGGACGTGATGTGCATGAAACTCCACGTTTGGATGTTTTTCTTTTAACTTTTTGAAATGTTCAAGATTTGCATGTGAATCGTCATACAGATGGACTTTTGTGTATCCATGTTTACGAATTAATCCATCAATAACTTTATGCTTTGCTTTTGCAGGTGTTTCTTCTCCAGTTTCTCCTGCACGACGAAAATGTATTTTATTGATATCAATTCCATGTCCACGCATCGCTTTTGTGAAATTCTTTTTGCTATCCATATTAGAACGTGCTGTCAAAATTTCAACGTTCTTATTATTGTGATGAATAGCTTTCATCTTGCGAACCATTTTGTGTATTGGTTGTGCAGATTTTTTAAATACTTTTGTTGACCTGAAATCACTAAAATCGTATTTGTGACCAGCAGGTAATTTGTGCGTATTATATTCGCGGTTTGTCAATGATTGCACTCTTTTACCAGACTTATTGACAACGTGAATTTTTGCTTCATTCTTCTTTTTGTAATGAAATAGAGTATCGTCCATATCGAAGGCATGGAGCGTTTTAGACTTTGGGTCTTTACGGTCCATATCTTCGATAAGAAAATCTAAAACATTTACTTTTTCCATGCTTTTACTTTCAGAAGATTAGCACGTGCAAATTCTTTACGATTTACAAGTTTAGTTGGTTTATCTTCATGACTTACGACAAAACCTTCGGGCTTTGATTTTGTATCATCAATATGGTGTTCATAACCACCTTCATGATGTTCAAGATGTTTTACAAGTGTATCTTTTGCTTGCTGAAGATGATGATGCATTGTTAGTAAATGGTCGTAATGTTCTTTATGTTTCTCAATATGATTGACATGTTCTTCTGATTCAGCTTCTTTTGCTTTTTTACCTTTTTCTGATTTTGCTTTATCAATCAATTTACCATATTTTTCTTTAACGTGTTTTTTTAGACCTTCAGATGTTGGTGCTTCACCTGTTCTGACAGTATGATTGATATATGTCGTTAGATGTCCACCATCACCTTGATGTTTTGCTGTAGCAGCATACATCTTATGCCCATATGTATCATGGATATGTTTTGCTGCTGCCATATGTTTTTGAAAATCTTGCTGTGCATGATGTGAATAATCTACTTTGCTTGTATCATGTTCAGCAGAATGATGATAAACATCTGGATGCTCTTTGAATGCAGTAGCATGGTCTGTATGTGGTGATGCTTTCATTGTTGATAAATCGTCACCATGATATTGTTGATGAACGACAACACCAACTTTTGATTTCTTTATTTTATCTGCTTGTTTGCCATGAGCAGTATAAGTGATTGTATTTGGAGTGAAAGATACTTTACTCATGTTTTAAATCCTCGTGGGTATACATCATATCTCCCTGATATACACCTTTCTTTGGTGTAACTTTAGGAAAATGTTTAAGCGCAGCTTTTAGTTTATGTGCTAGTCCCGGAGAATGACCATGATTAGCGTCAATATCTTTATCTGAATAATTTATCTTGGGATTCTTGTTGAAAGCAGATTTTGATGCGACAAAAAATTTACCAGTTTTTGGATGATGACCAAATACTACAGAAGGTGAACCATCATATTTCATCGTTAGATTACTGTTTTTCTTTTTTTCAACCATGTGCTGATGTGTTTTCATCAATGCACCATAAGCATGTTCAAATCCCTTATGACCATCAATTAAAGGATGGTCCTCAGCATGTGTGATATGCTTGAGTTTACCATCATCTTCTTCTGATTCTATTAGAAATGTTTTAAAGTTTATCATAGTTTTTTTCTTTTTTAAAGTTCATTTTTATATTTCTTTTGCTTTTCCGCCAATAACTTTTCTAGGCAGTATTAGTATTCTAGCTCCGCTATATGTTTTTCCATCCACTTGATAATTTCTACCCGCTGTATATCTAGCAGCAATTATTGCAGTATAATCTCTTTCCATAAATTCCGAAACATCTGGATTGTAACTAGCATGTGTAGTAAAATCCAGAATATGTTTATTTCCGTTTTTTGTGAGTTTAGCATCACCTTGTCCTATAACATGTATATTATCAATGTTATATTGAGATGTTCCAAATTCCGGACCATAAATAGCCTTACCAATAAGTTTTTTATCTTTTATGATTCTATAAAATCTTTCTTTCTTTTCAACAATAATTTTTTGTATTTTTGAAATTGCTCTAAGAAACTCTATTACAGTTTTATCTTTTGATATTGAACCTGGTTTTCTTCCATCCGCTTTGTCTGTTATACCACTATACTGTTGAAAAGCACCAGCATCTTTTCCCATCTTATGTGAAATAAAACATACATCTACAAATTTTTTTAACTTGCCATCATAAGTTACTAATGCAATATCTGCTTTTGGAGTACCTTCAACTTTGTTTGCACCATAAATTTCTTTGAATGTGTGTTTTCCTGTCACTATGGTTATAGGTGAACCAATCTTAGAAATGTATCCATTTATCTGCTGAAGAACAGCCAATTCACCGCGTTCTGTTGGAGTTGGTAAATTTAACACATATGAATTATCTAAACTTTTAAATTTATAAAGAAGACCATGCACTTTGGCTGAACCTGCCATTTAAATACTCCTGTTTTTAGAGTATTTATAATAATATTATACCTTTATTTTGTCAAATTTATTACCAATATCACGCCTCTCCCTCATTCCAAATGTGTTAATAGGCTTATCCTCATCTTGTCCAGAATCTATAATGTCTTTCTGTGCTGATTGTTCAACATCATACAGTCTCATCTTGGCTTTGTCAATACCCAAAACGAATCTTTTATAGTGATTTGGGTCAGAATACCGATTTTTCAACTGTTTTACAAGAATCTGATTTAGACCTTCTAACTGTTCATTTGTTACCAGAGCAAACATGAAGTCTGCTGTCGCTGGCAAACCAAACGATTCACTGGTATCTTCCAAACCGGGGTCACTGTTAGTAAAACCTGTCCTGTTCGTCTGTGTCGCAGTCACGATTGGCAAACAGAATTCAACAGCAAGACCACGAAGTTCTTCAGCAATAGATTTAATATACATGTAACTATTGACATTTGCACCTGGTTTTAATCTAGCCGAACAACAAATATTCAGATAATCAACAAAAATGATATCTGGTCGAAATGTCTTTTTTAATGCAAGGTCATTTAACAAAGCACGAAAATGCAATGTTGAAGCAGATGCCGTTGGATATTCTTTGATAATCAGTTTACCTTGTGTCTTATTTCGCAATGATGAAAACTTTCTCAAATAATCATCTTTTGAAAGTGTATGAAGTTCATTGATATTCATGTTCAAAAGATTTGCATCAATACGCTCGGCAATCTTTTCTTCTGCCATTTCCATGGTAATATAAAGAACATTCAAACCCTGCGATAAACAACCAGCAGCAACATGACACATGAACAAAGATTTACCAACACCAGTGCCAGCCAATGCAACATTCAACGTCTTGATTGGCAAACCGCCTTTAGTAATCTTGTTGAAAATGTCCAGGTCAAATTTGATGCGAGATTCTACACGATGATATGCTTCATATCGATTTTCAGTATCGTTCATATAATCATGACCGACATTATTATCAAATGATACCCCAAGCGCATCACTCAATAATTTAGGTATTTCACCTTTGGTCTTTGATTTACTCTGACCCTCAAGAATTGTTACTGATTCTGTTATGGCATTAAACAACGCCTTATCTTGACAGAATTTTTCAGTCTGGTCAATTAACCACGGTGTTTCAACAGGTTCATTCTTTTCAGTTTCAATATCATTCAGAATTTCAACAACATCTTTTACTACTTCTTCATTTAGATTTCTTTTTTCCGTGATATTGATAGTAAGTGCTTCGTGTGTCGGAAGATTTTTATATTCATCAATGAAACCGAAGATTTCTTTGAAAAGTGTCTTTTCGGAGTTGGTAGAAAAATAATCCGGTTTGATGAACGGAAGAACTTTTCGTGTATATTCGTCATTATGAATCAAGTTCCTCAGGATTATATTCTCTAGTCGCTTCATATTGTTGTTTCTCCATCAAGATTTTTGAAAGTATGTCACCCATTATTTTACTAAATTCCTCGTCTTTTGACAAGTCATCTATGTCATGTTTGCCGGGACTGACAATGTTATATGCAAATTGTAACTTTGCTATGCCGTTGTCCTCTACCACTCGCGCACCATAATAGTGATAGAGGACATCCACATAATTATCTAAAAGTAAATGTATTCCCGTAAATTTACCATCATCAGAATCAACGAAACGGAAATGTTTACCTTCGATATAATCTTCAGGATTCATCGGCTTCTTCTTCCAAAACTGGAGTTTTTTCCATAATGTTTCCATATGCAATTCCATATTTACTTTCAATATAGGTTTTAAATTCTGAATCATTTAGAATAGGATTCCAAAATTGAGCATTCATCGTTTCTGCCAATCTCATATTCTTACCAAATTCTCCAGTCTTACGGTCAACAGTTGCATACCAACCATTCTTTGGCTTAGATACGAAATTGCCTTCAAGAGCAACATCCATCAATCCAGAATACTTTTCAATACCACCTTCAAATGTCACAGAAATCGGTATCTTTGATTTTTCACGAACATAACGTGACTTCTCAACATTGATGATGAAGTTATAACCAGTGATTTCTGTTCCATCTTTTTCTTGTTGACGACCAATGATAAAAATGTTGTCAGAAGAATAGTAAGAACCAGTGCCACCACCGACGATATCTTTTGGAAACAGACCAATTTCTTTGTAAGTGTGATTAACAACAATCAAAGGAATATCTTTCATCGTCAAATGTGGGGTTACCATACGGAACAATGACTTTAATTGTTTTGCACGTGACATATCTGCAACAGATTTTTGGTCAAGCGCATCTTCAACTTCTTTCTTTGATGCCAGATTACCAATCGAATCAAGAATAATAATCAATTTATCACCACGCTGAATATCATTTAATTGTTTCATGATATCAAACTTTAATTGTTCTACATCAGTAATTGGTGTGTGTAAAACACGCTCTTTATCAATTTCAAGTGTCTCAAAATATTTGATAGGAGTTCCAAATTCTGAATCATAGAACAATAGAATAGCATCTTTATATTTGTCCATATAAGATTTTGCAAGAATCAAACTGAACAAAGTTTTAAAGTGCTTTGATGGACCTGCAAACATTGTAAGTCCAGGAATAAAACCGCCATCAAGTTTTGCTGATAGTGCCACGTTCAACATAGGAACAGAAGTTGGAATAACATCTTTTTCAGTGAAGAAAACTGATTTTTCCAATATTGCTGTATCTTTAATAGTGCTGTTCTTTTTCAATTTTTCAAGTAATGACATATATTCTCCAATTATCCAAAAAAACTATCTAATGTGCTTTTCTTTTCTGTTGACCAACCGATACTATCAAGAATGATACGAATCGGGTCCAAAAATGCTTTCTCAAACTGTGTTTCATAATCTATATAATCTTGAAGTCCAAATTCTTTAGGCAATCTATTAGGATACGATATAACAGTATCCATAAAAGGATTTGGCTTTTTCAAATAAGTAAACTTCAACTTTTCACCCTCTTGAATCATGGGATATTTCTTTTCCAATTTCAATTTCTTGAGATTGTGATTATACAGAATTGCACCCTTGACATGAATGGGTGTGCCTTTTTTATACAGTGTTGATGAATCAGAATATTCAGCAAGACCATTTACACCACGCGGAAATGAGATTTCTTCTGCTGGCAATTTGAAGAACTGTTCTTTAAAGTCATTGATAAATTTTTGAACTTCATCTTCATTACCACGCAAAATTAATTCAATAGACTGTTTCATTTTCTCACGAATTGCCGCAGGTGTTGAAGATTTTACCATTTCAAGACCCATAACTTTCATCTTTGGCGTCTTATATTGAACACCCTCATTGTTATAGACATTCATGATATATCTTTTCTTTGCAGTCCAGATGCCCTTATCAGCAAGGCTTTCACGCTTCATTTGCATTTTCTGTGCATAGGCATTGACATATGCAGCAAGTTTCTGATAACTTTCATCAATAAATGGTTGTATTTTCTGTTCACACACGCGGTCCATGAAGGCAATGACATGTTCAGTGCCTGTCTTTTCCGAATACACTTTATTAACAAGGTCACCAAGACGCAAATAAATCGAATCTGTATCCGATGCAATAACATAATCTTTTCCATTTGTTTTCAAAATATGATTCATATATTGATTTATATGATTTTCAATCCAACGAATGGAAAGTTTACCAGAAAGAGTTACAGCAAGTGCAATTCTTAAATCATAAAATCTGAAATATTTAGAACCTAATGCACCATATGCTGAATTCAACGACACTTTCTTTGCTAGTTGTAGATTATTATACCGAGAAATTTTCTTTTCAAGGTCATACTTTAATTGCTTATCTGTTTCAACTTCATATTTCTTTTTCGCATCAATCATCATTTTCTTGAATTTACTTCTATCTTCATACATTTCTTCCAACATCTTGGGAAGAAAACCCTGAATGTCTGTGCGAAAAAATTCACCATTCGGAGTTATCGTAAATCTCTTATCAAGTTTAGACAAATCAATTTTCTGCTCAAGTAACTTTTCAATCGTCACATTCTGATTTAAAATTTCACGCATTTCATCTGTATAATCTTTTGGGTCAACAAGTGTTTCAGGACTTAGATTATACTGCATCATCAAATGTGGATACATGCTATTCAAGTCAAAACTGGCTACGAATGCTTGAATACCCAATTGAGGTTCTTTGACATATGCACCTTCAAAAGCACCATCTTTGAATTTCATTTCTTTTGGTGGAACTATTATTTTTCTTTCCAAAAGATAATTATAGATTAGAGCATCCCACATTCTCGTTTGAGTAAACACATCACCGAAATTACATTTAGTATCATAGGCAAGTGTCAAACACAAATCAAAAAGTTTAAGTTTATCTTCTAACTTTAAAATTAGTTCAACGTCTTTGATATTATAATCAATAAATTTTTGAAAATCTAATTTATACAATTCATGAAGATTTTCATATTCATCATATGATAACTTACCCTCACCCAATTCAACTTGTGCAATATTATCAAGACGATAACTTTCTTGTGATTTACCCGAAGGAGCAAACCACTTATATGCTTCAAGATAATCTAGTGTTGTTATACCCAAAAAATCATAAACTATCAATTCTTTCATCATGACATTAGTTTTACGATTACCAATATAATTCCATGGTGAAAGTTTTTTAACTTCGCTTTCACCAAGAATTCTAGTAAATCTATTGACGATATATGGAATATCAAAAAACTTGACGTTCCAACCAGAAACTATATCAGGATGGTCATCACTCCAATCTTCAAGAAATCTTTTACATAAAGTATATTCGTCACGACATTTGATATATGTTACATCTTCACGATGATTATTGTAATCACCGCAAGCATATACAATAGTATTTTGACCAAGTCTTTTTATACCGATTGCCGTGATTGGTTCTGATGCAATATATGGGTCAGGAAAACCATTTTCAGAACCAACCTCAATATCAATAATAGCAATTGAAATTTCATCAATTGCCCAATCAATCATACCTTTGAAATGGTCAGCAATAAAAGAGTATTCAAACTTTTCATTACCGTAAATCTTGAAGTTTTCAACGTCACTGTATTTTTTAAGAAAGTCACGACCTTCACGAATATCACCCATTTCAATAGGTTCAAGATTTTCACCAAACAATGATTTATATTCCGATTTCTTTTTTGACGGAACAAACATTGTTGGTGAATAATCAATTTTATTCTTTACACGTTGACGATTATTTACACCTCGATAAAGAATTTTATTACCAAAGCAAACGACATTGGTATAATAACGCGACATTATACATTCACTTCAGTTTCGGGTGCAAGAACTTCTAGTGTTAGCCAGCGTTTAGGGAACAACATTTCTCGACCTCGGAATTCATTCATATCCAAAGTCGGGTCAGGAACAAGCCCAATAAGTTCTATCATATCATCATGCCTAAGTTCCATATCATACTTCTCAGCCTTAGGAAGTTTGTTTTCGATAGCGATTTTTTTAGCAAGTTCAGTAATGTTCATTTGTTTCCTTTTTGAGTTTAAAAATATATTATAACAGAAAAATCAACCAATTTCAATAGCAACAGCATTCTTTTCCAATTCTGATTGGTAAGTTCTCTTACGCAATTCGGTAGAACTGAAGCGGTGCTTACGCGAGTTATAAAAAATCTTTATACCGCGTTCTTCACATATTGTTTTACCTGTAAAATCTTTATCACGATATTCTTCACCGATAATTCTAATAGTAATTGGAAGAAACATTAACAAATCTTCCAAATCTTTTTCGGTATTATATACAATAATTTCATCGACAAATTTTACTGCCTCAAGCTGAACATGTCTTTCAACAATTGATTGAACGGGTCTATTCTTCGTTTTAGGTCTATCAATTGTCGGGTCGCTTTGAAGTGCAACAATAAGATAATCACAAATAGATTTTGCTTCAGCTAACATAAGAATATGTCCTGCATGAAGTAAATCAAATGTTGAACATGTAAATCCAATTGGCTTTCCAACCATTTCATCAGGTAATACTAGCATTATCTATCCTTCTCTTTTGTTAAATTATGAATAAAAACAGAGCCATCTTTTTCGGTAAATTCTAAAAGGTCACCTGTATACCAGCAAACTTCCTTCAATAAATCTTCTGGTAAACCTATGACAGCATCACCATTTTCAAGTATTTCCAAAACTTCTGATGTATATACTTTTTTCATAATAAAATTAACTTTACGTTAGATTCATTAAACAACTTAGTTGAAAGAGCAAAACTTTCTGCCCAACGAGGATTATGATTTTCTGGTGCAACGACAGTTTTGATTCCACTCTGAATTACAATGGAAGCACAACGACTACATGGCATAAATGGATATGTATAAAGTGTTGTGTTTGTCAAATCTTGTCTAGCAAAAACAATCGCATTGATTTCACCATGAACAATCATTTCATATTTTATATCACGATTAAATAATCTATCATCAGTATCTTCAACGCCAATAGAAAACCCATTATAGCCAGTGCTAATAATTCTGCGTTTTTCATCAACAATAACTGCACCGACTTTTGTGCTAGGGTCTTTACTCCATTCAGAAATATGTTTTGCTAAATCAACAAATCTTGAATGCCATTTATTCTGCTGCATCTGAGTCATTATTTTTCGCTTGTTTATCACGTGGTGCTGGACGTGCTGCAATTAATTGTGCTTCAATCATAATATTCTTATAGAATGTTCGTTCTTCACCTTCTAGATTAGTCAACATTCTTTTCACACTTTGTTTCAATCTAAAACTCTTGTCTCTTTTCATAATAACTCCATAATTTGCTAAAAAAGGAAGGGCATTGCGCCCTTCCTAAAAAGTATTAGGCTACTTTTTTGGTTTCATTGAGAAGTTGTGTTTCTGATTTAGGCAATGTCAATTCAGAACCAATCTCAATCTTACGAGGTTTTTTATGTTCTGGAATAACATTTTCCAAACCGATTTTCAAAATACCATCTTTAAATTCTGCTCCACGAACTTCAACAGTTTCAGCGATGTGAAGTGTTTTAGTAAAAGAACGGGTACCAATACCTTTGTGTAGATATGTACCAACTTCCTTTTCTTTCTTCTCACCCTGAATAATCAATTCACCATCTTCAACAGTGATTTGAATTTCATCTTTTGAAAATCCAGCAATAGCCATCTCAACAACATAGAGATTATCTGCTAGTTTAAGAATGTTATGTGGAGGAAAATTAGATATGGTTTTTGATGCATCCATTTCAAGTAGGCGTTCGACATCTTGAAAAAAACGGTCAAAACCTAGTGTTGAATGGGTAAGTGGTGCAAATGAAATACGACCTATCTGTGTCATATAGTTCTCCTATTAAGCGAGTTTATAAAATTGTGACCCCGAAGGCATCACATTCCTATTTAGCAAGGATTTCAAATGAGTCCTTGTTAACCAGAAATTCTCTATGAGGCATACCTTCACGATATACTTTTATGAAGGTAGTTTCCCCATTCACAACCGTTTCATTTATATTTTTAGTATAAACAACTTCGTTTGTGTATCTATTTTTCAGCTTTTTTACTTTCAAATTTTTCATAATATATTTGATGCTTACCTGTTAATTTTTTTACCGATATTATACTTTGCAACCAAATCCCAATCATCCTTTTCTTTAAATGAAATGATTTTAATTTGATGAAGTGGTGCAATGTTATCTTTCATTATAGCAGGATTTAAGACAGTAATCAAGCCCCATTCAGATAATAATTTGGCAATTGCATTCCTACGCTGAATATCATTATCGGAAATGTTTGAGGGTTTGCCATCCAGTGCAAATAATTCTTTAAAATGCACAAGATAATAATGCCCTTGTTTATGTAAAATGTGACAAGATTGATAAAGAATCTTGTCTTTACGTGATGAAACTCCGATGCGTGTAAGCGTTTCTCTAACTTTTAAAAAATCATCCTGCTCGTTTAATTTTATTTCAATAAATTTAGTCAAGTCTACCATTTTTTGGTCCTTTCAATCCACCGATATCGGTTTGTTCTTTTAATTGTTGGATTTGGTCTTTGCTCAGTAATCGGTAAACTTCTTCAGCTTTTGAGTTGGAATAGCCATAGACCTTTTTAATACATTCCAAATCTTCACTTTTTTCAGCTTTTACCCACTTTGCAAAAGGTCTTTTCTTAGACCGTATAGTATTTATTAAAAAATCAAATTGTAACTTTTTATCAAGATGATGCCTGATATTCATTTCATTAGCAAAATATACACAATCTTGCTGGTAAGAAAGACTACGATTTGTTATAAACGGCAGATATTCTTTCTCTGTCTGTTCATCAACAATAATATTCTTTTTACCCTGAAGAATCTCGTTTACATAATCAAATGGATTGCTCATAATAATCTAATCAATGCTATCAAATCAATACTACTCAGGAGAATGTAGTTAGCCATGAGACCAAAAGAACGCCTACTATATGCAGCACAGCCAAACAAGATACACCCGCTAATCCATAAAGGATATAATAATAGTAAGGGCGGTTGTGGCACAGTGAATGCCATAATAAGACTACACGATATACTAAGTAACCAAGCGATAAACTCACCAATGAAACGTATGCGATTAGTTCTATAGTCATCGACTATCCATTCAATCATTTAAATTCCAAATTTACCATCAATTCTGTCAGACAAGCAACAATATTAATTTCAGCATCAGCAACAAAAGCAGCTTTATACTGATAATCGGCAAGAATAATTACTGCTTGAGGGACGCTTTGCGGTACCAAAATATCATACAGACTATCATATAATTTTCTGAAAATAGTCTGCGAATCAATTTGATTACTTGCAACCCACTTCCTGATGTTTTTGAAATCTTTTTCTTTGAGAAATTTTGTAACATCAGAAAGAGAAACATCAGTAACTTGGGCAAGAACACCAATATCAATTTTACCGAATTGAGAGAATCGTTGTAGTTCATTAATCGTTCTACGAAAATCAGGAAAATGTTTCTTGACGATTTCTGCAACTACTTTTTGTTCATATTCAATCTTTTCTGTTTGAAGAATACCAATGATTCTCTTGAAGAACGATGCTGCCATTTCTTCTTTTTCTTCATTCTTCAAAGTAAAATCAATTACAGCACACCGAGAATGAAGCGCGTCCATAATCTTTGCTTTGAAATTACAAGTAAAAATAAATGAACAATTCGTTTCAAATTCTTCAATCGCATTTCGCAGAATTGCTTGTGCGTTTGGTGTCAGATAATCAGCTTCATCAAGAATGATTACTTTACGACCACCAGAAAAAGACATTGATGATGCATAGGACTTGATTTTAGTCCGAATCGTATCGACACCATTCTCATCAGAACCGTTGAGAACCATATAATCACAACCAATCTCTTTGCAAAGTGCTTTTGCTACTGTCGTTTTACCAACACCAGCAGAACCACTAAGCAAAAGATTGGGGATATGATTTTGATTGACATATTCTTGAAAAGGTGTTTTAAGCCTTTCAGGAAGAATACAATCAGCTACCTTTTGTGGCCGATACTTCTCTACCCACAATAAATGTTCCATTCACAAACTCCATAATAAAAAGAAAATAATTACTTGCTAACGTTCGAACCAGTTTCAGTGCTAATCCAATACTGAAGATTGATTGTCTTATGTTTGAAGTAAGCAATTCCTTTTGAAGAAATTTTTACATCATAAGAACCATTAAGCATCTTTGTAATATTTTCTGTCTTGAACAAAATACGATACTTCATACCTGTTCCATTACAAACTTGAAGTGATTCAGTGCTTGCGGAATCGTTTGTAACATCCAATGTTACAATATTCACTGTGTCACCATCAGATTCAATAGCGATATCTGGTGAACCAAGAACAGAAGCGAAACGAAGAATCCATTCAAAATCTTCTGATGTCAATTCAAAAGAAATTTCTGGGTCAGGCATCGTAATTGGTTTTTCAGGTGGTGTTACAATCATGTTTGATGCACAATAGCGATACTTCATTTTACTACGACCATTGTTACCAACGATTGTCATTTGAGTTTCACCAAATTCAAACGATGGGTCATCTTTGTGCAATGAAAGAATAGAAAGAAAATTATTCAAATCATATACACCAAACTCAGCAGGAATTTCTTCATTCAAATCAACTTCTGCAAGAATGTTTCTCTGCGAAGAAACAGTCCTGAGTTTCTTACCTTTTTTGAAAAGAATTCCTTGATTGATTGCACCAAAGTTTTTTAGAATCGAAAGTGTTTCACTAGAAAGTTTCATAAATTACCTCACAAATAATAATATAATTATACACTACTTTTGAATCTGTTGCAATACTTCTTCTACTTTATTACTCAAATCTTGAAGGCTACCGTTATTATCAATTTCATAATCAAAATTACAACCTACCCAATCCCATTCTGATTGATGTATATTCCAAAATGACATGGTCGTTTTTCTCAAACGAAAATCGGTAATGGTTTTCAACATTTCATACCATTCAGGTTCAGGACCACGTTTAACGCGAATAATAATACCGTTATTTTGTTGAATGTATTTAATTTCGTTTTGAAATCTTACATCAGTAACAACAACATTCTTACCATTTGCGCGATTCAATAAAGAAATAACCCAAATATCTTTATCAAACACATCACGACCAGCTTCTGTTCCCATTAATTGTAAAGCCATTCTAGGCGAAAATTCTTTTTGAAATTTCTCAGTCCAAAAAGAATCTACTTGTTCACGCCATTTTCTGGAAACTTCTGTATCACCTTCAAGTAATTCTCTGGGCCATCCAAAGATAATTGATACTGCATCTTTTAAGGGCTTGGCAAAAGAATCTTTGTTGAATCCTTTTTGTTCAAGGATATCACCAACAGTTCCTTTGCCGGAGCCGATAAAACCAACGAGACCAATAATCATAGCTTACCTGTATAGTTTGCAACTGCTGGCATATTACCAGTAAATGCATATGTTCCGATATGTTGTGTTTTCATCCATGGACACAAAAAGATTTTTCCACCAATCTTGCGCCACATCTGACAGAACATATAATCTTCAGACAAATAACGTTCTGAACCACCACCAGTCATTGAATCTTTGGTATCAATAACAGTATCAAAATATGCATGAATATAACGTGACCCATCAAAATGCTGTTGCCCAACATGGTCAGGTTTATATTTGATATTTGGATATGATTCTGCCATCTTTTCAAATACATGTCGTTTAATCAACATATATCCCGTACCAATTTCCATAACTTCAAGAGGTTCGGTAACTTGAAATGATTGTGTTCCCTTTACGATATTGAAAACATATTCACCAACCAATGTTTCCAATTCTTTTGGTTCAAGTTTGGGATGACTTCTCGCTGCCATCGCAACATTATTCCAATTAATAGATTTTTTTGGATAAGGTCCACCGATAACATCTTTATCCAAGGCAAGTAATGCAACAACATCTTGTGGATTATAATGAATATCAGAATCAATAAAAAGTAAGTGTGTGTAATCTGTGCGTAGGAACTCGTCAACAAGATAATTTCTTGCGCGAGTAATTAAAGATTCATTGAAAAGAAATGAGAACTTGGTATCAACACCATATTTGCTCATTGTTCCCTGAAGGTCAAGACATGATTTTACATAAAGACCATGGGCCATTCCACCATACATGGGTGTAGCAACGAAAACTTTATTCTTTCTCAATTCTTCAACTTTGACTTGTATTTCCATAATATTTCCATTCTATAAAAAAAGAGGAGTGATACTATTATATATCACTCCTCTATGCGTTTACCTAATGAATATTAGGCAAAAGCGCGAACACCCTGCTCACGGAGAGCAGCGATACCAGCAGCAATAACTTGCTTGGTAGGAGTGCCCAAACGATAAAATGTAATTTTACGACCATCGGTAAGAGTCTTACGATTGGTATAAATTGCATGACCTTCATCACGTAGTTCATTAACACGGGCGGTAACATTGCTGATTCCCCAACGTGCGCGAGCCTGTGCTACGGTAAAGGTATTGTATTTGCCATCTTTGCTAAGAAAATTTAACATCTTTTGTTTAGCTGACTTCATTATATAAAAACTCCATAAATTTGAATCACTCTTATTTCAGAGAGGTGATTCTTCTCTCAGACACACATACCATTATGACTTATTATGATATGCATGTCAATACTTTTATTGGTAAATGTGCATTAAAAAGGCACTTCATTAGAAACATTACTCATATTTGAATCAGTAGCGGTAGTCACTGTATTTAAATCTGAGTCCATTTTAGTTTTAACATCAATCTTGGTATACAAATCAAGAAACGACATTTTGGTATCAGCATCAAACCGATTCAAACATAGACCAATCGCTTTCATTCTATTATTAAAAATACCATGCGTTTCGACAATATGAACAAGACGGCGAGTAGAAATCAATTCATCGCATCCACCATCTGCAAACGTTTTACGAATAGCATCTGCCCAATTGACAAGATTTTCTGCAAATTCATCATCAGAACGACCAACAGATTCCAATTCTTTCTTGATGATTTTCTTTTCAACGGTATTAGACGGCCAATCTTGTTCATATGTATTCCGAAAACGTTCAAGGAACGCTTCATTCAAAACGTTGGTAAACATATAACGACCATCTTCACTACCTTTACCTTTAGTATTAGCAGTAGCGAAGATTGTAAAACCTTCAGCGGGAACAACCAATTCAGCTTTTTTCTTCAGCATGAACGGTTTACCTTCAAGGACACGTTGGAGACATGAAAGATTTTGTGCACCATAATCGATTTCGTCAATACACAAAACAGCACCCTGACGAGCAGCAATAGTAACAGGACCATCACGCCATTCCATATTACCATCAATTAGAACGTAATTACCAAGCAAATCAGATTCATCAGTTTCGGGTGTCATTGAAATACAGACAAACTTGCGCTTTGCTTTTGCACAAGCCTGTTCAATTGACATCGTTTTACCATTACCAGAATGACCCGTAATAAAAGTCGGAAAGAACCGATTTGATTTGATGATTGACAGAATATCATCAAAATTACCAAAAGGCACATAATTCTTATATGTTTTAGGAACAAGGTCTGCATCTTCCAAATCGGTCGATACATTTTTGATTTTTTTGTCTGTCAATTTTTTATTCTCAATAGGAATAACCTGTGCTTCCATGTTGATTGTTTCAGCGGATTTATTTGACGGCACCCAATAAATTCCATGTGATACGCGATTCGTTGGGTCATTTGTGAACCATGGCGCACAAGAAATGCCGACCTTTTTACAAATTTCATTAATTTCTTGTTTTGTAACGGTAGACTTACCAATTGATTCAAGATGTTTGAAAAAATCAGCACGTTTTTCAGAACGACTACTCATAATATAAAAACTCCTTATTCACAATATAATAATATTATACTACCAAATACACCAAATGTCAAGCGATAAAAACCCTTTATGCAGCAATACCTTGGATAAACTTGTTGACGAGAACACGATTTACTTGGCGTTTTTTATTAAATTTGATGAACGCTTTGATGATTGTTTTCTGTGATGCTGTTTCAGCAATTTCCAATTCTTCATCATCAATAATAATGTCATTCGACAACATATAGAAATCATCATAGCCGACGATATTCGATTGCAAATATTTTTCTGACCGAAGTTCTTTTATTTTGTCTTTAATAGCATCATAATCGACAGAATTACCATTTTTATCCAGATAACGTCTAAACAGACTATTTTTTATAGCATATGAACGATTTTCAAGAATAAAGAAACCAAAAATTTTAGATTTAGTTTCATGTCTGAAATAGCGCAAAGCAGCAGTCAACAATGATGGATTATTGTTTGTTTTTTCTGACCTCAAAAGATATTGGAATTTACTCTTTTTATTAGTAATAATTACATTATCTTTGATTTCATTAAAATATGTTTGTGAATTATGATAACGTCCATCATAATAGTTTGGATTTGCATCAGCATCACCATCATGCACAATAATCAAACTGGTAAAATCCAAATTATTTACTTTTTTAAATTGTTTCATAACTTCAGTCATTGCAAAAATACCTTGAATCAATGGGGTATTAGTCAATTCTTCACTATTAGGTTTTTCTAATTGATTAACACCATAGCTATTTCTATCAAAAGATTGTTTCAACAAAATCATATTACGAACACTTTTGGTAAATTCAGAGTTTGTCATTTCGTTGTTCAAATATTCACGCAATTGAACAGTTTTTAATGCCAATTCATCTGCATTTGTAGTGAAACAACTGCAATTAGGACGGGATGTTTTTGCTGCTAACGGATTATTAACAATATTTCTATCCAAAGAATATACTTTTACCGAATCACCAAAAGCATACACACGGAAAGGAATATTTACTTTACGACAAAACATCGCAAGAACAAGAATCTGTTCAATTGAGCCGTCCATTTTATCACTCATTGAACCAGAATAATCCAGAAGCAATATTAGACCATGTTTTTTACCTTTAGGAACAGTCATGATTTTCCGAAAGATATTATCATCAACCTTGTATTGTGCGAGTTTGTTGATGTTCAAATCACCCGTTGTTGAGATTTTATTTTTAGCATAAGATTTTGCAGCTTTTCGCATTTCAAATTCTTTAGCCAAAAGTGTGATATATTTCTCGTTCTTCAGTTTAAAACTGTTTACCAATTCAGTGGGATTAACTTTTGGATAATAATATCTTTTAGCTTGAGTATCATAATTTTTAATATCAAAAACTTTATTCCAATGTTCGGTCATCTGTTCTTGCACACGTTTCCACGGGGTCACAATATCTTCAAGAATAGGTTTTGGAATATTAATATAATGATAATCTTTTGATTTTACATCAAGCAAAAGATTTTCTTTTTGACGATATGTTTCATCAGTTTGACAATTCGGAACAAATTGGTCACGGTCTGATTCATTAGATTCTTTATCACGATTGATGCTATTCGATTTTTCATCATCATGTTCTTTCTTATCATCTGATTTATTATCATTTTCCTTATCATCCGATTTTTCTTCAGATTTGTCGGAATCAGATTCTTTGTCGGATTTACCAGATTGTGTTTCAGATTCTTCTGATTCATCACCATCATCCGATTTTTCTTGTGACTGTTTTGAAACTTTTTTAGATTTGCCACTTGAATTTTCAGTTTCATCTTCAATTTCATCAAAATCACATTCATCTGGGTCACCATCACCAGATTCATCATAAGTTTGATTATCCGAAAAAGAAAAATCGTTTTGATGTTCTAATTCATATTGTTCATTTTTAGAATACTGAAAAATTCTATCAGTAATATCAACAACGTTTTCCCATGATTCAGCATTTTTAACTTCACTGATAAAATCCAATTCAACATCATTGAACGTAATATTTTTGGTATATTGACTTTTTGTAAAAAGATTCAAACGGTCAATAAAAGGAAGATTGTTAATATTGCGACCAGCAACACCGAAAAAATCTTCATCAAAGAATTTTTCATATGCTTGTTTAAAACATGACCGAAGTCCAGGATAACGTCGTTGGATTTTCTTTTCAATCCGAGCATCCTCAACAACATTTAGAAAATGTTTATATGATTTAGGTTTAGATTTATCAACAACAGCATCATGCCAACCTTGTGGCGGAGTATAAAGTGCATGACCGACTTCATGACCACAAAGCAGGTCATAAACAAATCCAGTCATGTTTTGCCAAATGGGCAAATACAAAATACGATTAACTGGGTCAAATTTTGCTGTGCGAAGTTTTTGGTGCTGAATAATCAGATTTTCAGTAGCCATCAGCTTGGCTAGTTGCGATTTGGATTCAACGGTAAACATAATATAGATTATCTATGAAAGAAACTATATTATAGCAAACCGTTGAATAAATGTCAAGCGTCTATAAGTTGTTGATTTTATTAAAATATTCTATTGTTTTAAATAGACCTTCGTTTAATCCAATTTTTGGATTCCAGTTTAAAATTTTATTGGCTTTTTCTATATTAGGTTTTCGTTGTTGTGGGTCATCTTTAGGTAATTCTTTTTGTTGTATTTGACTTTTGGAATTAGTCATTTTGATGATTTTTTCAGCTAATTCTAAAATTGTAAATTCTTCTGGATTACCTAAATTAATAGGACCAACATATTGCATATTAGTATTCATAAGAGTTATAAGTGCTGTAATCATATCATCAACATAACAAAAAGACCTTGTTTGATTACCGTTTCCATATAATGTAATATTTTCATTATTTAATGCTTGTATAATAAAATTACTAATAACGCGACCATCATTTTTTGACATCTTTGGACCGTATGTATTAAAAATCCTCGCTATTCTTATATCAACTTTGTGCATACGATTATAATCCATAAATAATGTTTCGGCAGCACGTTTTCCCTCATCATAACAACTACGAATTCCTATAGGGTTAACATTACCCCAATATTCTTCTGATTGAGGATGTTCTATAGGATTGCCATAAATTTCTGAAGTGCTTGTTTGTAAAATTTTTGCTTTTGTGCGTTTAGCGAGTCCTAATAAATTATATGCACCTAAAATACTAGTTTTCATAGTTTGAATTGGATCCAACTGATAGTGGATTGGACTTGCGGGACATGCCAAATTATAAATTTCATCAACTTCGACATATAAAGGAAAACAAATGTCATGTCTCATAATTTCAAAATTTTTATAATTTAACAAATGACTTATATTTGTCCTTGAACCTGTAAAATAATTGTCCACACATAAAATATGATGTCCTTCTGTTAATAAACGTTCACACAAATGGCTGCCTAAAAATCCCGAACCACCAGTTACTAATATTTTTTTCATAATAAAATATTCCTCTATAAATTAAATAGTATTTTTAAAATTTGTTATTAATTTCATTCCATAATTATTAATAATATTTTTAGGTTTTATAAAATCATCTTTATATTTTAATTTATTTTTTTTAAACGGACGATAATCAACATAATGATGAACTCTATTGTATTTCCAAACGACTTTAGCGACATCAGGATGATAATCAACTAACATTTGTGATTTTTGTAGTGTTCCTTTAGGGTCTTTTACATTTCCTTTTTTACCATATAATTCTCCAGTATTTCCACCATCAACTGTCTGTGTCGCGCATTTACCAGCAAGAAACGCATTAAATTGAATTGTGCAATACCCAGCTTTTAAAACTTGTAAACACAAATCAACATCTTCATTATATTTTAATCTCCAACGATATGGACAATCATTCTGAATTAAAATGGTTGAGTAAACTTTCGTATTTAAATAATATGGGGGATATTTTGTATTTGGTGCAATAAAAAATCTATAGTTGAATCCAGATACAGGAACATTATCATATCTATCAACAAAATCTTCAGCTATTTTAAAAATAATACCAGATTCTACGCGAATTCTAAAATTTTTATTTAACCTATAAAAATCTGAAATGTTGTCATCTATGCACCAATGTTTTTTTGCACCTATTGATTTAGAATGGTCCCATGCCCAATTTCTGGCTGGATATGAACCTAAACCCAAATTACTAAAAGGTAATTCTAAAACTGTTGCATAATTTTCCAAATTAAAAATTTTGACGGCTTTTTTATAATCATCAAACTCTTGTGGTTCTACAACAATATTATGTGGAACTTTCATACGAGTCAACGATTTTGAAGTAATCATTGATTCATAACGACCTTTAGAAGGAATATAAATTGGATATATTGGATTTGTCATAATGCTTTTCTAAAAATTGAATTCATCATATTCTTAAAATTTTGTAAGCTATGATTTTCTTGCGTTATTTTAGCGATTTCCATTCTATCATCTAAACTTATAGTATTCATTTCTTTAATTATATCCAATAAATTTTCTGATTTTATTCCTTTTTTTATATGCCTAAAATGATTTTCATTTCCTGCTATATATTGACTAGCATGTTTATTCATTGATGATGTAATTAGTAATAGAGGTAAACCATAACTTAATGCTTCTAAAGCAGTAATCCCCCAACTTTCAGATGCCCATGTAGAAACAAATACGCCACCTTTGGACATTTCATATAATGTTTCTTCATGTGATAATCCTCTAAAAGTGTATCTCGGTTCTACCCATTTGTAATTAAAATTAAAATATTCATGTTCTTTATCATTTTTGAGTAAATTTATTTTTCCCGTAATTACTGCGGATTTCAAATTAGTATTTTCCAGTTTTCTATGCAACCAAAAAGGGTCTTTACTTCGTATTGTTCTTCCTATAGTTACAGCATCATATTCTCTGTTGCCTGTATATACCTGTTCAGTTCCTAAACAACATGATGGATTTACATATCCCATTATATTTTTAATTGGATATCCAAGTATTCTTTTACTCATATTGTCAAAAAATTCATGCTGAATTTGAGATACGAAATATAAATGTCCACCTCTATCAATAAATGGATTGAATCTTTTCATCATTTCAATATTTTGGATAGTTCTCTCTAAAGGTTCATGACAAACCCATACAACAGGAACATTATAATCAATCAATCCAGAACTAAAAACTTTTGACGCATCATTAACAAAAATAATATCAGGCTGATATTGCCAATATTCAAAATGAAATATGCTTTTACCAATTCTTTTCTTTCTTTGTTCTTTTGTTATTTCTACAGGTAAAACATTTGGAATATGTTCATAAACAAGTTTTTTAAATCGTTCAATACCCCCAAATATTTGATTACTGATTAATCCATAATTTTGATGGTGTGATAAGAAAGGCATTATTATTTTTGGTTCTATCATTCTTCAATCCAACGCAATAATGAATTAGCTTCGCGGTCTAAAACTGGATACCAAATAGATTTTGTTTTTTCAGATAAATTTTGTCCAATTAATTTAGCAAATTCATTATAATCACTCTCACTTCTAAAACTCACAAATATTTTTTTAAATGGTGGATTATCTTCCTGAACAAATTCAGGCATTGAAATCCAATGATTTTCCCAATCATTATCATCATTAATTAATAAATCACGTTCTTCATCGTTTAAATCCATAAAATCAAAAATCATATTTTTTTCTTTATTTTTTTCAGCCATAAATTGCTCCTAGATTTTTCTTACTATTTCTCGAAACTTTCTTGACTATTTTCTTTTGTTTCTTTCTTGCCATATGGAGTGCTACTGGTCCTGCATAATCAACAAACTTTTTACCATTCATATGGTCCAATTCGTGCTGATAACATCTTGCAGTAACACCATCAAATCGCATCTGTTTCGTTTCACCATTTTCATCTGTAAATTCTGCAACAATCCATTCAGGGCGTTCAATCTTTAAATACAAACCTGGATATGAAAGACAACCTTCTTCTGCTTTGATTTTGTTATCAGATGATTCAATAATCTTTGGATTAATACATGCAATCTGAAACTGGTCTGTCCCAATAACAAAAACACGTTCATATACACCACATTGATTTGCTGAAAGACCAATCCCACCAAATTGTTTCATCGTCATTTTCATTTCACTGACGAGTTTGGTCATCTGTGGATTTGGCAAACGAAGATTATACATTGGAATTTCAGATTCCAACATAGGTAATGTTTCATCATACAATGGCAATGGTTTATATTGTTCTTCTGTTTTAATACCCGCTTCTGTATTAATTGTTAAAATTTCACTCATTTTACTATCCTTGAAAAGTTTCTAATTTTTTCAAATTTAATTACATTCGCAAATTTATCTTGTAGAATATCACCGCGATGTGATATAACAAACAAATTTACACCCTCAAGCAATTGAAGAATCTTCATCAATTCTTCTGTTCCTGTTGCGTCTAATGATGCATCAAATATTTCATCCAATATCAACAAATTTGTATTGGCAGAATTCTTTAACTTTGCGACTGCTCTCCATGTCAACATCAGAGCCATGTCAATTCTCTGTTTTTCACCTTCAGAAAAATTGTTATAAGAGAATTCATCCCTGTGTCGTGATTTAATAGACTCTTTAAACGATTCATCTAAGTTTATATTAACAAAGAAATCGAGCGAAGTCAAGTATTTGTTGACAAGTTTATTGATAATTGGAAGATACTGTTTGATGATTTTGGTTTTAATGCCAGTATCTTTCAGTAAAGTTGTTGCTACTTCATAATATTGCTTTTCTTCTATCAATTTCTTGGATTCATTTTCAAGATTAGTCAAAATCTCTTTCATTTTTACTAATTCTTGTTTATCTTTTTCGGAAGCAATGTTGGTATTTTTTAATTCATCGATTTGCTTTTTAACTTTGGCAATATATTTTTCATTTTCTGAAATCAATGTTTGATTTGTAGCTAATTCTATCTGTAATTTTTGTATTTCTTTTTGAATTTCAGAAATATTATTCAGTTTATTCTGTTCATCTAAAACTTTTTCACCAAGTTCTTTTAATCCTTTTTCACACTCTCCCACCTTTTCTGATAAGGAATGCAATTCTTGTTCTTTAAACCCCAAGGCAATTTCTTGCTTACAGGTTGGACAATTGTCATTATGTTGAAAAAAACTGATATCTTTTCTATATTTGGATAAGTTGCTTTCAATTTGCGATTCAAGTTTTGTAATCTTCTTGAGTTTAGACGATATTGCATCCTTATCACTGATGGATTGTAATTTTTCGTTTGTTTTTTCAGTGATGTCGGAATTTTTGGCATGTGTTTCTTGTATAAGATTGAGGCTGATTGATATCTCACTATCATACTGTTTTATCCTTTCATCAACATTTTGCTGCTTTTCTTTTATATGATTTTCATGAATATCATATTTCTGTTGTGCAAGTTCTATTTCATATTTCTTTGAACTGATAGAATCTTTATTGTTTGAAAGTCTGTCTTTAACAAGATTATTCATTACTGAAAATATTTGTATATCCAACAAATCTTCAATAATTGCTCTCCTATCGGCAGCAGATAATTGCATAAAAGGAGTAAATGAAGCAGAACCAAGAATAACAATCTGTGTGAAAGATTTATAGTTTAGCTTTAGAATGAATCTTTCAAAATAATCTTGATAATCTCTTGATGATGCTTCCTGATTCAATAGTTTTTTATTACAGTAAATTTCAAACAGATTAGGTTTTATACCACGAACAACCTTATATGATTTACCTTCGCTGTCAAATTCAATTTCAACAAGGCAATCTTTATCGTTTATTGAATTCAGTAGATTTGGTTTATTCACATTTCTAAATGCTTTGCCAAATAATCCAAAACATAATGCATCAAGCATCGTGCTTTTACCTGAACCATTTTTACCAACAACAAGTGTATTTGCAGCAGAATCTAATTTAATCTCTGTAAATGTATTACCAGTGCTTAATAGATTTTTCCAGCGTATAGTCCTAAAAACAATCATTCAACTCTTTCCATATTTGACGCTTCAACATATAGTTCGCGCATTAATGATTTTAATTTTTCACCATTTACATCTAGGGGAAGATTATCGATATAGTTTGAAAGAACAGTTATAGTATCTTCAGCCTGATTTACCATATCATCATCAATATCAACATTAATATCAGAATAATCTTCAACAATAGAGATATCTGTTACACCGGCTTTATATAAATTATCCAGCATGTTATCAAACAAATAGGGATTTTGTTTTGATACTACAATAACTTTCAAATAAGTATCTTTGAATTGCCCATAATTAAACTTTTTCCAATATTCAAAATCTGTTTTTCCATCATCATAAAACAGTTTATGAAACATTCTATATGGATTTTCTATGAATTCTAATTCTCTTGTTGCAGTATCAAAGATATGAAATCCGCGAGGGTCATTATAATCAGCCCATGTCATTTCATTGGGTGTTCCAACATAATGAATATTATCATTCGTTGATTTATGATGAAAATGACCTGACAGAACTACATCATATCTTTTTAGAATATTTTTACTCATACCACCGACACAAATATTTCCACGGTCCATTTCAAATCCATCAAGTTCAAAATGACCAAAACAAATCTGTGCAGGTGAACTATATTGATTTATAGAAGCAAGAATTGATTCTTCGTTTTCAGAACAAATCCAAGGAATAATATCAATAGGAACATCATCAAATTCTAAAGTGCCAAATGAATTATGAATGATAATGTTCTTATAATCCTGCAACAATAAACTGGTTGAATTTACTTTCAACGTATTCTTAAAAGCAATATCATGATTGCCTAATAGCGTATGGAATTTAATATTGTTATCGCGCAACTTATCAAAAAAATATTCACGGCACAAATAAAGTGACTGGAAATTTATGAATTTTCTGCGGTCAAACAAATCTCCCAATTGAAAAACAGTATCAATATTGTTTTCCAATATATACGGAAAAAATACGTTCGTGTAAAATTTGGAACAATACTGGTGAAATTCAAGAGAATCACCACGCATTCCAAAGTGCGTGTCGCCTAATATACAAATTTTCATTAGATAATTATATACTACAAAATAAAGGGTGTCAACAAGTTATTCGATAAACTTGTCTAAGTTTTTTGATTTTTTCTTTTTCTCTTTTTTACTGTTTTCAAAATTCTGGATAAATTCCGATATGTTGTCATACAATTCAAATTGACGAACATTACCGTTTTCATCAACAAACATCTCAAATTCATCCAATAAACCAATTTGCTCGGTTGCTTTATATTTTACATATAACTGTTTTTTCTCACGGGTAATTCTTCTCAAAAATGCATAGTAGATTATTTGTGTGAAATATGCAAATGGATTTTTTGACTTTTTAGGGTCAAAATTTCGAAAATACATTAAACAGTTTTCTATTCCATCTGATATCATCTCATCACGAAATGAATATGACACGAAATTTGGTTTTCTTGATAAATGGTCAGCTATTTTCAGAAAACATTCGCCGATATAATTCGGTATCTTTGGTTCAGGAAGATTTTCTTTTTCTGCTTTTTTGCATTCTTTCTTATACTGAATTAATGCTTTTAGAAAATCCTCGTTGTTTACATAGTGCTTCTCTTTTTTTTCACTCATTTTCCGTTTCTCCATCATTATTTTCTTTACAAACCACTTGACAACTGCTACAATGACTGTGTCCAGAATGAAGATTACAATACTATTCTAATGAATTGTATTAACTTTCTTATCAACAATTTCTGGTTCTGTTTCATAATCATCATCTTCTTCTATTTCTTCAAACTGACTTAGAATATCTGGTTGATTGAGTAATGTTTCTTTTGCTTGTTCCAATAGTTTATGATAATAAGTAATCAAATCATCTTTAGGTTCAGCAATAGTCAATATATTTTTAGCTTCAATAAGGGCAACATTTTCTTTTAATAATTCAACAGGCAACCAAGGAAGAATCATCATAATACTTCCTGAAGGTGTTCTTTTGAAAATGATATGCATAGGATTGTTCAATAATACATTTTTACCTTTTTTATCAAGTGTATATTCAGCAATGATATCTTCACCGCTGTTTAACCGAACAATTTTTATATCATTCATCTTTAAGGTCGATGTTATAGAACTTGTAGTTGAATTTTTCTCCATCATAAATTTTTACTCTTTCAATAAAATGATTTAATGTAAAATTGACATGTTTACCTGTTCTGAAATCATCTGCTATATCAAATAATGTAGCATCTGATTTGGTTTCGCTCAATCGCAATCCACGACCAATTGATTGTAAATTTCTAACTTTGGATTTTGATGGCGATGCAAAAATTACATTATGTAGATTTCTAATATTAATTCCTGTTGAGAAAGTTCCATAACTGGCAACAATGACGGCATTTGATTCTTTTTCTGTAATTTCACGAACAGATTCACGAAATTCAGCATCAGTTCCACCATGCACGAAAAAAACTTTTCTATTAACAGCTTTTTCTTTTATGAATGAATATAAATCTTTTCCGTGTTTTTCCACTAATTGAAAAAGAACCAATGTATTACCTTCTAATGATAACGTAAGATTTCTCACAAATATGTTTCTTGCCCTGTTACTAACTATGTATTCTTTTTCTAAATCATATGTCCATTTTCTGGATAACTTGCAAACTTCTTCGGGATATTTTAATATCAAACATTTGATTTTCAAGTCTGCTAACTGTTTTTTGTCCATCAATTCTTTTGTTGTTGTTGCTTTATATTCTGGACCAAATAAACCTTCGAGGACTAGCTTATGTGTTAAAGTTCCATCAAGTGTTCCTGTTGTGCCAATACGATAAGATGCATTCGTGCAACCTGATAATATTGTTGTTAATGATTTTGCTTTGAATTGATGTGCTTCATCACCCATAACAAAATCAAATTGTTCAAAATAACTATTTGGATTCTTATAAATTGATTGCCATGTTGTGATAGTCAAAAGATTATTAGTATGTTTTTCTTTTCCTGAATACTGCCGATGGCAATACTTGTCCGAATCATAACCATAAGATTTGAAATCAGTGAACATTTGCTCAACAAGAGAAGTTGTTGGAACAATCAAAAGACCTCTTTTGAAATCTAAACTTTGTAAATATCTCAGTATAAGATATATGATTAATGATTTACCCGATGCTGTCGGCGATAGAATAAGAATTCTTTTATCACGAATAGCACGAACAAAAGAATTTATTTGGTAATCACGAGGTTCAAATGGCAAACTAAGAGTAGAAATGAAATCTTTTGCTTCTATTACCGAGAAATTTCGTGTAGAATTGATTGCTGGTGATACAATAATAGTATAGTTTCTATCGATACAGAATTTTTGAATATGAGGTAATAATCCGTGATATATGGTATTATTTTTTAAATTGAGTAATCGAATTTTGCCATCCCATAATCTATTTTTATAGGCTGGCATGAATCTATAACCGGGGACAAAAAAAGTGAAAAAATCTGATAACTCGCGGGCTATCGATTCTTCACATTCAATTGAAATAAATGCTTCGTTTTTTTTATGTAGAACTAAATCAGGCACCCTGTATAAACCTTTCCCATGCTATAAAGTCTCTCAACTGAAAAGTTCTGGAATTTAGTTCTTTGAGAATTGAAGTGCAAACATCAACAATTTCATCATGCATTATTTTTCTTGCCAATAATTTGTTTAAATCTTCATCACTTTCAATATACGAATTAACTTCCGATTTTAAAACATAAGGAAATGGTTCCCATCCTCTTTGTTTTAGAGTTGTCTCATCCAATTTTCCAGTATAATATTCCCATTTAACTCTGCGTAATTGATTATACTTGAACTCAGCTTCTTTAGAAAACAGTCTATGTTTTGATAGAATGTTTAAATATTTACTGTGCAGTTTTGGTATATCAATTAATGCATTGCCAGGTTCAGTTCTATCAATTACCGAATCTTTATTCCACATTTCTAATAGTTCATCTAAAACTAACATATTAATCTCCATAATATATTATTATATCACAAAAAAAACATCAAAACAACTTTTCTACATCGAAATAAGAATATCTAAAAGAAGCATCGGCGGTTATAATATTTTCGGGGCTATCAGAAGAATTCATTATAAAAGAAGAAATACTTGTGGGAAACATATCATAAAATTTAAATTTATAATATGGTTTATTTGATGATGATAATAGTAATAAAGAGCCATCAGTATATTGAGGTCCCATTGATGATAAAGCACCCGTGAATTTTGTTAATTTTGACAAATCACGATATTCTTGAAAATTTTCTGGGAATGTCATTGCGCGAATCCAATCGTGAATTTCTAACCAAGCAGTCAATTCTTCATCTACCATAAATGTTACGTTTAGTAAATCATAAATCGCTTTTTCACCTGGAACATATCTATCAACAAATGGTGTTGTTTGTTGTATTTCTACTTTAGATACACCAGGAACATTTACCGATTGACAAAAATATTGCATATTCGGACATCTGGCAAATGTCAACACATACTTATTAACTTGTAATAGATTTGGATTTGAAGGATTTCTTGAGATAGCTGTCATAGATTTACAATCTGTTGTTTATCTACTATTTATAAGCATAAAAAAAGGGGAGTATTTCTACTCCCCTTTCTAAGACCACTCTTGATGGTGGTTTTATATTACATAATATTCGCAATTTTGAATGCGCGATAGTAGTAATTGCTCAATACGTTCAATGCACCAAGACCTGCTGTGGTACCTTGAGCGAATGGATTTGCAACTAGACCGTAACGAGTCTTGAAGCCAATCTTTGGTTGGAAGTTGGTTGTATCAACTGCACGAACCATTTGTAGAGGAACGTATGGGCAGTAGAAAAGACCTGCGTCATAAGCGTTTGTTCCTTTGTAACCAACAACTGCAAATTCTTGCGATGCATTTGTGGTTGAAAATGGGTCGATATAAACTTTGATACGACCGAACATGGTACCAGCAAAAGTGTTACCAGTATCGTCAACGGTTAGGTTAACTTGGTCTTTCAATGCTGAATTATAGTCAAGCAATCCAGCCATTGCAAATGCAGAAGCAACATCGCTTGAGCAAATTACAATGTTACCTTTACCACGACGAGTGGTTTTTGCAATTGCATTAGCTTCACGTTCTAGTTGGAATGCAAGACCTTTGATTTTCTCAACCATCCAACGACCGTTTGAATCGGTATCCAAGTCAAACTTACCAGCAGTTGTTGTACCAGTTTGGCAACCAGTTACTGCGGTACCGTAAATTGTGCGAACAACTTCACGGTTAATTTCAGAAAGAATTTCTGCTGAAAGAATGTTTGCCAATTCGGTTTCTGCGTCAAGACCATGAACTGCTTTCAAGTCTTGTGCAAGTTCGATTGAGTATTCAGCTTTCAATGCACGTGTACCAGCAGTTACAGTAACTTTCTCAATGCTGAATGCCATTTCGTTGAAAGTCAAGTTTTCTGCTGTTGCAGTTGTCATTGCTGTGCAAGCTGCTGCGTTAGCAACGAAAGTGTTAGCTGCGGCAGAACCAACAGTCAATGCTTGTTGTGCACCAGCAATACCACCAAAGCCAGTATTAACTTCGTTGTAGAATGTTTCTGCTGCGCCAGCAGTTACGTTTGCTGTGCCATAGGTTGAACGCATTGCAAAAATCAAACCGGTAGGACCAGTCATTGGCTGAACGCCGCAGATGTCATAAGCGATAAGATTTGGCAATGAACGACGAACCAAGCTGATTAGAATTGGGTCAAAACCAGCAACTGGACCGCCTGCTGCTGCACCACCACCAAAACCACCTGTGCCGGCAGCGTTTGCTGGAGTAGCTTCTTGCAACATCTGACCTGATTTAATCATTTCAGCAGCTTGGTTTTCCAATACAACTGCTGTAACTGCTTTACGATATGGGTCAGAAATTTTTGGGAGTTCTGGATGGTCTAGAACTGATTCCCATTTTTTTTGTAGTGATTCGGACAAATACATGTTTATTTTCTCCTAAATTATTATTTTACTGTTGTTCTTGTTATTGCTTTTGAAACAGCGGCAACGAAAGCGTCGGTTGCAACTACTTTCTCGTCGGTTTCAATTTCCTCATGAAGTTGTTGTTCATCAGCTTTTTTAACACCTGATGGGAAATAGTTTTCACGGATAGTTTCAAGTTTTGTTCTGTATTCGTCCTCTGTGGAGAATTCAACACTTTCTGCAAGTGATTTGATTTTTTCAACTTGAGTATCGGTTAAACCATCGCAAACTTCATAAGTAATTTCTGTTTTGACTGATTCAATTAGTTGTTTTCTAATTTCGATACCACGTTCAATTTCTTCATTCAACTTGGTTTCTAGTTCTTCAACTTGACCAGCCAATTCGTCAACCAAATCAACTTTATCTTCTGGAACATCGATATAATGTTCAACAAATAAGTCACGTAATCCACCAATAAATTCTTCGGTCAATTCTGAGCGTAGTGATGATTCGATTGCAATTTGATTTTCTTCCATCCATTGTTCAACAACGTAGTTAAGATAATCGTCAACTTTTTCAGTTAAATCTGCTTGAATTGCACCAACAGCTTCTTCTAACATTTCAGCATATTTGGCATCAATTTCTTCTTCGATTTGTTGAACACGGTCTGTAACACGTGCTTCAAAAATTGTTGCTGCTTTGGATTTGAAATCTTCAGAAATTGTTGAATCATCTGAGAACAATGCATCAACATCTTCTTTCATTTTCTTTTTCCATGCTTCAACAATATTTTCTTGTTCTTCTGAAACTTCTTCTTCTGCAATTACTTCATCATCAATTTCTTCTTCTTCTGATACTTTTTTCAAAGTATCTTGTTTATCAGGTGAAGCATTTGATGGTTTGGTTGTTGGTGCAGTAGCACTTTTAGCTGCTTTTGCTGCATCCATCTTATAATGATTGTAGATATCATCAATCGATGTTGCAACTTTATTTGAACCTACATCTTGTTTTGGACCACCCAAATCTACTGAAGTAGAATCTTCGGGTTTTTGCATGGGCATAGCAGGAGCAGCTTTCTTGCTTTGAGAAAGAATATCTGCCGCAGCTTCCATAAGTTTATTTGTTGCCATTAGATTTCTCCTTATGATTTCTTATTTATAAATTTCAAAGTTTTCGTAAATAGTTTTCAAAGAGTTTTAATGCTGTTTGTTCGATTTGTGATTTAGGCGCACTCTTAATAATTCTTTTATAATTATCAAAATCTTCTTCGACAAATTTACCATCAATCATCATCCACTCTTTGTTTTCCATTATTCCGTTTACAAATGCGCCTGGTGCAGACGGGTCAGCAACAACATCAGCGGCAGTTGCAAGTCTTAGGTCATCTTGTACCAAATTATATCCTTCTTTGGTCATAGAAACAGAACCTAATGCTCTTGATGAAACACCCAAATTAACACCGCCATCAAGTAAATTTTTAACAATATTACCGTTTGGAGTATCAAGAATCAGTGCTTTACCTGTAAAAGTATTGTCATTTTCTTTGAGAGAAACAATTCTAATACATGCGCGGTCCAAATTAATACTAGGTGTGTCTGGATGACCCAATTCACCTAAAGCACGATTTGTTTCAATCAATTCTTTTGTATACCGAGTGACTTCATTACGCAAAGTATCCATACGATACATGCGATTATTCTTGTTTACTCTATCTCCAACAAGAAAAGTTCCTTCAATATACATGTGTTTTTTACCGTTTTCTGTCGCTTCGGTAATATGTTTTACTGATTCAATATGTTCTCGTATTAATTTCATGGAATTATCCTATAAGAGCAGTTGCATAGTTACAATCTTTTGTTACTTCCATGACCAAAGAACCACCTGTATTGATTGTTACGACAATACTTTGAGTATTATTATTTGCAAAACTAAATCCAAAATCATCACAACGCAATTCACCAGCATTGTGAAGCGTAATGATTGGAACTGAATTTCTTGTAATAGTAATATTACCGTTTGTTGACCAATTTAATTTTCTGATATTGGCATAATTAACGGTTTCATTAGCATTAGCTGAAAGATTAGCCAAGAAAATCGTTGTTGTTCCAGGATTAACGATATTAATAATCGAAGGTGTTCTAACTGAGTTTATAATTTCGAATGACATTTTATCTTATTCCCATTGATTGACGCCTACGCATTGACATGGTTCTTCTCATCAATGAACGGCGAAGTTTACCTTTTCTAGTTGTTCTCCAAGAACGTTTGAGCAATCTTGCTTTATGCAATCTATCAACTGCTGATATTCGTCTTATCGAAGAACCTTGTATTCTATATCCTTTTATATTACTTCTTTTTCTGTTTCTTTGAATAACAATTTGACCCTTAGCATTTCTTCTAATTCTTCTTCTAATTCTTGTGATTCTTCCCATCTTCACTATATTTGGATTTCGTTTAACTGCTTCGTCCAAATTATATGTCATGTCAACAATATCTTTTTTTAATTCAATCAACTTCTCAACAATTTTAAGTTCCAACTTTTCAAATAATTTTTGCTTTGCTTCATCAAGTTTATTTTCTGTTATTAATTTTAAAAAGTTCATTTGACATGTTTAAAAGCAAAATCGGCAGCTTTCATTAAATGTTGTGGAGATTTGTGCACCATATCTGAAAATTTCTTTTTATTTTCATCATTCAGTGCTTTGTGAACTTGAGTAATAGCCGAAGCCGTAAAATGGTCAACTTTTCTCGTTTCTCCTGATGCAAATTTAACTCTTTGTGCTGACTTGTTATCGACAATTTTATGTAATTGGTCCATCACAGATTCTTCAATCGGCTCAATTTCTTCTGCTTGTATAACACCCGCTGAACCTTTTAAACCATAAGGAACAGAAAAATGTTTATCTAATTGTTTATTGTAATATAAAGCAACTCTCATCTCATTTGGATAAAGTCTAATTGCTGTTCTTTTCAACAATAAAACATAAGGCGGGTCAGGTTCAGCATTAGCCAAAACTTCAGTGATAGGATAACTTTGATTGAAATTTGACATATTAGGAGAAGTAGCCGTTGTTGCCATAGTATTTGCTACATTAGCATTAATAGATGGCTTTTCACCAACTTTAAATCTATGGGCTCTAGCTTTTCTTCCCGATGGTTCAATTTTAAAATCAGATGTTGTTATATCAACAACTTTTTCTTCTAATTTATTTGAATTTTTAAATTCTTTTAATAGTTTCATTATTGTTCTGTATCTGATTCCGTTTCAACTTCGTTAGTATTTTCCAATTCTTGTTCATTATGATTGAACATTGTTTTTGCTAATTCTTCTTTCTGTGCATCTAATGCTTCAAATGCTTTTGCAGAAAGAATATCATTTATATTTTCTTTAGCATCGTTTGCATTTCCTGCTGCAACATTATTTAAAAATTGACCAATATCCATATTATCTCCAATTATTTTCTATTTAGTCTGTTAGAGTAGTTAATTACTTGTGCATCTAACTGTGGCGTTTTTGTTTCTTGTGAATCACTATCATCTTGAGTATTATCTTCTGGTGGATATTGTTGTTGCATTTGTTGATTTTCTTGTTGCTGTTGAAGCATCATTTGAGTTGGTCCACCAATACCTTGTTTTTCTTCTTCTTCGTTTTCTTTTTGCATCTGTTCTATTTCTTCTGTTGAGAATCTTAGAACATTTCTTTTAACCCAATTTGCAGAATAGAATCTTCCAATATATGGGTCAACTACATTTAGTGTTGAGATTCTTTCGCGTAATAATTCAGTATCTCTTAATTCTGTAAAGTGATTATCACGAATATAATCATAGTAAATACTTTCTTTAAATTCATCCCATTCTTCTGAGGTGCAAATACCTTTCAATACGAGTTGTATTCGTAATGCATTGTCGAAAATTTGTGAGAATTTATTACGCAATCTCATAATGAATTTGGTAAATTTAACTTCATCACGGGTAACTTCGGCAGTTCTACCAACACCAATCATACCACCTTGTTGTTGTTCCAAACGTGAAATTGGAACGTTCAATGAATTTAAAAGTTTTTGACGGAAATATTTGACATCTTCCATTTCACCAAGATTTTGACCTGCGGGTAAAGTAGTAATTTCAGTTCCTTTACCACCTTCACGACGAGGCAACCAAAAATCCTCAAGCATTGACATATGTTTACGGTCATCGCGTAATTCACCAGTATTTGCATCATAAACCATTTTATTTTTATACTTAATCATGATATCACGCAAGTATTGTTCAGCTTTACCTTTTGGTAAATTACCTACGTCAATATAAAATATACGACGTTCTGGTGCGCGTGATAAACGGTAAATAACAACAGCATCTTCAATCATACGAAGTTGATTGAGTGGCTTAATTGCTTTATGAAGATATGAAATTACAAAAGTGTTTTTAGCGTCCATCAATCCTGAATTGACATTGATGATGGATTCTGGTGCAATTCTTAAACCAGCATTGATATTACTGGTATATGTTTGTGTTGGTTGACCCTTATCATTGTAAACATAGTATTCTGCCATCGATTCAATAATATTAGCGCCAGTTTTAGGGTCGCGCATTTTCTTTATTTCACGAACTTTACGAATCTTTCTTGGGTCAATAAAACGAAGTTCTTGAATTCCTAATTTTGGATTTGATTCATCAACAAGAACATGATAATAAATTCGTCCATCAATATACCAACGTTTGAAAAGGTCATCTGCCAAATTACTGAAATTCAGCATTTTTAGAATGTTTTCAAATTCTTCTAATATTTTCTTTTTAATTGATTCTGGTTGTTTTAGTTTGTCAAGAACTAGATTTACTGTTCGACCAGTATCATCGTGAGAAATAGCTTCATTAACGATATCATCAATAGCCATTTCCAATTCTGGGTGATTAGCCATTTCACGATATCGTGTAATGAGTTCTATTTCATTTCTAACTGCACCTTCAAGGTCAACATATGTTCCATAATACGCATTTTGAGTAATGGTAACAGCACCATCATCAATCGTGCTTGTTGGAGGAACAAAAGACCTTTGGTCAGGGTTTTGAACCTGAGTTACGTCTGGTTTTCCGAGCGTGAAGCCGAAAAGTTTAATTGCCATTAATAAATCATCCTATAAAAAATTTTGAAAGAGGACCGAAGTCCCCTTTCTTAGACCACACCATCTGCTACCGATTCCCACCATTGGTAAGATAGGCTAACAGAAAATTCTTCAATTGTATCATTTGAACCCCAATCAACATCAATTGGAGTAATGTCTGTTGGGAATAAACCAACAAATTTATATTTTTTCAAAGTGTTACCATTTTTACCAAATTGAGTAACATCACCGTCAACTGTGTAACCCAAAGGTGCTAATGCTGCTGGATTACGAACATTAAGATTATGACTATTGATACCGTTCATCCAACGCTCAAAAGCATTGCGGATAACGAAATCTTCATCGTTGATTATTGTTACTGTCCAATCGGCAAAAGTTCTATTGCCAACAAACTTTAGTTCACGACCAAAATACTGCACAGGAACTACTCCAAGAGTAGAACCTGGCAATTGTGCTGTCTTACACATGAATGTAAATTTAGTTTGAGCATTTCCTGGTGCTGAGAACGCAGGGAAAGGCAGAGAAACTTCAAATAAATTGGGACGTGCACCGTCTCCAGTTAATTGACTTCTAAACTCGTTTACTGAAAATGCCATTGAATATTCTCCTGTTTTCTCTATTTATTAAAATTTCCCAACAACTTCATCGAAACTTACACCTGTGCGAACTGCAACGAAGTTAAGTTGGATAAAGTTAATTGAACGAGCAGGTTTAATGTAAATATCGCCAACAAATTCATTGCGGTCAATTACTTCACCAGTATTGTTTGTCTCATCACAAACAACACGATAATCAGTAATTCCACGACGACCTTGAACATCGCGCAAGAATGGTTCAACTAATGATACAAACTGCGCTCTTGTAAATTGGTCATTGAATTCAAACAATGAGTAACGTGCAGCACGTGCAATTGCTTTTTCAAGAACAATAAACAAACGACGAACATTGATACGGTCAAATGCACTAGGTTTAGATTGCATTGTTTTATCACCGAACAATATAGTTCCTTCGCCTGGGAAAGCAACAACAGGATTAATACCTTTTACATACAAATCATCACGATTTGTTTTTGTTGGATTATATGCCAATTTAATTACATTTTTGATAATACCGCGATTTAATCCACCTGGTGAATACCATGGGTCACGTTCCAAATCTGTTCTTGCACATAGACCTGCTATATCACCATTTAGTGGAACCCAACGATAAACATCGTTATATTTGTCATATTGATATTTCCAATTACTATCCAATACTGCGTATGATGAACTTGTTAGTGTATCACGATATGCTCTTGTATCGGTAACTTCTGAGCCACCATTATCAACAACGTCAGCTTTTTCTGGAGATAAGAACACAACGCAATCTTTACGTGTTTCACACATTGAAATCAAACTATCTGCAACTGTTTGATTTGCTGGTCCAGAAACAACTAATGAAATGTCAACTGATTCTGCGGGGTCAAACGAATCATAAGAAGTTACTACGTTTGCTGTGGATACTGTTCCATCTGCACCAGCACTTAAAGATACAGTAACATTTGCAGTCAATAGCTTAAATGTATTTGCTGTAGCTGCTGAACCCCATGCGATATTTCCTGAAACTGTTTCCGGATGTGACATCCAATTTATGTATTTTGATTTAGATGCAATAACGTTTTTGTAATAATTACTGTTTCCAGAATCATCTTTTGCATCAGATGCTTTTGAAACAAACCCAAATTTTTCAAGGACAGTATTTCTGGTACCAGTAAATAAACCATCTTCATCAATAACAACGATGTGAATTTCATCATTTGCACCACCTTTATTTGATACATAGGTTGATGTTCCTGGTGCTGAAGTGAAAGATGTTGAAAAAGACCAATTACCGTAAGTATTTGCATCTGCTACTGAAACTTTTAATGAGTTACCAATAGCACCAGGATAACGAGCAGCAAATGTTCCATATGTATTTGCACCACCACTAAAATTTTCTGCCCAATCATTATCATTTTTTATTAAGACATTTGGTGCACCGTTTGCTGTTGCAGTAAAAGTTGAAGCTATATTAACTGAACGAACTACTTTAAGATTATTTGTATATGATAGGAAGTTTGCTGCTGAAAACCAATATTCATAATTTGTTGAATCTGGTTTTCCAAACGTAGAAGCTAACAAAACTTCGTCTGAAATGGTAGTAATTTGTTCCGCTGGTCCCCAAACAAATGGACCAGCAAATGCGCCAATAGATGTGGCAACTGAAGGGACTACTGTAGTCAGGTCAATTTCTGATACATTTACCCCAGGTGATAACTGAAATGCCATGGATTTCTCCTTATTATTATAGGATTCATTTGAATTATTATCTATTTAGTTTTTTAGAAAGTTGAAGAATTTGTATAGCCACGCTCAGTCCAAATATCATTATTCTGTGAATCAACAGTTACTTCTTCTTTAAGACCATCATCAACAATACCCACGGGCATCAAATTTTCTTCATTCCATGTTTCTTGCTCTTGCACAAGCAATTTTCGTATGTCCATATTTGTAGAATCACGGAAATATGTCTGTGCTGATAACCACGAAAATAGAACTAACCCCATCACTAAATCATCATTATTACCTTCTTCGGCTGCATATGAATCACGAACCCTTGCAAAAGTGTTCATTTCAGCAATAGTATCAAAATCATTAATAATCAATTTATCATTTTCAACTAATGTTTTTAAGTTAGCACAACCAATTTTTTTAACTGACTTAGTTGTTCTGACACCAAATTTTGCTGCTTTTTTGAAACCACCAGAAATTGTTTGCCCTTTGACACGATTCATCTCAATCTTAAATACGTTTTCATACTCCAAATCAAAATGGAGAATATCTACAACTTGTTGACCGACATTATTGATTTCGACCAGCGCGAATGCATGATTGTATTTTACGCATATTGAGTAAATAATCGTTGGAAAAATCATCAATGCGACTTTATTGCTGCGATATTTTGCAACCTGTCGATACGGTAATTGTGTAACATCAATAACATTAACAGTTGAATAATCGTGTCCAACACCCTCTGAACAATCAACAGATGCAACATAACTATGCCCTTTGATTGGTTCTTCATAGACATCAAAACCTTCAACAGAAGATATTGGATTATGGAATGCTAATGCACGAAGTTTTGCACCCGAGATAAGTGTTGCAGATGAACCAATAAATTCTGTTTCAAACTCGACACGGAACTGTTCTTCACTTGTGTTACGAATCGTTTCTTCTTTCCATTTCTCATCACGACCAGGAACCATTGACCAATGAACTTCAATAGGTACATATGTTGAGCGTTTTTCGATAGCGTCAGTCCACATTTTATAAAACTGATTCAATCCATTTGGTGTTGAAACAATGATAACCTTTGATGTTTTACCAGATGATATAACTGGATATGTTGATTGAAAAAAGTCAGCAGCAATATTTTGTGGAACGAATGCAAACTCATCCATAAATATCAGATTATAAGTTCCTCCACGAACACCTGCTGCTGATGTTGAATAAGCAAATACTTTTGAACCATTTTCAAGTTCAATATTACCTTTGTTCCATGTTATGATACCTTGTTGCAGCCATAATGGTAAATATTCATATGCTTTTTGAAGTCTGCTCAATATCTCACGTGCAAGTGAACCTTTATTGGCAAGAATGGCTATTGAGTATTCTTCAATGAATAATGCACACCATAACATATAGCCAACTGTTGTAGTTGTTTTACCAACTTGGCGTGGCATTTTTGATATACAGAAACGATTTGCATGGAAATCTTGAACCATTTTTTCTTGAAATGGCCACATATCAAAAGGCACAAGACCCAAGTCAACATTGACAATCTTTACATATGTCTTAATAAAATAAACTGGGTCTAAAGAACATTTGATGAATTCTTTGGTCTGTTCTTCGGTAAATGATAACTCAACACCTGCGCGTTTTAACCGCGCATTCCCCATGTAACCATCAATTTCCATTATTACTCTTTTATAATACTACGAAGCATCCATGCTTGTTTTTGATGAGCACCTAAAAGGTCTTGAAGAAAATTTGAAACTGCTGGTTCATCAGCATTTTCAGCAGCAACAATACCAGCACGAAGATGAATAATAAATGTATCATTATCTTGTTTTAAATTTCTCATCATTGTCAATGCATTTGGAACATTCAATTCTTCTTGAACGTCTGAAAGTTCTGAAAATCTTGTAAATGAACCCGGTGCATATGAATCTAACATTCTAATATGTTCAGCGATTAAATCTGTTTGTGCCCATACAGCACTATAAAATGTATTTAAAAAATCATGAAATTGTGGAAAATTAGAACCCTCAATGTTCCAATGATAATTGTGTGATTTCAAATATAGACCAAAATTTGTTGCTAAAATAACTTTCATCTGTTGAATTAATGTTTCCATTTATTTACTCTCTCTTATTTGTTTTAACAATTCGGCTGTTGAACCAATAAAAACTGCTTTATCTACATTAATATTTTTTGTGGATTCACTTTTTGGTTCAAGACTTTTTTTCGTTTTTTGCAATTCAAGCAAATCTTTATTCATGTCTGAAACAGTTTTTAAAAAATTAGCAGCTACTTCATATGCTCTTGGGTGTTCAGACTCTTTAGCAACTTTTAAAATATCATCAAGTGCAGTATTGCTTTTTTCAATTATTGCTTTAATATTTGTTCTGGCAAAATTAGTATCATCTTCAATAACACTTGACGACACTTCTATTGGCAAATTTTTTTCATCATCAATAATTTCTGATTCTGATATAGGTTCAACATCTAATATATCAGATAAATTGTCATTTAATTTACTCATGTTAATGTATTTGGATACTCTGTTATATTTTCTGAAAAACCATATTCATCGTCAGGTAATGAATTTGATGGGTCTGGTGTTGTAACAATCGCAACAGATTTTACGGGTGATACATCTAAAGACGTAACTGTATATTTTGAGTTTGTTGCATCACCTGTAATTATGTCACCTACAGCTAATAATTTGTTCAAATCTTCGGCAATTAAAATACCCAAATTATTATTACTAAAATAATATAATGACCCGGTTACATTCCTATCATCAACGCGAATTGTTTCTGATTGAGCAAATGTTCCATTTCCATTTGCATAATCGACAAAAACTTTTTGTAATGTTTTTGTTTGCGTATCAATATATAAATTTGTATTTGCTTGAGTAATAATATCAGCATCGACAACAGCGGGCCAAATATATCCTTTGACTGTAAAATCTAAATTCCAAATAATCAGTCGGGTATTCATAAAATCACCCTCATATTCAATCTGACTATTTACTGAATTTAAAATTATGGGTAAATCATATTTTTGGTCCATTGTCGGTATAAAATCAACCGTCACATTAAAATCTGGTGTGAAAAATGGTAATATTTGTTCTAAAATTTGTGTGCCATCTTCAGTATTTCTAACATAAATCGAAAGCGAAAAATCAAAATTATATGGTGTTGGAACGTATTGTTTTTTAAAAGTGTTCGATGAAATCGCAAAATTTTGCATCGTTGATTGCTGTTTTCTGTTTGGGTCATATGCCAACGATGTCAATTCAAATGATATTCTGGGAACTGTTGTTGCAACTGATTTAGTTAATGTTGGGTCTGAAGTAATTCTTGTTAACCATTTTTCTTTTGCACCATATGCCAAAGGAACTTTAAATTTTTCTTTAGCAGTTAATCCATCATTAGTATATCTTACCAAATAGATATCATTAAAAATTGTTCCAAATGCAACAACAACTTTTCTAATCGTTCTATTATAAAAATGCGTTTTTTTTAACATTAAGGTTCACCGAAAGGATTTATTTCTGTAAAGTCTAGTATAGAATTAGCTTCACTTTGAATTCTTGTATTATCGACAATATCTTCAAATGCATTATTATCATTTGCAGTATCATCTATTCCACCACCATCTACCGAATAAACAGCATTACTTGTATTGCCATATATGTTAGTTGCATTTGCAAAAGTTCCTTGCACCGAATAAATTGTAAGATTTTTCGTTGATGGTGTCCAAGAATAAACATAACCTCGTGCTGATGCATTTGCTAAAGTTAAATCTGCGCTTTGGAATACTATTTCATCATTAGCATAATTGCCTGTTCCAGAATCCATTATTATTTGTGTTCTCTTGTATTCGTCACGAATTTGGTCATCGATTTCAGAGATACCAGTAGAAATAATTTCTTCCGAAAATACATATTGTTTTAATTTCAAAGCATACACATATACATTTGCATCTCTGCCTCGACCTAATGTATAAAACATTGCTTGATTATTTTCATGCTCGACAAATGTTATTTCTAAAAAGTTTTGAATCAGAGGTATATAAATTAAATCACCCTCACGTGGTCTTAAAAGATTTGAAGCAGATGTTGCATATTTAAATCTACGACGAGATACTAGAAGTGTCATTTCATCACGAATTTCTAGACCAAATTTAGATACAAAATCTCCCTCACCTTCCATGCCAGTAACATCTTCAAGATACATTTCTATTGGGTATGCTTTTGTATATGTTTTTAGAGTATCTTCACCGTATATGTAATCTATTTGGTCACGACTTTCCCTTGGTAAATAAAAAACATCCATGCCGTAAAATTGCATCGCTTCAATAACCAAATCTTCAACTAAAAGTTGTTCATTTGTTATTTGATTTGCGGGAAAATTGTTTATGTATAAATTTGTTGGCATTTAATCAACCCATGTAAAATTCACCGGGTAAAACGTTCATACTCTGCATTTCTTCTTCAACTTTTTGTATTTCAGCATCAGCTTCGTCCCAAATCTCTTTACCATTCAATACAACGCCACCGGGCATTTGAATATTACCAAACTTTTTAAGATTTTCACCCCATTGTTTTTTAATCTTTGCTGTTGCATATTGTTTCAAAAATCTATCATTCCAAACATCAGAAACGCCAGCTTTTTGCATAGTAACGTTTGAGACATTTGCCGAAACAGCATTTGAAAAAACTATTTCTGTAGGTGAATTGATGTATCTAACTTGAACATTTTGACCGTCGGATAGAGTAATAAAATCATTTTCTACTAATTCTTGGTCAAATTTAGTTCCAGTTCCAGTTGCAGTATTTGATGAAGTGTTTGAAGTTATGGTACCAGTTAAATCTATAACATCAGGATTTAGTTTACGATAACATTCAACTATAACATAACGATTTGATTCTGGGTCTCTACTCCAATCAATATCAAGAAATAGTTTATTTTGATGACGATTAAATCTGAATTGTGGTGTACCTGAAAATAATAAATTTAATGTGCGAATGTGTTGCATCGTGATTTCATAAGAAACATATGAAACTGATGTAAAGTCATACAAATCATGTAAACGCAACTGATAACGCAAGTCAAACATATTGATTGATGAATTAGAATCGTCAAAAGGTAAAACACCAGTAACAAAAATTACTGGGTCTGGCACATAAATCCAACGTCTATCAATATCCGCTTGCGTAAATTTATGCTTCATATAGATTTTTTCGCAACCATCAAAATGATAGTCATGAAAAAATGCTAAAGCATCGTCAATTCTATCTTCTACTTGGTCATCATCAACGTTGATTTGAACAACTGGATGACCTAAACGACGCAAACAGTAGTCTTTGAATTCTTTTCTTGTGGTTGGGATAGCCATCAAAACCTCTTGACTTATTAGTAATCTTACTATTTAGTCAAAAGAAAAATCACGATAATCCCATCTCTTTCCGAATTTGCGTTGCTGATATACTGTGTATTTCTTCATCAAAAACTTCTTGCTCAATTTTATATCCAACATCACGTCCATAAGTTATATTGACTATGTTAGGAACAATTTGAATTTCATATTGTCCTTGATATAATGGGTCCAAATCTTTTCTAATAATGTTTTTTACATGTTCAATTGAAAATGGATTTGATTTATTCCATCCTTGACAATCACGAATCTGTATCACAACTTGACCTGTTTTAGCAACTGCTCGCTCAAATAATGCACGATGACCTTTATGCCATGGTTGCCATCTACCTAACATTTGGACAGTTTCTTTTTGCCAATTAAATATAGGTCGTCTTTTTTCTGCAATGATTCTATCACCAACATATTTTGCCCAAAAATCAGCATTTTTTTCGGTTATACGAAAATCATAAACAGTGGGTGGAACAAACATTTTATTAGTATCCTCAAATCGTCCTTCATCAATGGTATCCATCCAAATAGTCCAGTCCGCTTTAAAATTATTACGCATTTCTCCTAAAGGCGCAACAAAATCACATATTGCATAATCTGCTAGACTTTCTATAGCAAATTTTGCCATTCTTAAACTTTGTCTGATTCTTCCCTCTTTACTAAAATCCCAATCATTATATTCTTTACGAATATCATCTGCGTTGAACCATTTAACTTTAGGTTTATATTCTAATGGAAATGATTCTGATAATGACAGTAACTTATTAGCAGGCATATTTGTGAATGATAGATTATTCTCAATATACTTTTTTAATGCTTGTGCCATGATTGTTTTACCTGAACCAGGCAAACCCATAATTAAAATTTTTATAGCCATATTAATTTCCAGTCTGTAAAAATGAAGAATGTCTACCTGGTTTGTGAACAGTAATAAAAATATTTACAGATTCAGCAACGTTTGCCAGCGTATTTAAATTTATGTCTAATTGTTTTGGTGCAAGCATACCATCTTCTTGCTGATTTAACCAATAATTTACGATGTTATATGAAACATCAGTAACTTCAATATCAATATCATGAACAAGACCAAAAACGCTATCACTTAATTTCTTTTTAATCGATTCGACATTTGTTTTTTGGTCAAACATTTTAAATGTTTTTGGTGTCAAAATTCTTACATGAGTATAATCATCCCAGTATAAATCACAACGATGATGAGGAACATTTATAAACCATGTTGCACCATCTTTACTAATACGATACATTTCTTTCATTATATTAGTAAATACTTTTGGATTTTGCCCTAAATGCTCAAGAATATTATCAGCATTTATTTTGTCGAAAAAATTATCTGCCCATGGCCATGGTGTCACTTCTAAATCAACAACTTCATCTGGATTACATTTCGATTCAACATCAACATTCCAATGGTCATTTAATTTTTTAAATCCACAACCAAGATTTAATTTTGTGTGTTCTGGTATCATTATATCTCCATCATTTAGGTTTTGCTAAAACGTTATTCCCAATTACTTTAAATTCATACTTAGTTAAACTCAAATAATCAGTTATTTCATTTAATATTGATTTTCTATTGTCTGAGTGTTCAATGAATATAAATGGATTATATTTTTGAATTGTTTTTTGTGCGCCTTTTAAAACATCCATATCCATACCTTCAACATCTATTTTTATAAAATTTAATTTTTCAATATGATATGTTTCAATAAACGTATCAATTTTCATTATAGGTATTACTGTTTTTTTATTTGATTTATTAAAAATTTTATCTTCAACCAAACTAAAAATACCAAAATCTTCTGGCTTTTCATAATCAGGTTCGTCAATAACGATAAAATCATCTTTATTTCCAATTGCTATGTTATGTGCAAAACAATTATCGAAATTATTTAACATCATATTTGCACATAACATTTGAAAAACTATTCGTTGTGGTTCAAAACAATATATTTTGCTTTGCGGTAATATTTTTGTAAGCCATGTTGAATATGTTCCTATATTTGAACCCACATCAAATATTACAGGACTTGAAATATTTTGTAAACATGAAACAGTCTCTTGCGCTTCAACTGATGATGCGCTACCATGGTCTAATAGCCATTGACCATGACCAACTTGTTCATGATTACAATCAAATCTGTTTACAAGCATCATTCCGTGGTCAGTAGAAACTAAAACATTTCTACGAACACGATTATCTATAAAAAACATTTATATCCAAGCATCCCAAAATATTTCACGATTGTATTGTTGATATAAATCTAATCCCAAATATTCAACACAATTTACAGTTGTTTTGTCAAGTTTAGGTTTTATTTTATGTAAATTAGGAAGTTTTGATGCTAAATCATTGTAAATTTCTGTTTGCTCAATGTTTTGTAAATCATGCTCAAAAGAAGGTAATTCAAAAAAATCATATATTCGTTTTAACTGACTTTTTGGACTATTACAAAATCTATTATAGTCAATAAACAACAATCTGTCCAAATATCCCATCGTAACAGCATCACGTGTTCCTGCATGTGCTAATCCTAAAGCACCATTTGGACCAGCGTAATGAAATGCTCTAGATGCGATGGATGATGATTCTGCCAATATCTCATCCGTCATCGTTAATTGCAGAGGATTATTTTTTCTTATCTTTTCAAATGATGCGAGTATCTCTGCTGGATTTCTTACCGGGCATAAAATCTTGACTTTCTTCTCAAATAGTGCTTCTAGAATACCAATTCTTGTTATCCACATTCTATCTTTATCAAAAATAAATTGTTTTTGGTGATGTGAGTGATAACTATTTAAAATACTTTTGAGAACATTTATCTTGGCTTTTTCATTATTATATTCAATACTAAATTCTATTTTGTCCCAATTAAAAAAAACAGAACTAAAAATAGAACTCAATGAACTTACTGCTTCGCCATGAATTTGTGGATTTTGTTTTAATATATTAATCATCATTGTTGCACCAGACCTTGGGAGTCCAGCAACATAATATAATTCACTCATAAATTATTCCTTTTTCAAATTAAAATGTTCGACAAATTCTTTTTCTAATAATTCAAATGTTGCATTCCAATTACCAAATTCTTTTTGACGAAAAACTTTTGTTGTTTTTTGATACCATGGAGAATGTCTATCACCATAAGCCCAAATATGATATGGTAATAATGGAACAATTACCCATGTTGGTTTACCCATCGCTGAAGATAAATGTGCTATACTTGTGCATGATGTAATCACTAAATCCATATTATGAATTGCAGCAGCAGTATCTTCCCATGAAATAATTAGATGTTGCAAATCAATTATTTCATTGGGTAATTCTCTTGTGTCTGTATCTCTCTGTAAACTATAAAATTGAACTTCTTTATATTTATGCAAATCAATTAACGGTTCTGGTGGAAAAATTCTAAACTGTTGATGTTCAAATAATGGGCTACCAGACCAACGAATACCAACTTTTATTTTATCACTTTTAATTATATTTTTCCAAACATCGACACTTAATGGATTTGCTGATATGTATGGAGAATTAGGTAAATTATCAAATGTGTGTCCAAAAATCCAACTGCAACTGAATCCAGGAATCCAATAATCATGTTTTGTTGATTGAACATCTTTTAATTGAATACATTGATGAACTCCAGGTATTCTTGAAAAAATAGGATGTAAACTAGCTTCACAACACAGAATTGCTTTGCCGCCTCTCTTAGCAACTTCAGTAGCGAATCTTGCTGATATTATCTGGTCACCAAAACCACATTCCATATTTAATATTACTATTTTGTTTGTTAAATCATCTGTTTGATTCCAGATGGGTTTATTTGTAGGAATTTTAGGCGAACCATAAACTTTTAGAAATCTACCTGCTTCTAAAAATTGAAATCCTGTTTGTAAATCGCCCTGATTGATTAGAAACCATGCACGATTAAATTTATGTCTCAAATCATCAGGATGTTCTTGTTCCATCTGCTGACTGAGATTCCATCCTTCTTCGAATCTACCACGAATCATTAAATCAAGTTGTTGGTCAATTTTATGCATAAAAAATCCATAATAATTTTATTTATTTATTTCGATATTGCTGCTGTGTGATTTAGTCCAGTAGATATTATGGTCCAAGAACTTGAACCTATTTGAACAGGAGATGATTTTGTAACAACAGTTCCATCACCTAATTGACCTGATGTTCCTAATGACCATGTAAATAATAAATTATCTGAACGAATTGCTGCTGTGTGTGCACCAGCAGCAACAGCAGTCCAAGAACTGGAGCCTATTTGAACAGGACTTGATTTTGATACAGCAGTTCCATCACCTAATTGACCATTAATATTCAAACCCCATGTAAATAATGTTCCACCAGACCTGATTGCTGCTGTATGTAAATTACCAGCAGAAACAGCAGTCCAAGAACTTGAACCTATTTGAACAGGACTTGATTTTGTCACAAGAGTTCCATCACCTAATATTCCATATGTTCCATATCCCCATGTAAATAATGTTCCATCAGACCTAATTGCTGCTGTGTGTGAACCACCAGCAGAAACAGCAGTCCAAGAACTTGAACCTATTTGGACAGGACTCGACTTCGACACAGCAGTTCCATCACCCAAACGACCAGCATTTCCTTGTCCCCAAGTAAATAATGTTCCACCAGACCTGATTGCTGCTGTGTGTGCACTACCAGCAGAAACAGCAGTCCAAGAACTGGAGCCTATTTGAACAGGACTTGATTTTGATACAGCAGTTCCATCACCTAATTGACCTGCGTTATTCAAACCCCAAGCAAACAGTGTTCCACCAGACCTGATTGCTACTGTATGCGTGGTACCAACAGAAACAGCAGTCCAAGAACTTGAACCTATTTGAACAGGTGATGATTTAAATATTTGAGTTCCATCACCTAATTGTCCATTATTATTATTACCCCAACCAAATAATAAACCATCAGACCTAATTGCTGCTGTGTGTGAACCACCAGCAGAAACAGCAGTCCATTTTTTTATTCCTATTTGAACCGGTGAACTTAAATTATCTTGAAAACCTAATTGTCCTACATTATTCAAACCCCAAGCATAGAGAATTGAATTTGTGTCGATAGCTAAAGAATGATTTCCACCACTAATAGATAATTTATTCCAAGTTGTTGTTGTTCCTATTTGAACAGGTGATGCCCTATTAATTGTAGTCATATCACCATTTCTACCAAAGCTACCTTGACCAAATGACCAAAGAGTATTATCTGACCTAATACAAGTTGTATTTAATAATCCAGCAGAAACAGCAGTCCAAGAACTGGAACCTATTTGAACAGGTGAATTGAAACTTGAATTTCCATTACCTAATTGGCCTGATGCTCCTTGACCCCATGTAAACAATGCTCCATCAGACCTGATTGCTGCTGTGTGTGCACCACCAGCAGAAACAGCAGTCCAAGAACTTGAACCTATTTGAACAGGACTTGATTTTGCTAAAATAGTTCCATCTCCTAATTGACCATTAGCATTATAACCCCATGTAAATAATGTTCCACCTGACCTGATTGCTACTGTGTGCGTGATACCAGCAGATACAGCAGTCCAAGAACTGGAACCTATTTGAACAGGGCTTGACTTCGACACAGTAGTTCCATCACCCAAACGACCATTAGCATTATAACCCCATGTAAATAATGTTCCACCAGACCTGATTGCTGCTGTGTGTGCATTACCAGCAGAAACAGCAGTCCAAGAACTTGAACCTATTTGAACAGGACTTGACTTGTTTGTTGTTGTTCCATCGCCTAATTGTCCTGATGTTCCTAAACCCCATGTAAATAATGTTCCACCTGACCTAATTGCTATTGTGTGTGCAACACCAGCAAACACAGCAGTCCAAGAACTAGAACCTATTTGAACAGGACTTGACTTGTTTGTTGTTGTTCCATCGCCTAATTGTCCTGCTGTTCCTAAACCCCATGCAAATAATAAACCATCCGAGCGAATTGCTACTGTATGAGAACCTCCTGTCGAAACAATTGACCAACTTTGAATGACGGAAGAAATTCCTGGCGCTCTTGAACCGCCAACAACTTGTGGACCAAAATTTGAGTAATTATCACCCAATTGTCCAGCTGTATCATTTCCCCATGCATACAATAATTGACCTGATGCGGGATTTATAGTTAATAACGCTTCAGCCAACATAATTAATCAATTTGGTTTTATTGGCCAACGAATTGTGTTAATGTCATAATTATCAATTTCAACATAAGATTCTGGCAAATCTCTCAATTGTTGTCTATAATTTTTCCAAGCATCAATCCATTCGATAGAATTTTTTGATTGGATATCTGCACATTGGGTCCAATCAGAATCTTTCAATAGATTATTTCTAACATCTCTCAAAGTTTGATAAAAATTGAATTGTTCGGTTGCAATTCTATCTGAAATTTCTTGTGGAGAAAGCGATTCTATTATAGGAATTTCAATAACTTTATCTGATTGTATTGTATAATTATATCCTGCCAATTTGTGTGTTTTATCATCGTAAGAAACATTTTGTTTTTCAACAGGATACCAACCAATAGATAGTAAAAAATCTGTATTAGACTTTGATAGATTTAACCCACTAATGTTTCTCCATGAAGATGGTAAATCACTATGATATTCTTTAATTTCATTATTTTCAATATAACAATATTCTGCCATATTTGTTCCTTATTTACTATCCAACATCGAAGCAACACCACGCCATGTAGAACCCGTATCATCAGTCATAAAAACCAATATGTCTGTTCCTGACGCTGTTAAAGAAGGTGCCGAACCACCTGGCCATTTTGTTACCGAAGTTGGCCAATTTTGTGTCTGTGAACCACCATTCACAAGTTTCAAAATAAAACCTGCTGCATTTGCTGATGGTGGATTACTAAATGTCCATGTTACTGTTCCTGTCACAGTAGCAGTAATATAATTACCTAAAGTTAAATCGATTGTTGTTGCACCTGTTATATTTCCCAAAGCATTTATTTTTAATGCATAATCTTTAAAAACAGGATATGATATAATTTTTGATGCTGCATTTAAATCTGCATTTAATTGTGTTAGAGTTATTGCAGTATTAGTTACAGATGAAACACGTCCAGCAGTATCAATGGTGATTATCGGAACATAAGCAGCATTTGCATATGTTCCTGCTGTTACGCCAGTTGCATATAGTTCATTTGATGTTATTAATTGTTGTGCCATTTTTACTTATCTAAAAATTTAATCCTGAGACATAACCAAAATATGTGGTACCACCATCATTGGTGCTAAAAGCATATATGTCTGTTTTATTTGCAGTTGTAGTTTGTGTTGGTGCTGCACCATATTGCCACTTAACCGCAGCAGGCCATGTAATAGTATTACTGCCATTATTTGTATTGGCATATAATTTAAAATTTCTCTCAATACCAGATGCTGGTGGATTACTAAATGCGAGAGTAGTATTTGCTGCCATAACAATTTTATAAACGCTATTTGTTGATAAATCTAATGTAGTTGTTCCAACTGTAGCAGTTACAGTATTCATTACCTCGTTTATTGAACCACTTATTTTAAAACTACCTGCAACATCTAATTTTACACTCGGTAAACTTATACCAATTCCTATATTACCACTTGATTCACTGACAATTGATGAAATTAATGTATTGCCATTCGATGTTATTAAATTGCCTGTTGTAAAAACAGGAGTTAATACATTAGGTGAAGATATACCTATCGCTTGCGCTCTTATTAGAGTATTATTTGGTGGAGTAAAATTTAAAGTTAATGTTGAACCTGCAACAGTATAATCATATTGAACAACACCATTTGCAGTAACTATAACATTATTTGATGCGAATGGAGTAAATCCTAATTCAAAACTTGTTTGTGCTCCATTTGCAGTTGCTTGAAATATTTGGGTATTTACATTATAAATGTTAAATGTATTTCCAGAAGAACCACTCGCAGAAATTGCAGTATTGACAATTGATGTAACACGACCATATGCATCTGTTGTAATTACTGGAACATAAGTTGCATTACCATAAGTTCCTGCTGTTCCAGTATTTGCCAATGATACAATTGCTGTGCCGTTACTTGTGAGTAATGCACCAGTTGTGTATGAAGTTGCGTTTGTTCCGCCAGAACTAAATCCAAATACACCAGTAACAGCAGTTGTTGGGATTGAAATTGCAGTATTTGTTATACCTGAAACACGACCATACGCATCCGTAGTAATTACTGGAACATAAGCAGCATTCGCATATGTTCCTGCTATTCCAGTATTTGCAAGTGATGTAAAAGATGTTCCATTATATACAATTAAATTACCTGTTGTTGGTAATGTGGGTGTTGTTACGAAACTAACTAACTGTGTGTTTGATATTGCACCAGTTTGCCCACCAACAGATGTGACTGAACCACCACCGCCACCCGATAATAAATTACTACCTACTCCAGTGCTTGCAGCAGTTAAATCAATGTATGCACCACGATTTGTTCCACCTGTTTCAAAAAATCTCAATTTATTTTGGTAAATATCAATTGCGACAGTTCCATTTAGAGATGTATTAGCTGCCGCGGCTAATGCCAAATCAATTTGACCACCTTCATCACCAGAAGATTGAGTAACTCTAAGTAAATTTGTTGAAAGAGTGCCTGTAGATTTATCAAATGTTAAACTAGAATTACCACCAAAAGAACCAGAGTCATTGAATTGAACTTGTTGATTCAATCCAGAAACTTGTGTTGTTTTGATTTGTCCTAATGTATTTGATGATGATTTGTAGTATAAAATACCATCAGCATAGTTAAGCGATAATTCACCATTAGCGATTACACCAAGAGATGGTGTATTTCCTGTTGAACCTGAACTACGAACAGCAATTACTGTATTTGCCATTTATTAGAATGTTCCACCGTTTTGATTTATCAGAAGAACATTGTCTTTGTTTTCTGGAACATCAACAGATAAACCTAATTTTTTTCTTTTTGAAATTGGTAACATATTCTCAAGCTGCTGTATATATTCTTTCTGATTATCAATTATTATTTTTTGCGAATCAATAAGGTCAATATTCAAACTATTCTTTTTCATTTCATTATTTAGAGCAGTTTGCATTCTATGTTTTTCTGCATCTTCTTTATTGCTTTTCTCAATAATATCATTTTTATTATTGAGTTGATTTTTCAAATCATTATTTTCTTCAACAATGGTTTGAAATTCTTCTTTTACTTTTTCCAAATCATCAATCTTTTCCAATAAATCAGGTATCTTTTTTACCTGTTCATCAAGTAATTTTATCTGTGTTTGGAATAATAAATTTTGCTTTACAACACTAATAAAATTTTCTTGTGCAATCTCACCAAAAGATTGTATAAAATTGATATCGTTCATAATAAAACCCTTTCATAAATTAGAATGTTCCGCCATTCAATGTTGTTGTCCAAACAGGTGTTCCTGAACCATTTACTGTTAGTAATTGTGCTGACCATGTTTGGTCTGATGTTCCAGCAGCAGCAGTAACTTGTAATGCACCAGTTCCATTACCAAAAATCATTCCATTTGTTGTAAATGTTGCAGCACCTGTGCCACCTCTTGTCACACCCAATGTTCCAGAAGTAATTTGTGATGTATCAATTGCGATAGCTGCACCTGTATATGCAGTAATATCACCATAACTGTTTACGGTCAACGATGTTATTGTGTTTGCTACTGACAATCCACCAGTTACAGTTGTCGTTGTATTTGCAAGTGATGCAAGACTTGTTCCATCAAATATTACTCTTTGACCAGTTGTGAATGATGTCTGATTGGTACCACCACGCGCAATTGGTAATGTTCCACTTGTAATTGCTGATGCTGCAAGTGCAATTGCTGTATTTGTTATACCTGAAACACGCCCATATGCATCTGTTGTAATAACTGGAACATATGCAGCATTCGCATAAGTTCCTGCTGTTCCTACGTTTGCAATTGATTGTAATGCACCTGTTCCATTTCCAACAACAATTTGTCCTGACGTAAATGTTGTTGCACCTGTACCACCATCACTTACTCCAATTGCAGTAAGCAGACCAGAAACATTACCACCTGTAAAGTTTGCAATAATATTTGCTTTTCTATAACTTGCATCGGTAATATCAATGACGTTATTATCTGGTTCTGGTGTATAGTTATAGAAAGCATAGAAATTGCCAGTATTATATTTTCTTATCCAACCAGCGTGTCTTTGTGTTGCGCCATCATAATAATTACCAGCAAAACCGATATCAACTATATCTGATGTATAGTTATTACCAGCCAAATAAATCATTGGGTCTGTTACATTTAATGACGATACATTAATCTGTGATGATGTTCCAGAAATTGTTAGATTACCAACAATCGAAACATTACCAGTAATTGTTTGATTACCTGTTGAACGAATAACAGTATTGTCAACATCAATACGAAGCGTATTATTTGCGTCAAATCCTGTCGTATCAATTCCTTCTCCACCATTAATCGTCAACGTATCTGTTGCGAGTGCAAGAGAACCTGAACCTGTATCACCGGCAAATGATAGTGTTGATGAAATTGTAACTGGGACATTTGCAGCAGAAGTGATTCTACCTTTGCTGTCAACGGTAAATGATGAAACATTTGTTGCGCCACCATATGTTCCTGCAACAACACCAGAGTTACCGAGTGTTAATGGAATATTTGCATTTGCTGAACCATCAATAGAAACAGTTCCGTTTGCATCACCTGAAACACCTATAGTTCTTGCTGTTGCCCATGCTGATGCTGTGTTTGCATTTCCATATAAACTCGCTTTGACAGCAGTTGCCGAAAAAATACCCGAGGCATCTCTTTTGACGATTGCAGATGCAGTATTTGCATCAGTAGCAGCATCAATCAAAGCAGTATAGTATGAACCACCGACGGCAATTGGTCCACCATTTGTGCGACCAATGAACAATTTACCAGAAGTATTTGAATAAGCAGGTTCAGCAACATTTAATGTTACTGGTGTTGAGGTTACTTCAGACCATTTTAATTGAATTACTGTATTAGCCATTTTTTATCTCTTTTTATTATTGTTTTTTTAGAAACTTCCGCCGTTTATAGTTGAAACGTAATCCGCTGTCAATACTGTATTAGCATAAAATTTATGTGCTGTCGCATTATAAACAATTGTTTGATTATTTGTAATTCCAGATATATCAACATCTGATAATTGACCCAATGAAACATTTGATGATGCTAAACCAGAAACAACTGGATATGTTCTGTTTGCTGGCTGTAATTTTACTATTGTTGCACTGGGTGTCGTAACTGTTACTTTTGTTGGCATTTATCTTGTTACTGAAGGCATTATCACAGCAATACCTTCAATAACCCTTGTTTTGATTCCGGCTGGACTTGTTATTAGTAAATCATGTAACATTCTACCTGGCGTCAAATTTGCAGTATTAGCTGCTGTCATTGATATTGTGATTACACCATTAGCGGGACTGCTTATAGAAGCACTCATATTATTTGCACTTGATGAATAATACGACTTTCTAAGTTGCGATGCTGCTGTATATGAAGTCAGATTTTGTGCAGCACCCGTGGCATCATAAACAGTAACCGATGTTGAAAAATCAGCACCCTGTTCTATTGTAAGTTCGACGTATCCAGCCATTTATTGACCTATTTTGTTATTATTTTACTATTTAGTCAAATGCAAAAGTATAAATTCACATAAATATGTATATATTTGATTTTAGGAGATTAAAAAATGATTACAGGTTTTACAATAAAAGAAGTTAGTTATCACGGAACTGTTGTAGAATATCACGATGATAGAGGAATTAGCAAATCACTTAATTTGATTCCACCAATTTCTAAAGACGGAGAACCTATGTCCATCGCAGCATTGCGTAAAGAAATAGCTAGATGTGCACCCAATTTAGACACTGAATATAGTCAGATTTCTGAAAATTCTACAAAATTAAAATTTGTATTAAACATAGGTGAAAAATATACATTGTCACAATCAGAAATTGATAATTGGGATATTATGTAAATTTTTATGGATAGTGATAATTATGGTTATTATGTGTATAAAGACTTCAAGACATATCGAAAATATGATATAATGACCTTGACTGATGATATCGATTCTGTTAAATGGTATTATAATGATGATTTTTTCTCGAAATTTGATTGGACAAAAGAGCCTGAAGAATCTTTAGAAATACTTTATAAAAATAAAGCAGAACAATTAAGAAATAATTATGATTATATAATTCTAATGTATAGTTCTGGAAGTGATTCTGACAATATATTAGAAACTTTTGTGAATTTTAATATTCCATTAGATGAGGTTTGTAGTCTCGTAAATTTAGAGGGTAGCGGAAGTAAAGATTCTTTTGCTAATAGAGAAATTTATCAAATAGCATGTCCTAAAATAATTGATATTAATAAAAAACACAATTTAAAAATTAAACATAGGGTATTCGATATAAGCAAAAAAATCATTGAAACATTTTTAAATGATGAAAATGATAATTATGAATGGATTAATAATTTTGGCGCAATTAGTTGTTTAGCAAAACATAGATTATATGAATATATTCCAGAATGGACTGATATAATTGATTCGAATAAAAAAATATGTCTCATATGGGGATGTGAAAAACCTAGAATCTCAGTGAATGAAGATAGATTTTATTTTTATTTTACTGATATAATAGATGGAACAATGTGTCTAAAGGACCAAAAAACAGGATTCCATGAGTTAGTATATAATGATTTATTTTATTGGTCACCAACTATTGAATCATCAAATATTTTAATAAAACAATCACATATCATAAAAAAATATCTATCAAATAAAATTAATAGGGAATATCATTCAAAACCTAAAAAATATGATGAAATTTTTATAACGATGAAGAATCCATATGGTAATTTGGGTGACACAGACTTTAAAAACTTAATATATCTTTGGTATGACGATAAAAAAAATTTACATACAAAATCAACAAATGGAGTTTTTTTAAGCACTAGGGATGAATGGTTTTGGCAAAGTTCAAGTCAATCTTCAAAAAATTATTTAAATTGTTTAAAAAAATTTAAAAAAAATATATATCCAATTTGGATAGAAAATTATATTTTATATGATGATTTATATCCAAAACAAATTCGTAAAAAAAATTCTAAATTATATCCTTTACAATAAAAAAAATTATTTAACACTATCTCTAGTCGATTCAATCATCTCCACTTTCATCACATCTTGATAATTAAATCTATCATATAAATCATTGTTGGTTGGACCTAACGGCATAGAATTTATACCTAAAATATATCTATCTGATTGAGTCAATTCGAAATCATTAACGTTTGTTGAATGTTCCAACCAAGATGGAAAAACTATGAAAGTTCCTTCTTCAAATTTATTAGTTACAGAAGGTTTCATTATGCGCTTTCTTTTTTCACTCTCTGGAATTTTTTTAGGTATAATATAACTAATTAAATTTTTATTTGGATTATAAAAAGTTGTACCTGAACTTTTTTCATTACCACTCAAATAATAAACACCTATTAAAAAAGTATTTCCATGTTGGTGTCTATGATGACTTCCCCTATCAACATGTTTTGTTGCCCATATCCCAGTTATTTGTATTTTTGGATAATACCCTAAAGCTATCATTGATTGTTCTAAACAAATCTGTGTAAAATTTTTAAAATCAATAAAATTTTCATGCTTATGTAAATTTGGTTTACTAATAAACAATCCATTATGTGAAACTGGATATTCACATTTTTCATCTGTTAAATATTCTATCGCTTTTGGTTTAAATTCATCATGCTTATCATATTTGAATTTAAAGAGGGGTATTGTAAATAGGTTTATTGTTTCCATATTAGATAAAATCTGGACCTACTATCCAAGCTACTAATGATTTTCTGATGCCTGATGTAACTGGAGTTACACGATGTAATGTGTTTCCCGGAAATGCAATGACAAGACCTTTTGTTTTTGGCATACATTCTCTACAAAGTCCGTGAATCCAAACCTCACCACCTTCATAATCCATTGGATCCGACAATTGCAAAATCAGTGACAATTTTCTTGGTAAATTATTTCCATCACCCAATCCCATTCTATCAATATGCCAATCATAAAAACCTTTTGTTTCAGTATTTGCATTATATATTGTATATTGAAACGCTAACATACCACTTAAATTAAATCCAAAATATTGATTATTTAATAAAGATGCTATGTTACACATTTTATCAAATAACCAAATTGAATTTTCTGAGGGATTAATCCAAGATATCTTAGATTCTCGTATATCACTATCCACGATATTATTTCCAACTTTTGCATCAACAATTTCATTTGATTCACCAAGTTCAATTATTTTTTTAATATCTTCTTTAGAAAAACCATCTTTCCAAAAAGCGTATCCTTGGTCTTTAGTTGTTTTGTTGAAGGGATAAGAATAATAATGCTCACTCATTACGATTTCCATTTTAAAATTACTGATTAATTTATAGGACCATTTCTTGTTCCGGTTGCAATCCAAGTTATATATGTTGAAGAACCACTTGTTGCAGGTCCTTGAGAACCACTAGGTCCAGTTGCACCAGAACTTCCTGCTGCGCCACCTGCACCAGCAGTCCATCCTAAAGATGGAATACCTGAAGTGCCTGGCGTATTTAAAGGTCCTCCTGCACCACCATTAGCACCACCACCACCAGAACTACTTGCCCCACCTGTAGTTGAAGTGCCAGGATTTCCTGGTGAACCTGAAAAATCGGCAATACCGCCAGCACCACCAGAACCTGCTGGTGAACCCGCACCACCACCACCACCACCGCCACCGTATGATTGTGCTGGTGTGCCAACTCCAACACCTGTAGGACTAACATATAATAAAATTTTACCAACACCAGGAATATTAGAACTGGATTTAAATCCATCCTCATCATGCATTCCAAAATGTGTTTTATATATCAAATTACTCATTGCACAAATCCTGTACCACCACTACCACCTCCACCACCACCAGAACCGCCAGGTCCACCAGGTCCACCAGGTCCACCCGATATAGTTCCTAAACTATTATCAACAATTGTAGGTAACGTTACAGTCAATGCTATTCCTCCGGTTCCGCCTGTCCCCCCAATAGAACCATTACCACCAGCGCCACCTGGTGAAGTATTATTACCAACACCACCAGCACTACCTGTACCACCAGAACCATTAGAACCAGGATTTCCTGTAGAACCTGTAGAACCACTCATTGTGCCTTCATTTTTTAAATATACTCTTGAACCATTTGACCAACCTGTTCCCGTTGTTACTCCACCACTGAGAGTTACACCTGAATTGTTTTTCCAAAAAGTATCTATAGAATCTGTAAATGTTCCTATGGATGAAACATTTGATAATAAATTATAACTACTTTGTGAAGTTGTTGCAGTCACAAATATTTTTCGTTTAGTTTGTGCACCCGACGTTGATGAGAATGGCATATTAGAAATTTAGTCCTGAAACGTAACCGAAATATGTGCTACCACCATCATTAGTTGTAAATGCATACACATCTGTTTTATTTGCAGTTGTGGTTTGTGTTGGCGCTGCACCATATTGCCACTTTACTGATGCGGGCCAAGTTATTGTGTTGCTACCATTATTTGTATTGGCATATAGTTTAAAACCCTGCTCAATTCCTGATGCTGGTGGATTACTAAATGCTAATGTTGTATTTGCTGCCATAACAATTTTATAAACGCTATTTGTCGATAGGTCTAAAGTAGTTGTTCCAACAACAGCAGTTACAGTATTCATTACTTCACTAATTTTACCACTTATTGATAACCCAGTTAAAGTTCCTACAGAAGTAACTCCTGTATATGCACCAGTCAATCTACCCGATGGTAATGTTCCTGTTGTGATATTTGATGCATTTGAAGTATCAGTTGGTATTGATATTGATACATTAGTTACAGCAGAAATTCTACCATTTGCTGCTACTGTAATTTGTGGAATAGCAGAAGCATTTCCATATGTTCCTGCTGTTATTGAAATGAATGTGTTATCAGTATTTGCTTTATCAAATGCTGCTTGTGCAAGAATATTTGCAGAATTTGCTTTATCAAACGCAGCAGAAATAGATGTTGACTGACTACTATTAGCAGCATTTGCAGTATATTGTTTAGTGCCATCGGCAAATTGAATATACTGGGTTGTTACATTAGTTGCTGTTAAATTACTTGTTGTGTTAATTGCTGTAATTGTATTTGAAGTTATAACATTAACAGTAATTGTGTTTGAGTTTAATACATTGATTGTCGCAGAAGTTGTAACATTTAAAAGAGAATTTACACCACCAATTTCTAATTTGGTATTTGCATAGAATGTGCTACCATTACCATTCGTTAAAAGATTGGCTGTTGTAATCAGTCCTTGTGTTGCTATTAACCAATGTTCAAAAGTATTGGCTGTTGAAATTTGATTGATATTATTTGCAGCCATTATACTTTCCTTATAATCTCATTTAATAGATTTTTAATCTCTGACATATCTTGTTCCAACTTGTTCAATCTTTGATTGTTTGCTTCTTTTTCGTTTTTTTCTTTTAAAGCAATTTCTCTTTCCATTTGATATTTATCACGACCTCTTTTATCCGTATTCAAAATCGCTTTTGAATGAATATCACGAAAATATGCAGTATTTGGAATATTAATCTTATCCATTAAGCACCTGCTGGTAATGCAATTGCACGGAAATCACGAACTTTTGGAACGTCAACAGTTGAAGTGCCACTCAAGACTATCTTAATTGCAAATGTCTTGAATTTTGTAAATGTTGAAGAACCTGATATATAAGAAACAGAATTATTTGCTGCTCCATTTGTTCCTGGTGCAAAAGTTAATTCACGATAATCAGTTGATGATGTTGATACAAAATTTTCATTACCTAGTTGTGCCATCAATTGCCATGATTTATTATCAAAAGTATCTGAATCTGATTTTGATAATATCTTGTAATAAACGTAAATATTTGATTCTGAAGGTTTATATGCTGTAATAAACACTCTCAAATCACCAGATTCAAATCCATCAGCTAATGTTACTTTACGTGCAAGATATCTAACATTTGAATTACCACCAGATTTAGAATCTTCACCATTATATGATACAACTGCACTTGAACCAGAACCATCAGTAATTGTAACAGTTGGTGATGTTGTATATCCTGAACCAGCATCAGTTAAAGTGATTGCTGTAATTTTACCAGAACTGACTGTTGCAGAAGCAGTTGCACCAGAACCACCCCCACCAGTGATTAAAACTGTTGGTGATGCATAGCTTGAGCCTGCGGATGTAATTACAAAACCAGTATTTGAAAGAGGCAAATTATTGATAATGTTCTCAATGAATATTCCACCAAAACGAGTAGCATCCAAAATAGGAGAAACTGCTTCATTTAGAGAATTCATTGTTGCACGAAGAATAAATGTTCTTGCACCTTTGTTTGTATCCAATACTCTACGTCCTGCATCATCATTGCATTCATAATCATATAATGTTGATATTGGTTTGTAACCAGCAAGACCACCTGTCGATTTATATGATTCAAATTCATATAGCACTGATGTATTTGCTACCACAATTTCTGATGTTTGTAAACTTAATGTATCAAAAACTGTATTTGATGATGGCAATTCTTTTAATGCAAATGATGCATAAGCTGGTGTTGTATTGAAAGATTTTCTATACAATCTAAACATTAAATCAGAATTTTGGTCTGATTCCCAAGTTGATGCATTTTGTGATTTAAACATTGAACCAATAAAAGGCTGTTTTGATATTTCTGCACCATCTGCTAAATTATTTAAACTTACTGTTGCATAATATACTTTATATTTGTCAGAATTTGCCATAACAACAAACGAATGCTCGCCTGGCTTCAAATATACGGGTGCATCAAGAACAAATTCTGTGTATTTTGTTGAATCATCTAAATCAGGTATCGCATTTTCACCTATAGCATTTACTTTATCTGGTGTCAAAGTAACTTCGGCAAAAGTATATCCAACAAATGTTGATGGATATCCATTTATAGCAGGACGAATTTGAACAGTTACAGGTGTTACATCATCTTTTGTAGCAAAACATAAACGAATTTTATCTAACATGATACCATCAGGGTATGTTTGTGGAGAAACAAAGAAAGTTTCTGCTAATGGGTCACAGCCACTTGGTGGTCCTCCAGAATCACCAGGTGGAGCATCTGGATTAAATAAACTACTTAAAACATTCAATACTGTCTGTGTTTGTGTTACAGCAGTCCTTTCAATTGTAGGCGCAATAGTTGTAATGGTTTCTTTTTGTAATGTGCTTAGTAATCCTTGTGCATAATAATTTGCATCACCGCTAGTAGTGCAGTTTATTATATCACCTTCAGCATTGTCCATTAATAAGAATGGTTTTGCACCTGTCTTATATTCACCTGGTGGTATATAAAATATACCCGAAATATCACCATTTCTTGTTGCAGTCAATCTACCAATTGAGTATATCGAATTTGAAGTTGGTGTTGTTGTCCATGCACTTGAAACTACAACATTTCTTGTTGCAGCATTATATGAAGATATGGTTCTTTGTTGACCTGCACCTGTTCCAGCAACAATGAAAATTATGCTACTATTTGTTGTATTTGCATACCATGTTTCATTATTAGCACCAGTAGCATCAATAGATAACACAATTGAGGTACCTGTTGCACTAACAACATTACCAGAAAAATGTTCATATCCAACAACATTTGCTGTCAGACCTGATTGCTGTCCAGTAATTTTTGTATTACCTATAAATGAAGATGAAGGAACTTCTATCGTATTAAAGGTAAATACAGAATTACCTGAATTTTGTGCAGTTTTTACTACATTTAATGTTGTGCCTGTAATGGTATTAGCAACATTTATTTTTTCAGGAGTTCCTAATCCACAATGGAATAACAGACCACCTTTATCAATTAAAAATCTATTTGCACGTGCTACATATTTTTCAATAGGACGATTACCAATATCAAAAAATGGATATAGTGTCGATAGAGGTTTAAATGCACTTGCATAAAAATAAACTTGATTTGAACGAATATAAGGTATAATCGACAGATTTACAACTTTATCACCCAAAGAAGCAGTTACTTGTTTAGGAACTACTGTTGTAACTATACCAATTCTCTGTTGTGTTACAGTTTGTGTTGTTTGTGTTGTTTCACCACCAGGTGCCCAATTGGCTCTAAATGTGCTTGTTGTTGGTATACCTTTCACAAGGTCGTTCCAAGCACCATATACTATATCAACAGGTAATCTATCTGTTATCTTTTTCCATGCTTCCATGTCACCTGAAATATCAATATTAACATCCGCAGCCCTATCTACATCAATCCAATTATCTGATGCAGGGTTTAATTTAACTCTACCCAAAAATTTAACAACATTAAATGGATTTACATTTATTGTTCCTGAAGATAAATTCTGTTCTGCAAATGTAACAGAATTTGCGGCAATTGTTATGAATTGTCCAGAATCTAAACAATTTATTGAGTTTGAAGTATTTGAGTCATATTGTAAATTAAATTGACTTACATCGATTGATGGGCGCATTTCTTGTTTTTGTGAATCAATCGATGCTTTAAAGTCAGCATTTTCAAAGTCCATAACAGATTGACCTCTAAATGAATCTGTTATGATACCATTTTTAAATCTAGGTAAATTAGTCGTGTCTAATATTGACAAATCTTGCTTGTTTAATGTGTCTTGTTCAAGCAATGATAGTGTCGTATAATATTCAAGATTCTCAACACGCTTTTCAATGACACCAATATCACGCATTGTATAACGCTTATTTTCAACATACTCAACCGAAATGTTTGAAGTGTTTGCAACATATGGTGGATTATGCAACAGATAAATCGTCATTGCATCATTTGGATTTGCTGGTTCAACAGCATTGAGTGATGACTGTCCTGTTACGACTTCAAAATTACCATTTTTACGAACAATTACTCTATCAACTCTTGGTAAATAATATGAATAATCTGCACGAATATCGGAACCTATAACTGGTATTTCTGTTCCGATTGCACTTGATGTAATATTAAACGAAACAGTTCCTGAAGTATATGCACCTGAAGCATCTGCTCTTACTGGACGGAAATCTAAACAATCTCTTAGACTATATTCTACACCAGATTGGGATGTATATGTTGGAATTATTGAGTAATTTGGAATATAAGATGCATTTGTAAAGAAACCTGTTCCTGATGATGTATAGCGATTGTATCTTACAACAATTGGACCTGATGGTGGAGTTACACCACCTTTCAATACGATTGATGAATGGTCATAATAAGAATCTTTTTGACCTGTATTCAATGTATATTTGCTTGTAATATCTGTGCCACCTGTATTTGCAACAGCACTTCCATTAAAATCCAATACTTGAACAATCTCTGTTACATCAGTTACATATAGAGATTGTGCTGTTCCTGGTGTTTTTACAACAGCAGTATTAGCAATAGTTGTTTGTCCTTGTGCACCATAAACAAGTGCGGTACCAGAATTAACGTTAGCGGTTTGATTTCCGCTTGCACCAGAACCAGAACCATTTGCAGATGTTTGGACACATGGGTTACATGTTACATATGTTTTTACTTTTGCTGTTGGTGTAGAACTATCAATAGTTGCAACAATATTTGCAACCATATTGTTACCATTTAATACTGTTATTTTTTTACTTGTAGTATCAACTGTAGTAATTGCTGTTGCTGGAACTGTTTGACCAACACCATATGGACTTGTTCCTTGTGTTGTTACAATAATTTGATAGTTTTCAACCTTTGATGATGTTGTTGTCGAACTTACTAATGATTCACCTGATTGTAAAGTTAATGCTGGTGATTGAGAAGAAGTAAATGATTGATTTTCATATAATCTCTTATATGAATAAGACATATCAGTTATCGAATTATTTGCAATCCATTCTTCACCTAATTTGAAAATAATAGGTTCTAAAACAGTATCACTAATATATGCATCTTGATAAGTTGAAGCAAAATCTTTAGAATAATCGTCAATTTGTGCTGACGATACTATTTTTGAAGAACCGTTTAGTGATACAAAACTTTCTGCATCATTAAATTCAAAATCTATTGAGAATTGTGATGCTGATGTTGGTATACTTGCAAAAGAATCTGCTGTAGAAAAAGTAAGTGTTTGTGTTGCTACATCAAAAGATGTAATAGTTTTTGCATTTTCATCTGAACCAGTTCCTGTTGTAATTCTTAATTTTGCACCAGCATAAGCATTAGCAACATTTGAATAATACATGCCCGCAACAGTATTACCGATACTTACTGTTGTTGCAGTTGCAGTATTAACATTACCAATTATTGAATTATTAATATTAACATCAAATATTGAAGTCCTATAAACATATGTCTGTGAATTCTGTGTATTTCCAGAATCATACAAATATGACTTAATACGAACAGTTCCTATTTTTGTATTGCTATAGATTGCTGTGGTTGAATCATTAGCAATAGGAACACAATGAACATCCATTGTTGTAAGTGAATCTATAGGCAATGAACCATAATGATTTTTTGTATAAACATATTCACCATAGTCAGCCGTTATCAATTTATTGTTGACGCTTACAGTTTCTCTTGGTTTATCAACATTAATGTTTTCTGGGAATTTCTTTCTCACTTCATAACCATAAACATATGCGGTTCCTGTTGAAAGTGATACAACAGTTTGTGCAGTATTTGATGAATTATCTGATAATGAAATCAGAAAAGGTTCAACTGTATAATTGCCCGATTCATCATATGTTCTACGTGCAAATTCATCAGCCAAAACAGCATATTCAGGACTATCTTTTAATGATGTTAATTGACCGTTTATAAATCTTGCGATTTCAATAAATTGTGTTGTATCTGTCGAATCTAATGAACGAGAAGAAAGAGTTAAATTGATAATGTAACGGTCTGCACCAGGCGCTTGATAATTTGAAGAATCCATTGCAGGGTCAAGCAGAGTGGTATCATCATTTGTTGTTGATATAGATTCTGTAATTTCAAAACCAACTTTTGCATTTGCTGTTGTTGTATATTTTGAAACTGCAATTGTTTGCTTGTCATTTCTTATGAAGAATCCTTCATAAAACCAAATACCCTCATCAACGGAAAAAGTTAAACCATTTCCAACACCAGAAGTTGCAATTGTAGCAAATGCTGGTGATGTTTCATCAGTTTTTATTGTTTCACCTGCAACGAATGCATCACCTATGTCTTGAACGACCATTAGAGTTATTGGGTCACCAGTTCCCGCATCAGCAGCATATGCTTTTATTACTTTTGCTCTTTTCGATTCATCAGACGAATAGATTACCATATCTGAAAAATTATTAGCAATGATATCAGAACCAGAATAGCTTGAGTTTAATTTGAGATATGTTACTACTTGTTTTGTTTGTCCAGCACCATTTACTCTTGAACCGTTTCTAAAAACATGTTTACCAAAATTTCCAATTTGATTTTGTAACGATGTTTGGAGTTGTGTTAGTTCGCGTGATTGGACTGCATATCCAGGTTTAAATAAAACACGAAGATGTTTTTTGGCTTCATCAAAATCGTCGTAATATGGATTTGCATTGAAATTCGTATTGATTGTCATGTTATTTTCTTTTCCCTAAAAACGGATAACAAATTTTAAGTTTTCTGCTTGACCGTCTGTTCTTTGAGTTTTTGTGATATTTTCAACATAAAGTATATCACCAGTATATGGTTCAAGTTCTGGGTTTGCGTTACTCACAACAATTCTTCCTGTTGGATTTGTTGTATTACCTTTTAAAGGCGCTCCAATTGATATTGAACCTTTTACTCTTGTCAAATTTACATTATTAGTGCCCTGTCTGTTTACAAAACCACTAAATGATGCTGCTGATTCTGAAGTGCCTTGATAAACAAACTCGTCTAAATTATATGATGAACCACCCAATAATGATACATTACTTGTCTGTGATATAACACTATTTGCATTTGCTACTGTATCAGAACTTGTCTCACCATATTTATTTGGGTTTATTAGAATACCATATTGGCGATATGTTGTATTTGAAGAAATTAATCCACCTTCTGTTGAATCGACTTCACCAATTTTTTCAACAATCATAACATTTGATGCGCCAATATCTCTTGCTGGATTAAAACCGTGTCCAAATTTAGGTGGTAATATTACTCTTGCATTTGCGCCAGTTCCTGTTCCATATAAAGTAACATTACATCTGGTATAATTTTTACCATTGGTTGTTATTGTTACTTTTCCAATTGTATTTGATGATAGAGTGACATCTCCAACAACAGAATCACCATCTCCATCAAAATATGCTCTGGTTTTTAGTGATATATTATTCGAACTACCACCACCAGATGCAATTGTTTCTGTTGAAAGTGTTATTTTCTTATTTACAACATCAAATGCTGTAACATAAGTTCCGTTTGCAATCCCTGTTCCTGATATCGACATATTTACAGCAATATTTGACGCAGAATAGCTTGTATCTGAAATAGTCAAATTAGAACAACTTGTGGAAAAAGAACTAACATTTATTGAAGTATGATAATAGCCAGTACCAGCATTATCAATATTTACGGTTGTTATTTCACCATCAACAGGTATAGTATCCGATGTGCTATAATCTAACTTTGACTGTGATGATGGTGCTGGTATCCATGTATTTGATAAAAACTTATTTGATGGGCGAACATTATACAAATATTTCCAAATATAACCATCATTTGTTGAAATATTCCCGTTTGATGATAAATTTTGACCTGTTGGTTGAACTGTTGAATTAGCTGAAGAATTGTTTGATAGACACAAATAAACATTTCTATCAGTAGTTATAACATACATCGGTTTAAGATTCTGTGATGTATTTGACGATAGTAGAGTATCCAATGTTATAGTATCATCAAATTGACGATATTTTGTATTCCCTGTCCAATCAACTCTTGCTGCAACTAATTCTACATCATTTCCTGTAATCTTTTTTGCAGCATACATGTTATTCCATACTTGTTTTTCTGCTGCAACAGTATCAGAAATGATATCGGGTGACGATTCATTGGCATAAGGAACATGATTTCCAATGAAAACATATCCCAAAGTAGCTGGTTCTGGTTCAAAGAAAGATTCCTTGAATTGCTCTGCATTATTATAAGATATTTTTTTAGATGTATATGATGGCATAGTTTTCTATTTATCTCAATTTAAAATAACAATACTTTCATTATTTGTCGTTATTGAAAATGCTGATGTAACAGCAAGATTTGTATTGCTTATAATACTGCTTATTACTCTAATTTCAGAGTTAATTGCTATCTGTGAACCTATATTGAAAATTACGGTATTAGCAACATTAAATTTGGTATTTGTTCCTGTCACATAGATGCTATTATTGACAACATTTGCTGTGCCAGAAATGGTAACTGATGAATTCGAATATGGAACATTACTTTCAACATAATTTGGAATATCTAATTTGGTTATTTCGGCATATGCTCTATAACCTGCTGGATGAATTAGTTGTTTGAAAATGCTCTTATATTTTGCAAATTCCTCTGATGTTGTTGTCACATATGAATAATCAACATAATAATTTCTTCCCTGTAATTTTCTATCAGATGATGATATAATACTGTCTGAAGATGTCCATCTACCTGGTAATGATTCATATGTTGCAAATACATTCGCATATGCTGTAGCAGTTCCATCACCTTTATTTGTTAAATCGATAGCAGGAACATACTTCAAACCAACACCATTATCAGTAATAATAATTTCTTGTATTTCACCTGGTTTATTATTACCTGAAACAACAGATAAATCTTCACCATCGCCCATTATTGATGTGACAGAAATATTTGCACCCGAAGCTGATAAATTTGAAACTGAAACTGTCGGTAATTTATCTTGTCTATAGTTTTGTCCACCAAGAAGATACTTGTTCCATAAACGTATTTTCTGTGATGTTGCAGTTTGTCCAAAATGCGTATTTACATTTAGTGAAGTATCTGATGCTATGACAGAAACAGTTCTTGTATTATTTCCTATTTTTATTTTGTTACCAACTTTTAATTCAGTAGTAAATAAGGTACCTGTTCCAACAACCATAACATTTGATGATTGTATGTTTGCTGTTCCCGTTAATTTTGGTGGAACAAATTCAACTTTTGTAATTGAACCTGTAGCATTTACAGAAGAAACTTCACCCTCTGCACCTATACCCAATGACATAGGTTTATTTGTAAAGACTAATTCATCACCAACAGAATAACCAGTGCCACCATCATGTATCACCATTTTACCCAAAGAACCAAATGTATCAATTTTAATCAATGTATAAGATGCTGTATTTGCTGTTAGTGGTGCAATATTTACTGTAGCTGGCGCAGCATTTAATACAGGAGATGTAACAACTACAGCATTTGCTACATTGATACTAACAATCGCTATTTCACCTATACCAACATATGATGTATTTGATAAAACTGTTGATATATTACTATAAAGATTTGAACCACCGCCAGTATTTCCAGTAAAATGCCAATCACTTGCACTCAATATTGTATTTGTTGGGTCAACATCACTAATAATATCAGAATATATTGTAAAAGTATTTGCAGTATTTGCACCCGTATTATCTACAGAACTTACTGAAAATAAAAATTGTGTGGGTAAATAATCAACAGCAACTATACTTGAACCAACATTAAATCCGGCACCACCGTCATTTACATTTATTTTTGATACTGTTCCTTTAAAAACTTTTGAAATTAGTGCTGAAGGTGTTCTTACTGATTCAGGTGAACTTATAAGAACTGGGTCACCTACATTGTAATTTGCACCACCATCAATAACTGTTATCGATTTAAGTGATGAATATGTTTGTAGTGAAACATCAATTAATTCATCGTTAGGACCAATAATATCTGTTGTTAATTTTTCACCAAAATCAAATTCACCATCAAGAGTTTTATTATTAATATAAAATTCAACAACTAATTGATTATTGATATATCTTGATGAAGTTTTTTCAACGATTGCTGTTGCACCCGATGTAACGCCATTTATTTTACGATTTGAGAAAATATTATAATTTAGATTGTTATAATAAACTAAAACTTTTTCACCATTTGGTATAGCACTATCAAAAGCAATTTTTTGTGATTCTGGTCTTAAATAAACTGATGTCGTATTCAACAAAGACGCATATTTTGTTCTATTTGAAAGAATTGTAGGATTAAATATATTCTCAATATAGTCTTTAATTGAATTTGATATAGTTGCTCCATTATACCACTGATTGTATATTCCAGCATCAGCAGAAGTTACTAACCCACTATTATTCAAATCACCTAATTTTCTTCCATTAATCGACTCGTTTAATAATGAAAAATATGGCTCTATCGAAACAGCAGCATCTAATAAATGTAAAGCCATTTTTGAATAATCTACTGATACTATTGATATATCAGTATTTTGTGTTGGCTTTTCAATTAAATAAAATTCTTTATTCGTGCCATCGCTTTGATATTCTGAATATATGTCTGTCGTTATACGAATAATATTTTCAACTAACCATTTACCATCCGATGCTCTTAATACATTATTTTTGGGGTAATTTACTTCAAGTTCTTGCCCAAACAACATTCTGAATAAAAGTTTGAACGACTTTTCAGAACCTTTTGAAAGATATAATGGTAACACATGTTTAATCAAAAATGCTTTATCAACTGCAACATCTTTTGGAAATAAACTTGCAAAGGTATTAAAAAATTGTTGTTCAAACTCATCTATAGAATAATCAACATCTGAAATATAACGAAGATTTTTAGCTTCTGCTATTAAATCATTTTTTTCACCAGTTTGTTTCTGTTCCAAATACTCATAATATGCTTCAAGAAATGTTTGAAATAAAGGATATTCTTCACGAACGAATTCGGGAAGTTGTCTGTTTATGAGTATCGAAGTTTTTAAATCTGTAGCCATTATTAAATCTTAACTAATTCAGTTGAAATTGCTGTTGGGTCTTCCACATCGATGGAAATTATTGTATTTCTAAATGAATCAACAATACCTCTTTGCGATTCTATTGTAAGTCTTAACAATGAATCAGAAGTATCTGCTGAAATAACTCTTAAATCATTAAGCTGAACTACACCACTATCATAATTTATCGAACCAATATTATCGTTTATAATCTGTCTTTGTGCGTTATCATCAAAATAAACTAAACGTAGAGTTCCCTGTCTGCCATCCAAAATAGCTAATCCAGTTGCACCATTACCACTACCACCAGAAATAGTAACGACAGCGCGTGTATAGTTAATTCCGCGATTTAGAACATTAATACTTTGTATTTTACCATTGACTATTACTGCTTCGGCTGTTGCACCAGTGCCATCTCCAGTGATAGTGACTGTTGGTGTAGTCAAATAACCTGTTCCAGGATTTAATACTGATATAGATGAAATACCTGTAAACGATTCGGGTGTTTCTTCTATTTGAACTTTTCTTAAAACACCTAGAATATCATATGCCGAAAATTCAGTTGATTGTAATTTATTTGTTGTAGTTCCGCGATGCAATGGTGCTGCAAAATCGATTGTATAGTTTGCTGATATTCCGATTTGAGGTTCAAATCTTTTCTGCAATCTTAAAATTACTTCAGAACCCTTAATCGCATTAGTATCAATAGAATCAATTGCATCTTGTAATTTTGATAGAACAAAAGATGAAGCAAATTTATTCAGATATGTTGTATTATAAGAAATTACGGCATTTTTAATTGCTGTTTTTAATGCATCCGAACTTAATGAAGTTTTTGTTGGGTCATATTCAACATAATTCTCAACAACAAGATAAAGAAATTCAGGGTCACGTATTTCAGGTGTTGTTGTAACAATAGCTTTAGGTTTAATTATTTCATCAATAATTCTTTGCTTTTCTGTTTCGGAAATATAATAACCTGTTTTAGGTTTTAATGAAATGAAAACTTTACCATAAACAGGTATTGTTTCATCTTCACCGCCCCATACAGATAGTGAATCAATACTTGGATAACTCTTTAGTAAATATGATTCATAGTCTTTAAATGTGACCAATCTATTTTGTGTTGAAAATTGCGCTGCTGCTGAGAATTTAATATTATCGACAGATTCCCTATCTGAACCACCTGCTGCTGCTGAAACTGGACTAATTATAAATTCATTTATAGATTCCAATCCATCTGTAGTCACACTTGAACCCGCTATAAAATTGTTAGCTTTATTCGCATTATCACCACTTGTTATGACATATGAAACTATAACAACCGCACCATCAGGTAAACTTGCACCAACAGAATCATTACCAAAATATATCTGATAAAATCCTGCTTTATTTTCTTGTATGAAAAATGCTTTTGATGTTGATGTAATATCAAGAATTTCAGTAACTCTTTGATATGAATTTATTGATGTGCTTGATGATGATGGTTTGACAGACACCTTTAATGTTTGTATATCTATATTTGCATCTGGTAATGAGAAAACCTGTTTTGGATTTGTCGCTGCATTATAACTATAATTATAAGTGGTATAATTACCCTCATATATCTCAAGATTTTCAAAATAGAAAGAAGTATTTGATTTTGTTGCGATTGTATCTTCCAAAACTACAAAATTATAAGATTTACCATCTATTAAATTTGACATGAAAATGTAACCAGCAGGAAGTGTCAATGTATCTGCTGTATTCGATGATGAGTTGGCAGTAAAATTAATTGTAGCAACAGGACATGTCATTGAATAAGGTAAATAACCTAATGTTTTCGCATGAGATACTACAGAATCTCTTAATATTGCAGTATCTAAGAAAGATTCATTTGCAACCATGTTCAAATAATAAGCGTTATAATGTGTATTATAAGCTAGTATATCTAAAAGGACAGAAAGTCCAGAACCTTCAAAATCATAATCTGTAAATTCAGATTGTTGATTTAAAAAAGTTTTTAAATTTTGCTTGATTGTATCGAAATCAAGTTCTGTTATGCGTAAACGGTCAGCCATTTTATCTAATTCGTTCTAAGAAAAAGTTTATTGTTATTGGGTTTGGTAAATTCACAATATAAAATTCTAAAGTAACTCTATATCCATTTTCATCGGGTGCAGGAGTAGCTATCACTTTTGATACACTTACTCTGGGTTCAAAATTATCTATAGTCTCTGATATCTCACGTTCAATTTGTGCTCCATTAATATCATCGACATTTTCAAACAAAAGTCGTTTTACATTACTTCCCAAAACAGGATTAAAAGGTCTTTCATAGTGATTTGTCAGAACCAAATTTTTCACTGAATTGGTTATAGCATATTCATTTTTAAATTTATTGATATCTTTTTTTACTGGATGAACTTTAAAATTTAAGTCCAAATCAGAAAAAATTCTTGTTGTTTTAATATTTACGGTAGCCATGTTCTATTTATTCTTAATCTCCAACATAGACGTTAGGTGAACCACTTGCAGTTGCTGGCGCACAATGTGGACCACCAGGTATAGGACAAAGACCATCAGGTTCAGCATTATCTGGACTATGATTTACAACCATTTTTTGATTGATAAAAACGTTCTTACATGCAGCTATTAAATTACCACCACTATGAGTATTTGGGTCACCATTAACTGCAACTAAAAGACTATTTGCAAATACTGTTGATTGACCAACAACAACTGTTGATGCACCACAAATTCTAGAATCTGTATTTCTATGTATCTGTGCCATTATGGATTCAAATCTATTTTAGGCGCAATAAATGTCATCGTTCCACCTGATTGAACTGTATATGTTCCTCCAACTTGCATATTCACATTTCCATCAACATAAACAGTCACATCACCCTTTACATAGACTTTTTCATTACCAACAACAACAGTAAATTTGTCTTTTTGAATTCTTTCTGCTCTATCACCAGCAGGACCCCATTCTATATAAGAACCAGACCTATGATACAAATGAACTCTTTCATTATCTTTCGTATCATCAAATTCCATCGCATGACCAGATTCTGATTCATATACATTATTATATGGATACTTTGCGTTATAGTATGGGTCTGGTTCAACTTTGCTTGCTTTTTTAGCTTTTTTCATCGAAACGATAGAATCATCGATACTCTCATTTCGGGCTAAACGTGAAGTTGTTGGTTCATCTAAACGTCTTGGGTATCCAGTTGCAGTTTCGTTTGGTTTTACTGGTGCAGCAGATAGTTCTGTTTCATTTCTCGGGTCATTATATGGTTGTTGATTATTAGCTTTTCTCAAAGGTATTTTTGGAAATATACCCATAATCACACGTTCTTGAGCATTTTCTCCGTCCATGAAGAAACCCATAACCATATCACCCTCTTTAATCGCATATGGATTTGGATTATTAATAGGTAATAAAGGCATAGCCCATGGTAATGATTCTGTCGGTGCTTGCATTTTGTTATCAGAATCCCATCCAACACAACGAACTCTGCAACGACCCATTTTTAGAGGGTCTTGACGACTCTCAACAACACCAGTCCACCATACAAAACCATCTTTACCAGCAAATTTTTGTTCTTTATCTGACATATTAATAATCTAACATTAGTCTGGTTTCTTCCAAACTGCTTGCTGGAATAAATGGGTTTTGTGTAGAAGTTGTTGCTACTTCAATAGCTGTTTCGTGTTTGTCAAAACCTATAACATGTCTTGATGCTAAAATAATATATTTACCCGACAAAGTTTCATCTTTTGAATTTATACCTTTGTTGTGTTTTGAAAAACTTGGTGCATTTATATAAACATTGAAACCTGAACTTAGCTGGAAATTACCAGGCATTAGAAGTTTCAATCTTCTCGACATTAAATTACCTATCAGTGATGCTCTCTGAAACATAAATGATTCATAATTTTCTTCTTTTGATAATGATGTGGGGTCATTATTTTTAATATAATTACTTAATTGTTTTGCGGCACCAAATACATTCATCATTTTTTTCGAATCGAATGCTTGAATATTTGTAACTCCATCTCGATTCTCTATTACAGAAACATTTGGGTTTTTATTTCCATGTTTCATATCTGCAAAGACATCGCCGTAACTTATATTCTTATTGGCTATCACACCCGTCATTGGGTCAAACCCTATAAATTTACCAGCATTTACACCATCACGAATTCTCTGATTTTCATCCACTTGTTCTACCATTTGCATCGCTCTTGCCATTTTCATTTCGTCTATGGGGTCAGCATCTTTTTGATTTTTTAAATCAAAAATAATGTCGAGAACTTGCTCTTGTGTCAATAATGTCGATAGTGATGCAAAATTATAACCTATAACATTTTGAAAAAATAAAAAGTTAGGTGAATTTTGTATATCGATTGACCTTTTTGTGCACCATTGAATGGCATCAATAGGTCTTAAATTAGGTATTACAATTTTTTTAATACCTTTTGTATTCTCATAAAGACCCTTATAATTATTTTTTGGTATTTTTAAATAGTTCTCAAGTATTCTTTTTACTATAGATGAGTATGTGCCTTCAAAAGATTGATTTATTTTTTGTTGGTCTGAAAACATTAATTCATCAGAAACAAAATGTAAAATATATTGTTCGTTGGTAAGATTTGTATTTTTTCTGTCAGATTGTTTATAAATTCTAAATGCTTTTTTGAATCTAGCAACAGGAAATTTTGCACTCTTTGATATCTCAATTAAAATTGATTCTGAACCATCAAACATTAATTTATTTGCAAGTCCTATAGAATCTGATATTAACAAATTTCCAGACATAACAGGAACAAGCATCGAATCAAATATATTCAACTCAATGAATAAGTTTGTTATGTCAATTTTACCAGATTTAGTAACTATAGATAATTCTATAATTTTAAAATCAGTAGCTTTTCTGAAAAAGTTCATAGAGAAATTACTCTTTTAAATTCTTCTTCGACTTGCGTAACAAATTCAGGTTTAAGTAAATTAATTTCTCTTTTTTCTTCATTCGTTTCAACTTCATAATCATAATATGTTTTTTTCTCTTTTGATGTTGTTACTGTAATTACATTACCGTCTTGTAATGTATATGTATTTGATGAACTCGCAACGTTTGCATATGTATTTGCATCAACTTCAATTTTTTCAGTCGTTATTGAACCTGTAGAAGAACCATCAGCAACAGATGTTTTAATAATTTTGTAATATGAATGTGTATTATTGACACTCATCGCCCATGCTAACCCAGTTTGGACTGTTGTATTTGCTGCACCATTTGCTGAATATTTTTTATCGACATAATCAATGAAACTATTGTAACTTAAAGGCCATTCGTATTGTGGGTCAATAATGTCATTAAACATTAAAACAATCCAATGTCTTTCAACGTCACCATAAAATTTATAAGCAATAATTTCTGGTGTATCACCTTCTCTTATTTGATATGGGTAAAACACAAGAGAATTATTTTTAAATTTTTGTTCAAAACCAAATCTTGCAATAATATTCGTTACTGTATCTAATCCATTAACACTCGTATTACCTGAGTAATATACGGAAGGATAATAATTGAAAAATTCTGCCATATTTTATCCGCCTAAAGTTTCCTCTCTTATTAAATCTTTATTAAAATCATCTTTTGTTAGATACTTTGTTTCTTGGAATTGTAATTGAACATTAATATGAACTGGCATACCTGTTCTACCATAAGTAGGAAAATTTTCTCCAGGAACTTCATATGTCTGAAATCCTTCAGGTGCATAGTTCACATCAATAGTTTTCAAAATACAATTTGAAGCTATTGGTGGTATATTTGGATTTTCACGTCCACCATAATAAAATTTTATATCAAATTCTGAAGGAGGAACTAGAAAACCACCAACTTTTATTTTTCCAGTTTCTATTTCGGGTTTTGATGGTGCTTGATGATATCGTAATCTTTCAATTATTCTTTGGACTTCAAGAGCCTCTTTTTCACTTCTAGGGTAAAAATCAAAAGTAAATTGAAACGTTCTAAAATTTGGTCCACTATAAATCATTTCAAGCATTGGATTTGGAACAGCACCAGTTGCACCAAGTAGCGCAAGTTTTCCAGTATTTTTACTACCTAAAGCAGAAGCAACAGCTTCTCCACCTTTTTGGCCAACGGCGGCACCAACTGATGCTAAACCCGACCCAACGCCTTTCATAAGTGCTACCACTTTACTTTCATTTTTTGCTGCTTCTTTGTATTGTTCTAACGCAGCATCAATACCACCTGCAACTTTACCAGCAAGTTCACCGCCAATATTAGCATCTGCATAACCCTGACTATATTGATATAAAACTGTATCGGGCATATACAATGCAATCGCATCTTTCGTCAATCTTGTAGTTTTTCCTGAAAAAATAGACTCACCTTTTATTTTATTAATTGAATTGTCTATTAATCCTTTTGTTGCCTGAGAACTTCCATTAAACTGTCCGTTACCTAAAACGTTATCTAATGAGCTCCCCATACCAGAAACTGCATTTTTGAATGATTGAAATATATTGCTTATACCTGCACCAGAATTTATTTGATTTGCTATCTCATTACCATAACTTTTTAAATTATTTGTTAGATTTTGTATTGAGTTTCCAGAACCAGAACCTGAAAATGATACTCCACCCCTACCTTGACCAAAGTCATTTGCATTTGTGGGTATATCATCTTTTTGTAATGCGTTTTTTATCGCACCACCAACACCAACTTGTTCTCTGATATAAAAAACTACATAATGACTCTTATCATAGTTTCCCAAATCGATTGGATAACGATAAGTAGACCTCTGAAAATCAGAACTAACCAGTTTTTCTAATGGTCCACTTCTGACCTCATTTTTATTGAATTTTATGTCTGAAAAACCAAAAAGAGCCATTTTGATTCCTAATAAGTTAGATAAGTATTATTTATGTCATATAAAGGTAGATTTACACCAAAATACCCTCAAAAATATAGAGGTAAAGTCAACGATATAGTATATCGCTCTAATTGGGAACTTAGAGTGATGAAGTGGTTGGATGAAAATTCCAGTATCATCTGGTGGTCATCCGAAGAACTAATTATTCGCTATAAGTCGCCAATAGACCAGAGAATACATAGATATTTTCCGGATTTCGTCATTCATACAAGAAAAAAAGACGGTAATGAGAAAACTATGGTTATAGAAATAAAACCATATAAACAAACTCAAAAACCAACACAAAAGCGTAAAACAAAAACATATTTAGAAGAAGCTAAAACATACATTGTCAATCAGGAAAAATGGAAAGCAGCCGATATATTTTGCCAAGAACATGGATGGCAATTTATTGTATTAACTGAAAAAGATTTAGGCATAAGATAAATAGATAATGGCTAAAAAATTAATAGACAGAATACAAGAATCCCTTGCGAAAGAGGGTTTTAAACCTAGAACAAATGCTTCTAGACAATGGCTTCGTGCTAAAGTTAAAGAATTAAAACCAACGTCAGATACTTTGATGAGAGATAGAGAAAGATTAAAACAAAAATCTCTTTTAGGTAGAATGTATTTTTACTACTATGACCCAAAAACAAAAGATAAATTACCATACTATGACACATTTCCATTGGTTATACCTATTGAAAGATATAACGATGGATTTTTAGGTCTAAATCTACATTATATACATCCAAAACAGAGAATAATTTTGTTGGATAAGTTAAGCACAACATTAACAGATGATAATTATGATGAAAAAACCAGATTACGTGTAACATATCCACATTTGATTGCAACATCAAAAGCATTTGAAGCCATGCCATGCATCAAAAGATATCTATTTAATCATATAGAATCAAGATTTCTAGAAATAAACGCAAGCGAGTGGGATATAGCAGTAATGTTGCCTGTCGAGAGTTTTGTGAATGCTTCAAAAAATAAAGTATTTTACGATTCAAGGAAAAAATTCTAATGTCGTTTTCACCCAATCTGTTCCTATCAAATATACGCGGCAAAGATGGACTTGCAAAACCATGTCGTTTTCAAGTAATATTACCAATTCCAAATGTAGTTAATAATTCTATAGGTAATTCAATTATAGAAAAAATATTAAATTTTCCAAATTCCATTTTTACTGATGTCACTGATGCCATAACTTCTGCTGTGGGTGGTGCTAAAGACGCACAAAACAGTGATGCTAAATCGACAACAACGGGTTCTCTATCACGTTATTTGTCTTTACAGTGTGAATCAGCCGAATTACCAGGCAGAACATTACAAACTGCTGATGTAAAAATTTATGGACCAATTTTTAAAGTGCCATATCAAAGTGTATATGGTGATACAAATCTAACTTTTTTATGCACAAACGACTTTTATGAAAGAAAATTATTTGATAGATGGATGGAAGCAATTCATCCATCTGATACAAACAACGTCAGATATGCCAAAGGTGAAAATTCAAGATATCTGACAAATATAAAAATAATTCAATATGATGATTTTATAAAACAAATATATGCGGTTGAATTAATAGATGCATTCCCTATAGGAATAGCATCTCAAGCACTAAATTGGGGTGAAGAAGGTTTTCATCGATTGGGTGTTCAATTCGCTTATCAAAAATACAAAACATTATATAACGGTAACTATAATCTTGGAGAAGCGGCTACGGCGTTATTTGGTTCAGCAGCTTCAAGATTATTACCTATAGGCACAGCACTAACACTATAACTTTAACGTGAGGATATTATGTCATTACCAAAAATAGATGTACCAACATATGAGTTGAAATTAATTTCGACAGGAAAATCTATAAGATTTCGTCCATTTCTTGTAAAAGAACAGAAATTGTTTTTTATGGCCTCAGAATCACCTGACCCTAAAGAAACAATAAATGTAATCAAACAAGTATTAAAAAATTGTATTCTTGATGATATCAATATCGATGATTTACCTGTATTTGATTTAGAATATGTTTTCGTAAATCTTCGTGCAAGGTCTGTGGAAGAAATAGTAAACTTAAAATATAAGTGTAATAATATTGTGGGTAAAGACGACAAAGGTGATGATAAGAAATGTAATAATGTCGTTGAATTTGATGTGAATTTATTGGATATCAAACCAATAGTAAATCCAGAACACTCAAATAAATTTCAATTGACAGAAAATCTAGGTATTTGTTTAAAATATCCTACATTTGAAATGATTGAAAAATATGAGGGTAAAGAGTCTGGTGATGTAATGTTGGAAATTCTAACGGATTGTATTGATTACTTATACGATAAAGACCAAATTTATTATGCGAAAGATTCAACAAAAGAAGAACTTCGTGAATTTGTTGATAATCTCCAGCAAAGAAATTTAGAAAAAATACAAAAATTCTTTGAGACTGTTCCTGAATTAAAAAAAGAAGTTGAATTTAAATGTAATAAATGTGAATATGCTGAAAAACTTACTATTAAAGGCATAGAAAATTTTTTCGGCTAGTTGTTCGTTATGATACTCTGAGTAATTACTATCAGACTAATTTTGCGTTGATGCAGCATCACAAATATAGTCTGACTGAACTTGAAAATATGATTCCATGGGAAAGAACAATTTATGTTGGTCTTTTGGTAGACTATTTGAAAAAAGAAAAAGAAAGAATAGAATTACAAAAACAGACAAGAAAAAAATAAATGCAAAAAAGTAAACCCATTGCAGAAATTTTAGCGAAAGAATTAGGTTATAATAACGCTAAAGAACTCAGAGCAGCACTTAGAGCAAGAGATAGTGGTGATTGGGCTCAAAATGTAAAATCAAACCTTGAACAGGGTGTTGGTTTTAAAGAAGCATTTTCAAGTGCAACTCAATCAAAAATATCATCCATCAAAGAAACCTTTTCAATGAAGGGTGTTAAGAAATTTGGTAAAAACGTTAAAAAAGAATTTTTTAAGGGAGATGATATCTTTTCCGCTTACATGAGGGGAAAGATGAGAAAAAAAGGGAATGATGAAAAAGATGCCGAAGAAAGTTCTGGTGATTCAAAAACATCTTTATCAGAAGATTCAGTTTCATATCTAAGAATTATTGCTAAAAATTCTATATCATTGCATAATATGGCAAGAGATGTGAATGTTCTTCGTCGTAATATTGTCGAACTTGTGAATTTAAAAAAACCTAAAAAGAAAGGTGAAAAGAAAAATACTTTTGGTGGTGAAGCTGACAAATACTTTAAAAGTGCTGATGAAAAAGAAGCACTACTTGAAGCAGAATTGAATAAGGGTAAGAAAAAAACTACTCCAACACAAGAAAAGAAAACAGAAAAAAAAGATGAATCTGAAAGTGGTGGTGGATTTTTAGATTCCATCATGAATATGTTTAAAGGTGGATTATTAGAATCACTTTCTTCATTACTTAATCCAATGACAATATTGAAATTACTTGGTAAAATATTTGTTATAGGAACAATAATTGCATCATTATTTAAAGGTATAACAGCAGCATTTGATGCATGGAAAGAAACGGGCAGTTTAAAAGAAGCAATTATTAGCGGTCTTGGCGCAATTGTCGAATTTTTATCTTTTGGTTTTTTTGGTAAAGATACAATACGGGACTTATTCGATAAAGTTGAATCGTTTATTGGACCAATGATTGACACTATCAAAGATGTTTATTATAAAATAAAAGATTGGATTGTGAACAATTTGGGTATACCAAAATTTAAAGTTTTTGGTTATGAAGTTGGTCCTTGGTATCCATTCAAATCGGACCCTAAAAGTGAAGCAGATGAAATATCTAAAAGAACCGAAGATGTAAAGGGTGAAGGTGGCAAATCAGGTGGCGCAGGCGCAACAGGAACATGGAGTGAATCTTCAAAAAATGATGCCACTCAAGTTCAATTAATTGGTGGAGAAAGTATTAAACTACAAGAAGGTGTTACATATAACGGTAACACTTTTATGTATAAGGGTGTTCCATTTAACGCAAGCAATCAAAAAGAAATGAATGCTATGATTGCAGCAATTGATAATAAATCTATTGTTGAAATTCCAAGTGAAAATAATGTTAAAGTTTTTAATGGAATGACAGGTGAAACAAACGTAGTAGAAAAGAAAACAGATACAACTCCATCACCAGCAACAACTTCATCAGCAGAATCAGCATCAGCATCAACACCAACTGCTGCTGATGCTGGAAGTGGTGGCAGTGCTTCAGGTGGTTTAGGTGTTAGTGCTACTGGTACCGGAAGTGTTGCTGGTTCCGAAGGCGCTGCTGGTTCTGAAGGTTTAATATCCGGTGGTCCATCAGCACAAACTATGACACCAACACAAGAAGCTGATTCCGGACAACTATCAAGTGCAGAAGCATCTAATTTGGGTTCACAGATAAGTCAACAATCTTCAGATTTATCAGAAGCACAGCGAATGGAATCAGCAGCAGAAATAGGAAATGTAATAAACGCACCTACAACAAATAATACATCTGGTAATTTAAGTGAAGATAAATCATCACCATCAATAGTTGATGTTTATGATGCAGAATTGGCAAAAAGACTTTTAGCAGCGTAAAAATATGGAAGAACAAGACAATAAAAAATCTTTAGTCGATACATTCTTACGAGTTATCGCAAAACACTCAATCTCTCTACACATGATGTCGAGAGATATGAACGTCGCTCGCATCAACATTCAAAAGTTGGTAAAACTTGAAGGTGGTAAAGTTCGTGATAAACCAGACGCAATGTGGAAAAGTGAAGAAAGACTAGATGCTGAATTAGAAAAAGAAAAAGAAAAATTAAAACCACAAAAAGTCGAAAAAACTGAAGTAAAAGAGAAAAGTTTATTTGAAAAAATTTCTGGTAAAATTGGAGATAAAATTAGTTCTCCAATTAAAAAAGCAAAAGATGTTATCTTTAATATTTTTAAAGGTTTATTTAATCCAAAAAATATTTTAAGTGTTTTGGGTAAAATTGCATTACCTTTACTTATATTAACAACAATTTGGCAAGGTATTGTTGGCGCATGGGAAGCATATCAAGAAACAGGAAATATAGGTGACGCTTTTGTTGGTGCAATAGGACAAATAGTAGAATTCTTTTCAGTGGGTTTAATCGACAAAGAAATGGTCAAAGGATTCTTTAACTCAATACAAGATTTAATAGCACCCCTTGTAGATTCTGTAGGTAATTTCTTTGGTTCAATAGGAAAATGGTTTGCAGATAAATTTGCATTCGTAGGTTCATTATTCGGAACAAAATTAGAACCGAAAACTGGTGATGCTGGTGATAAAGCGAATGAAGAATTAAAAAGAAAAAGAGCAGAAGAAGATAAACAACAAAAAGAAGCTGCACAACAAGCAAGAGATGCTATAGAAGCTAAAAAATCTGCAAAACAAAAAAGTCAAGAAAAAAGGGCTGAGGCTCAAGCTGCTCAAGCGAAAAAAGCTGAAGAAAAAGGTGCACCAGCGCCCGTAACTGGTAAAGGTGGTAAAAGTGCAGGTGCTGGTGCAACTGGAACATTTGAAGCACCCGCAACAGCACCAAAAACAGCAGAAAAAAAAGAAACTGCGCCTTTAAAGAAACCATCATCACCCGGATTTTCTGCTGGTAAAAAAGCGATGATTGATGCGATGGATAAAAAAGGTATAAAAGACCCAAAACAAAGGGCTCAAATATTAGCACAAACTGCACACGAATCTGGTGGATTTAAACATACTCAAGAATTGGGAAATGAAAAATATTTTCAAAAATATGAAGGTAGAAAAGATTTGGGAAATGTTAATCCTGGCGATGGATTAAAATTTATAGGCCGAGGTTTTTTGCAAACCACAGGAAGAACAAATTATCAGCAATTTAAAGATAAATTTGGTGTTGATGTAATTTCAGACCCATCATTATTAGCAAAACCTGAATATGCAGCAGAATCCGCATTATTTTGGTTCGATAAAAATGCAGGTAAAGTTAGTAAATTAAGTAAGGGAGATTGGAGTAATACAGAAGCAATAACACGCGCTGTCAATGGTGGTTTAAACGGTTTAGATGATAGAAAAAAATATTTTGATTTATTTAAAGATGACCCTGAAGTTACCGGAATACCTTCAAATGTCGTTACATCAGGAACAGGAACACCAATACAAACTGGTTCAGGTGGATTTTTAACAACTACTCAAACTGATGCTAAAAAAGAAGAACCAAAAGGTTCTGGTGATGATACTGCAAAATATCCAACAAGTGGCGGACAAGCAAAAGTAACTTCTATGTATGGATGGAGAAAACAACCCGCAGGTCCAAAACAAGGAGAAAGAATATTTCATGGCGGTATAGATTATGCAGGTGTTCCAAAAGGTTCACCAATTCAAATATTAGCTTCAGGTAAAGTTTTAGAGGCAACATCAAAAACTGGTTATGGTAATATGATTGACCTTTTGATTAATGGAGAGGTTTTAAGATTTGCTCATTTAGATTCTATGAATGTTAAGAAAGGTGATGATGTAACACCAAAAACAATTATCGGTACATTAGGTAATACTGGAATAGGAACTGGACCACATTTACATTTTGAACATCGTTCAAAATCTTCATATCAAGATGCTGAAGTAGCAACTTTCGACCCATTAAAATCTGGTGCACCTAATTTAATCGCTATTGGTGATAAACCAGTAGAAATGAAAGAATCTAAATCTGAAGGTGGTTTAGATTCTTCAGGCTCAAAAATAGCAGCGAATTCTGTTGATATATCAGCAGCACAAAGACAACAACAAAAACCACAAACACCAATTATTGTTAATGCACCAACTACAAATAATAATGTAGTCACAACTAAAAAACAAAATTTAATTGTTAAAAATAATAATGTAGCTGGCTCTTATGCCGCTGCTGCTGCATAAAAAACCCCACCGAAGTGGGGTTGTAAAAAACATATCAAGTATGTTTTAATCTGCTTTTGCTAGACCTTTGAAGTAGTCCAAATCTTCATCTTCTTCGGATGCAAGATTAACACTTGATGTTGCTTTAAAAGGAACGTCAATACTTTCTGCAACATCTTCGGCTTTGCTCTTGACTGGCATACCATCAAAACCCAATGCTTTATCAAGTCTAGCACGAATCTGGTCATAGGATTTAAATTTAGATGGGTCAGTAAACTCTTTCAACGAGTGTTCTGATTTCCAAATCTTTTCCAATTCAGCATCATCATTTTTCAAAGGACCAACTGCATCAAACTCACTTTTATCATAATTACGATAACCCTCAACATTACGAATCTTCACTTTGAAGTTTGCACCAGTCCACAAGTCAAACGGATTCAAAGGCGTTTCATCAGCAAATTCAGGATTCATTGCTTCGGTAATCTTATCAAAGATTTTCTTACCGAACTTGAACAATTTAACTTGTCCTTCGTTTTCTTTATTTGCTGGGTCTGAAACGATGTAGATATTTGCAACGTAATTCAATTTACGTTTTTGTTTGCGAACGATATCTTTGTTTGCTTCGATACCAGAATTCCACAAAGTAGAATTATGTTCACAAACAGGACACTTACCATTTACGGTAGTCAAACAGTTATCAATCAACCAACCACCAGGACCTTGAAAGCCATGACCAAAGATACGAACCCATGGAAGTGCATCATCACCATCATCTGCTGCTGCGGGAAGAAACCGAATGATTGCCATTCCGTTTCCTGCTTTATCTACTGTGGGAGTCCAAAAACGATTATCATCTTTTGAACCACCTTCAGATTGATTCTTTGATGATTCGATTGCTTTGGCTAGTTTTTCTAGGGAACTTGCGTTGCGTTTGAGATTTGCGAAACTGCTCATATTATTTCCTTTCGTATAAACGGAGTATTAACGGTGTATAAATTTCTTATCCACAAAATCATTATATCATAGTATTTAGTCAACATCAAGAATATATTTCAAAGAATCGATAGTTTTACCGATATCCTGATGATGTATTCCAATACCGCCTGCTTCATTAAAATCATCAATAATAGACTGTGTATCATCAATCAGAATATTTTCAGGACTAGCATATACTTTCTTATAACCTTTTCCCGGAACAATATTAGGATAATAATTGATATCATGATTTAAAAGCCACAATTCTTTTTGTGCTTTAACATATTCATGATAATCACTACCACCTGATGAAGATAGTATTTCAATTTTTACTGGATAAAACTCAATAAAGTCCAGTAACACTCTAGCACCAGGCATCCATTCCAAAGTTTCAAATTGTTTTGTTTGAATGAAGTTTGGCCAATTGTTACGAAAATTATTCTTAGTTTTTTTACCATAAAGTTCTTCGTATCTTTTATCAAAATTACAAAGAACTCCATCCATATCCAAATATATTTTCTTAATTAACATTTAGAACATTCCTCAATATTTCTTTACATTTATCTAAATCTGCATGAATAAAAGGTGTATATTTCAAAGCAGTCATCCTGAATTGTGGCCAATGAATCGTATCATTTATTTTCTTTGTCCACATAGGAACAAAATTCAATAGTCTGTTCAATATGCAAAAAGTTTCAAGACAAATATCTTTATGTAAAGCAGTTCTTAATAAAGTTGGATACTCACCATTTCCAATCAAAAGATGTTCATTTGGGTCAATAGAATTACCAAACAATGTTTCACAATCATTTTTAAATGTATAACTTAATGACTGAATTATCTTTTCATGTTTTTTGCAATGAATTTCAGCTTGTTCATCCAAAAGACTACCTGCCCAAGTTTTACTATCCTCAATCATATTATATACGATAAAATCAGTCAATGCTTTTTTATCTTTATATTTCCTAGATAGTTTATAGAAAAAATATTTGTCTTTTCTATTTTCAAACGATGTCACACTTATGTTTGTTTTTCCATTATACTTGAAAAAATCAAACTGTTCGGTAGTAAAATGTAACTTTAGTGCTTGATATAAACCAAACGCTTCATAACCAGTAATCATATAGGGAGACGAGAAGTTTTAACTTTCAATAAATTATGGTCCATAGCAACTCGCTGAATCTTTGATTTCAGATTTGGATTAATCAAAGTCGCCGCTACTTCAATTTCTAGACCAGTAGTTTCACAATAATATGTGATAGCTTCAAGATAGTTATAATCTGTATTTAAAACTATTTCTTCAATAGCATTGGCAAATTGTGCCATTTCTTCCTTAGATGGCATTATGTGTCACTTCTGAAAGAGACTTGGGTCCTTTTAGAAAATCATCAGCCTTCAATGTTGTAAGTGGACCAGATGCACATTCTAAATCACTACTTTCATAATTAACAAATTGAAGATGACCGTCAGGAACAAATCCACAACCTCTAATAAAATCACTAAATTCATCAAGAATCATATCTAAATCATCCTGCTCAAATTGATAAGTAATTTTTCGTTGTGCTTCAGGAAGTGTATCATCTTCAAGTATAAAAGTAAATTTCATAATAAATCTCCAATATTATTTTTTAGACATAGCGATTGCAGGATTAGTTGATGTGTGAGTTATCGCAAAAGCCACACAAATGGTATCTTCAGTTTTTGCATATGAACAACGAACTGACATTGGGTCAATACCCTTTGAAATTGCTGTATCAATATTCTGTGCCATCATTTCACGGTCTTTGATTGAGTAATAACAATAACCAATAATCATTGAAATTATAACAAGCATTATGCAAACAACAATTGTAGAATCTAACTTAATGAACGGTTGTTTTGTTGTTTCGGGTGTAGTATTTTGTTCCATTAGGATACCTTTTTGTAAAAAATGTGTCTACCGATTTTTGCTGTCGTTTTCATATTTGGCCAACCAGGATTTACATAATCAGCATGATAGAATAAAGCACCCTTTGACGGGTCTTTTATTTTTTCTTGATTAACATAAACATAAGTTGCTAAATTTCTAATATCATTATACAACGAATTGTAGTTATTTGTCAATGACTTATTAGTAGAAATACTATATGGCTTCGCTTCACACCACCAAGAAAATTGGCATACATTGTTTATCTTTTGTTTAACAACATCACAAATAGAATTAGCAAAACCCTTATTCACTCTATTCAATGTTACAAACGCTACTGCAATTTTTCCTTCTTTTGGTTCATATGCAGATTCAAAATAGATATTTTCTGCAAGACATTCAACCTCTTTTTGAGTAGGTGATGATAAATTCTCATAGACTACTTTATATGGCAAATAATAAAAAGATTTTTCTGCCATAAAAAAACTTGCGCCTAAAATTGTCATAATCATAATGACGCTTATTAAAACAGCGTTACGCATTGTTTCTCCTTTTTGTTAGGAGAGGGAACCCGAAAGTTCCCTCAGATTACATTAAGTAGATTTCTTGCTTTTCACTTCTGGAATATTCGTATTTGATACGAATGTGTTTAGTGCTTGTGCTTTTGTTATGATATCGCCTTCAGATGGATATGTCGGCAAAGCAGGATGCTCTGGTGTAGGGCTTCCATTTATTTTGGAAGATTCTACTTTAATATGCCACTCTGAAATTAATTTTTCGCGTTGAGCATTGTAATCTTGCTCAAGCATATCTTTCGCCATTTGTAGAAGTTGCAGGCGAATCTCGAAAGGTGTTAGATTACTCATGGTGTGTCTCCTTGTGTGTGTTAATCGGCGTTGTGTGTGTTGCCGATACTCTATTTAGTTAATCCCACAAGTTGCGATAGTATTTACCAAATAGACGCAGACCATTATTTATTCTTTCATTATGTTTATTCATACCGTCATGGTCAATTTTAAATGTATCTTTAGGTCCTTTTTCCATTCGATAAAATGATTCACCTTTTGTATCTTTTTCATCAGTTTTAACCCAAAGCATGTCATGTTCACCGCTATAATACTGTTGTTCCCAATCAGCATCGGGTTGAAACTGTTCAAATGTCCAAATTAATTCATCAAGAACCCAATTCCAACGTTTGAAATGATTTTCATCAACATCATATTCATTATCTTTAGGTTTTGCTTCGGTGCTACGAAGATTCATTCCTTCAGGAACATCAGAATCTTCAACAAGAGGTGCACCGTGAGTATCTTTTTTCAATTGTTTCAACATGGGTAGAATAATCAATGCCAATGTTGATTCCATGTTCCACGTATCATAACGGTCAATATGTATTTTTATTTTTCGTTTACGCTTACTTTCAATCCAACTCAAAAATTTATATACTAATGTTTCTTTTCGGTCATCATTGAATTTTTCAACATCTTCATCTTTCTTGATAGAACCGTATGCAAGAAATTCACCGAAGTTATGAACCCATTCTGGTTTACGATAAATGCCATATGCATCGGGAACTTTACGAACCCAAAAACATAATGCTTCAGCCAGTTGATAAGGACCAAAATAGTTTTTATAAGGACCAATATGTATCTTCATAATATACTTTCAAAAATGGCGGGTTTTACTGGATAACCCGCCAAAACCATAACAAACTTATTACTTCTTTGCTGCGTCTTTTTTCGCTTCTTCTTTCTTAGCTTCAGCCTTAGGTGCTTCTTTCTTGGCTTCGTCTTTCTTAGGTGCATCAGCAGCGAAAACACTTGCAGCGAACAACATTGCGAAAATTGTAGTAATAAATTTCATTTGATTCTCCTTAGTTAATAAAGTGGTAACTGATTCTGTTACTAGGACAGTTACCGAAACCCTAAGCAGTTTTTAGGCTGCTAATTTATAAACGCTTTCGTTTGCATTTATTAGTTTTGCTTGATTTACGGTCATCGCCTACCGTGCTGTCTGTTCCGTTACTCCTTGCCCTGTCGAAACCGGTCGTCCCCCTCAAAAACATTCTAGTAGCCATTCAGGTTCACTTTTTTCTGTTACCCGCTTCCACGAACTAGAATCGTATATCCACTCAAGGATACTTTTCTTGCTTATGTTTTTGGTGGAGACGGTGGGAATCGAACCCACGTCCAGAACACCTTTTACTTCACTTCATACAGCAATAAAATTGTTAATGTATTTATTTAATTCGTCTAAGTAATCTTTTTTCTTACGTTCAAATACTTGTGGAATCTCTTCCTCTGTTGCAATAAGAACTACTATATCATCAATACTGCGTCCTGTCAACTCCTCAAACATTTCCGAATATGCTGTGCATTGCATGAAGTAATTAAGTATATAACTCTCGTCCTTCATTTTCGTTGACGACTTATAATCAATTACCGATAATTTACCTTTCCATTCGGCAATACAATCAACACGACCAGCAATTCTTAATTTTGTGCTATAAAGTGCCTGCTCTTGACAATAGATATCACCCACATTTTCATCAATATATTTCTTCAATTGACGAAACATCATTTTGTCAAACGGCATCATTGAACGTTGTCTTAATTCGGTCAAAAATCCGTTCACATAATCTTCACACAATTTATGCAATCGCGTCCCTCTGCGACCTGCACGTTTTGTTATTTTATTGGCTTCCTCTTCACCAACAATATTACGCCATTCTTGAATACCTTCTTTGCTATATGAAGATAATATTGTTGTTACTGATGGATATCTTTCACCATTAGGACAAACATAAACACGACCCGTATCTGTTGTTATCGCTTCAAGGTCAAAATCTAATTCAGGTAAGTTTACAAAATTGAACATCAAGAAATCATTTTTTTAACGTGTTTTTTGATGATATCGCGTGTCTTTGATTCTTTGATAGATTTTTGTTTATGTTTTTCTGCTAATGGACTTTGCGGATGTGCATCTGAAATTTTAGACAATACATCTTTAAAACCAGAAGGAACTTTAGCACCAGAATTAACACCAGAAACAATCATGGGACATTCAACAATGATTTGCTCAATATCAGGATTTTCAAGCAAATAATTTTCTTTTGCTGAAATACCCATAAACATTTCAAATTGTTCTTCAGTATTTTTATTACGAAACGTGTATGTGGGCATTCTTATACCATTCAGGAATATTACGATTTTTCCAACTTGCCAAGTGAGTCTTATTGTTTATATAGTAATTTCTATATGATGCAATTGAATCACCGTTAATCTTACAATCATCAGGCATTGCTGGTGTAGGTTGTGTAAAATGTTTTACAGGAATATTTTTAGGACATTGAAACAAAGCATTCACAAGACCCGTAGCTTCACATTTATGGACTTTACCGTAACGATAAGTGTATTCGCGGCACAATTCGGATAGTAGAAAAGACAACCATGTATAGTTATTTGCCGATTGACGCACCCAAACAGCAGATGGGTGATTCATGTGTGTTGCTTTATACAAAATATGTTCACGGTCATCCAAAAGCGACCAGCATTTCATTTTGCGCCCAGTTTTACTGACAATTTGCATTTCAACACCATCAAGAACACGATGCGCGGTTGAAAGTAATTGACAATATTCCAAAATCATTTTAACGCAATGTTTATCGTTATGGTATTGAGCGCAAGTTTTTACATCATTATCAAGATAAAAAATATTCATAATTAATCAAAAATAGATGACCACTTTTTAAGTTTTTCAAGTTTATTTTTGGATGCTTGTTCTACATTATCGCAGTTAATATAGCCTTTGTCAATAAGCAAACCAATCATGCAAATTAAGTCACCCAATTCTTCCTCAAGACGTTCTTTATTGTTTTGAGGAAGGTCTGGGTGACATGAATCCCATCCAAATCGAAAAATTTTAGAAATAACTTGTGTTACTTCTGCACATTCTTCCTGTGTTATAGAAAGAATTTCTTTTTCAGATTTTTTCATTTACAGTTAGCATCATATTCAAATAAGTATCAATCAATTTAGATTGAATCATTTCTGGAATAGATAGAAAAGGCCATTCTAAATCGAACGGACAATTAATACGCCATTTCCGTTGTTTAAGAAAGAAATCATATTCTATCAAATCTTCAGCATTTGTTGGGTCAAAATTACGTTTTGTCCAACGATGCCTGCTAACTTTAAATGTTTTAGGGTCCAATTCCATGATTTATTCTTCGGTGATTTCTTCTACTTTCAATTCTTCAACGACTTTTTCTTTTTTAGGCTTTGTGACTTTTTTAGGCTTTGCGTTCAAGTCATCCAACTTTGTGATGGTTTGTTTTGCTGCTTGAGGATAGCGTTTTTCAAATTCAATCTTAACTTCATCAGCATTAACAAGTTGATAGGAAAGAACATTACGACCATTCTTTTGTGTTTTGATAACGCCCTTATAATCGTATTTAATTCCTAGCATATAAGCTGAAATACGATACATTTCAATTTCTTTACCCAAGAGAGTTTCAATTTGTTTGATTGCTACGGGCTGACCGTCCAACATAATGGTCAGAATTTTATCGTGCTGTTTAAGACTACCTTTTTTAATACGAGCCATAGTATATTTCCTTTTTTGAGTTGAGATAATTCATTATAACATTTTAATTACTATTTGTCAAGTGGTTAACGCCGCATATTTGCTTGGTCCTTCGCTTCTTCATCTGTAAAAATAGGAACTGCATTACTCTTATGAAGGGTACCAATACCTTTCATCTTATCACCCGTATAAAATAGAGGTGTCTTTTTTGATGTATCATGATAGTCTGTATTCACTGATGGATATGCTTTGGAATCACGTCCAGGTTCAACCCAACGAGGTTTTGGTGGAACATATACAGTAAAAGCTGGTTTTTTTGTATAAGAATAACCAACTTTATGTTTATTTAAAATTTCTTGCCAAGACGAAGCAAGTGCGCGTTTCTTGGCGTTAGGTTTACGTTTTTTAGATTTAGGAGTATTAGTGTAGATAATCATTTTATTTTCATCTTCACGGAAGTAATATGTTTACATTTTGCATGATATTTAAAACCAATGCAAGTGCATGAGAAATGTTTATTGTTTTGAGTAACAATATACTCACCCTTAGTTCCTGACACTTTGAATTTACGAATAGGAACTTTGTAACCTTTGATGATTTTTACATCAGAAACATTACGTAAGGATATAATTGATATTGGATAATGAGGATTTCCCGTTTCAATACTGAAACTGTCAGATGCAACCCATCGCTCATTTGCGACAATACGCCCTTTGTATGATTTGTATTCATACTCATCTTTCACAAAATAGTTGATATTACGAAATTTCGTAACTACTTCAACAACCGAACCTATAGCTGGAATATTCATCATGATACAATATTATCATGATTAATTCCGTTTGTCAAGTGCTTTTTTATTCAATAAAATCAAGCACTTACGATTAGCTATTCTAGCAGTAATTTCTGTGTAGAATCGCCACGCATATCTTCCTCAAATTCAGATATTTTCAGTTTATTTAACTGAAGAATCAATTCATTTTTATCTTCTTGCGCGGTTTCTATTTTCTTTTCTAATTCTTTTATTTGTTTTTGCAATAAGTCTTTATACGACATAATCTTCCTTTTCTTCTCGCATCAATCTCCAGGTTGATTTGTCATGATGCTTTTTATTTTTTAATTTTTCATTATCTAAGTCTTTATTTTTGCGAAACTTGGTTCTAACTGGCTTTTGATATTTCTTACTTGTAAACATACTTAGAAATTACTCTCCTTTCGTGTGCCATTTATAGGCTGTTGATAAAATTGAACTAATATCGTGTTTTGGGTCATACCTCAAAATCTTTCTGGCAAGATAAGTATCAGCAACTAAACTGTCTGCATCACCTTGCCTTCTGGATTTTACGGTATAATCTATTTTTCTACCAATAATTTTTTCCAATTCTTGCAGCATTTGCAGAATTGAATGACCTTTGCCAGTTCCCAGATTTAATGTAATAGATGCACTACCATTATACAAATGATTTACTGCTGAAACGTGTGCATTGGCAACATCAGTTACATGAACATAATCACGAATACATGTTCCGTCTGGTGTTTTATAATCTTTACCATTGATTTCAAAATTATTTAAATTCTGAATCATTTTAGGAATTAAATGTGTTTCTGGTTCATGTGCTTCACCCATTTCTCCATCGGGGTCTGCACCAGTCAAATTAAAAAATCTAAAAATAACATAATTCAAATTGGATGCACGAATCGCTCGTTCAGCACACAATTTACTATAACCATAAGGTGAATTATTTGTTATTTCATCTGTTTCTTTGATAGGTTCAATTTTTGCTTTATAAACAGCGGCAGTCGAAGAAAAGACAACATTCTTAACATTTTTTTCCCACATTGCGTTTAGAATGTTACATGTTCCGCCTGTATTGACTGAATAGAATTCTGTGGGTTCTTTAAAAGATATTCCTGATTCTATTCTTCCTGCTAAATGGACAACAACATCATAATCGTCCATTTGAAAAACATTTTGCATATCACAATAGTTTCTAACATCACCATAAATCATTTTATCAATATATGGATTTAAAGTATGTCTTTTGTGACCAAATCCTACTACCTTCCAGTCATCTTTTTTTAGTGCTTTACAAACATGTGAGCCTAGATAACCAGCGGCTCCAGTTACTAATACTGTTTTCATGATATTAAAGTTATTCCAGGTCCTATTTGTTGATTATTCTTTAGCCAAGGGTATCCATCTTTATATTTATTTTTTTGAACTTCGTTACCTTCAATAAAAAACTTATCTGTTACCGAATTAGGATTGCCGTCTAATCTATAACAGAGACTATATGAACCTGTGCAGTCATATGATGGAAAATACTTTTTTATGGCTTGATAAAATTGACGGTCTGCGCCCCACTGTCCATACCAAGAATGGCCAATATGGACAGCAATATCACGCCTAATAGCAAAGCTGCTGGTATCAATATGATGAGTGTTTCCATTAAAGTAAACAGGCCATTTACCAAGCGATTCACAATTATCTTCACAAACAAAATCCCCTTTTTTATCGTATATTTTTCTTAATGAATAAGACCACTGATTACCCTCGTTAATTTTTGCAACCAACTTTTCAACATGTTCGGGGTCATACCAATTATCTTCATCTAGATAACAAATAACATCGGCATTAACTAAAAATGAACATGCAGCATAAACACGATGTCCATACCAGCCTTTGCCTATATTATCTTGAAGTGCAATAGTCTTTACTTGTTTTTTATCTTGATTTTTTACTCCCATCATCAATATCTTATTGAAATATTCTTCACCATCAATAAAAATATAATGAACAAGATTTTCATAAGTTTGATTCTGAACACTTTGCAAACATTGTGTCAAATGTTCAGAACCAATTGTTGGTGTTACAACTGCTACTTTCATACATTGATGCCTGGATATGCTTCCTTAATAAGAGTAGGTGTTAGAAATTTAACATCAAGATTTTTCTTGAACATTTTAACCATTAAGTCAGCTTCATCTTTATGTAAGGATTCAAGAATTACGACAAGAAGTGACTTTTGTTTTTTTGATGATAAATTAGGACTTCTCTTTGGGTGATTTTTAATGAATCTATAAATCTTATCCATTTCCATATCAAGATATGTAAAATTCAATCCAGCAGGTTCTGGTGCTGGACGATATTGAGGTATTTCGACATCAAATTCAATATTTTTGTTAAAAGAGAGAATTAAAAATGAACGAAACATCGGGTGGTCATATTTTTGCAATATTTCGATGCGTTCTTTTTTTGTGGTTGCTTTTGTGAAATCATCTAAGATTTCTGAGAATAGTTTTGTAGCTGACATATTAAAATTCATCCATAACTTGTAACAGGTTTTTCAAACGATTTGCTATCATGTAATTCATAAATTCACTTTTGGTGTGACCCTTAGTGTTTTCATACTTATTTAGAATTCCTTGGACCAGATGTTCGGGAATTTTAGTCAAGTCAATAATAGATTCATTGCGCGAATAATTCCTAAGCATTTCTTCATTACAAAATTCTTTAGGTTCTTGATTAAGCCAATTGATAATCTTAGCTTCAGTAATTGCTTTTGAACGTTCACCTAAAACAAACACATCATCTTTCGATAAAATGTTAGGAATACCATCACCCTTATCACCACGAATGATAAGCTGTTTCAATTGCATAAAGGGCAAAGGTTCTTTGATAAATTTCTTTAGTATAGGAGAATATTGTTCAACATTTGGAAAACGTTGAAGTTGAGCAAAATCTTTATCCGAAGAAAGAATCATGATTTTTTGCGTAGATGCAAATTTCATGGTAAGTGTAGCGATAACATCATCGGCTTCACATGTTTCATAATCTATAACTTTATATGGTGAATGCTCTTTCAATTCATCACGAATCTTGTTCAAACATTCAAAAATAGAATTCCAATCATGACCAGAAGTTTCACGTGCTTTTTTACGACTGGCTTTATAGTATTTGAAAACATCACGACGCCAATAGTTTTTGCTATCACAAGCAATAACAATCTCAGGTCCATGAGTTTCTCTGAATTTTTTAACATATGTTCTGATTGTATTCAAAATCATATGTCTTACCAATGCTTCATCAACAGGTCCTTTTGAAGAACCGATTTGTTGCATCAGATTTGAAATAGCTACTTGATTGTAATCAAAAATAATCATTATAAATTCACTTTATTTTTTATTAGAACTTAAATCTACTTAAATCTCTAATTATTTGAACTTGCTCACTTGGTGTAACAAATACTCTTGCCATATATTTATCTTGATATGTTGTGACATCTTGAACTTTGGTAAACAAAATATATTTGCTCTTAAACATTTCTTCGACCAAAGATGCCGTTAACTGTTTTTTTATTTCATATTCAACATTGTTTAATGTTGAGCCAGAAAATTGACTAATCTTATTAATATCAATAACATGACTTGCAGTAATCATTTCTCCTTTTATAATATAATCAGGAATTGTTGATACATTAATACCAAAAGATTCGTTAAAATTATTAGGTATTGAAGCCATTATTTTCCATTTTCAAATACATCATTCACATCATCTATAAATTCTTTAATATATAACATCGCTTCTTCGGCTTCCTCCAATGAGCATTCATAAATTGTCTGAACATCACGAACACACATTTTTTCCAAATCACTATAAGACCAATCTAAAATCTTGCCTTTTTGCCACAAAGACATAGTTTGATTTTCTTTTGTATCACCATCATGTGAACAATTCCAAAATGAATACCATTTAGAATATGACCAACGCGAATAACTCATTTAATAACTCGCAGGAGAATAGTATCTTTATTAATACGACCAGTCAATTTAGATTCAACAGCACGAATATCACCAAGAACATTACGCAGAAATACTTTACCACCAGAAATAACTTCAGGAAGAATCTGTTCAGGTTTTCGAAGTTTCTTATGCGTAGATTTGCTTTCGGTAAAATTCAAAATGGTCGAACCTTTGACAGAAAGACCTGATGCATCATCTGCATTATAACAACCGAGTTTACGTGTTTTCGTATTATAAATCCACAATTGAGATTTACCAATAATTTCAGTAGGGTCAATTGATGTCAATTTCAAATCAGCAAACTTTTTGCTATACTTGAGTTTTGCAATCAATTGTTCTGGTGTCTTTTGTTTACGTTTACGAGGTTTACGATTTTGTTTTGATTCACCAGAAATTTTAATTGCATCATTAACAATCAAATCACAATAAGCAATAATTTTCTTAATCTCTGATTTAGAATAACAGGAATATGCTTCCAATATTTGTTCATCATCCGTAGTCAAAGTATCTTGAAATTGGTCACGAATTTGTTTGAACAATTCGATGATTTTCTTGGCATGCATTGCTTTTGTTGACATGTCCAACATAATAGCATACGGCGAAGGAACTACTTTGAATTTACTCAAAATATATTCGTCAACAGAACCTTCCAATTCGCCACAAATAAGATTGATACGTTCATTCAATTTATCTTGAATAGAGAACGTAGTTTTTTCTACTTTTACGTTATTCTTTTTTTCAGATTTGACTTGTTTTACAACATTATAAATGAATGAGTCGAAATTCTTTTGATTTTTAGGCAAAAGAGAACCACCGTTGGTAAGAATACGACAAACCCATCCAAAAGTGGTAGAATAATTCTTTACGACTTCGGATGCATCAATCTTGTGTTTCTTTTTAAGAAAATCACTGGCGTATTTGTATGCCGTCTTATTGTCTTTATTTTGCGAATACCAATTCAATGTCTGAATCAGTTCCGTTTCAGACAATTGTTTAGAAAACTTGGGTTCACTACCAGAAAATGCAAGATTAGCATCCAGAAGGCGTTTCAATTAAATCTCCATAATTAATATTTTGAGCATACGAAATCAAGCAAATACCATCATCAGTTTCTTCATAAATCTGTGAAGTGATTTTTGCCTGTTTTAGTGCGCTTTCATAGTTTTCAAAAACTTTACTATTACCAAAAACTTCAGCAGCCACTTTTCCATTAACTTCATGACGAATATTGTAGCATTCATCCTCAACAATGTCAACAAGCGAATAATAACGGTCGGAATAGGCAACACGGTACCCATCCGACGTTTTTAGTATATAAATTCCGTTCATATGATATATTATAACAAATTCAGCACTGTTTGTCAACAACTTTTAAGTCATTGATATATAAGACTATTTTGCCAACGGGTTATCCAATGCTTTTTTAATCTTATCATCAACTTCCTTTCTTACATTACGGAATTGATTGTCCATATCTCTTTGGACTTGTGTTATTGCTCTTTCAGATGATTTGATGGTTTCATTAATTGCTCTTTCAGATGTTTTCATAGAATCATTAATTTCTTTTTGTGTTTGTTTCATTTCACGATTTGCAGCATTAATACCATCCATTGTTTCACGCTGAATTTGTCTGTTTGACCTTTCAACATTTTCAACAACACTTTCAAGACGACGGATATCTTGTTTTAAATCAGTCTTAATATCTTGTGTATATTGTGTTCCTTTTTCTGAATTTTGTTGGACCAATTCTAATTTCTTATTAATTTCAGTAAGGTCTGGTGTCACATATTCAGCAATTTTCTTTTTCATACTCTGATAGTCTTTATAGACTTCAAATGCACCATAAAGTCCACCAAGAGTTGATGATATGATTGTAAAAGCAACCATCAATTTTGCAGGTGTAAATTCATATCCACCAATACTAATTACAGTATCTTTGCTGGCATATTTTTTGACAGCAGCATCCATTTCATCTATTTTTTTATTTACATCTTTGATTTCTTCTGCCATTTTACTTTTTTCCTTTTAAATTTACCAATGATAATATCTTAACATATTATATGACCAAAACAAAAATACCATTTATGCCAAGTAGTAGTAAAAAAGACTACTAGCCATATAATACCTATAAAAAAACTCCAAATAAATGTTGCTATGAATAAACCTGAAATCGCATCTTTTATATTTTGTATAAATTGACGACGTTTTTCTATTTTATATTCAATCGCTCGTCGTTCATCACGCAAAACTTTTTCTCTTGAATGTATAATTTCAGCACGTATTTTACACATTCTATTATACATCTCAAGTTTACCTTGCATTGCAAACATATTTTTTAATTCTTGTTCAGCGGCTCTTAATTCTTCTGCACGTAAAACACAATCCATCGCAATTGCTGTCGCTGATTTATCTCCAGATTTTTTTGGGTCTTTTCTAACAGCTTCAGCTTCTTTTGCAGCGGCTTCAACTTCACCTTGCGCTGTAAAAAAATTACTTAATTCTTTACCCATAGAAGCGATATCATGTCCTACATTTATAGCTTCTTTAATAAAACTTACGGCTTGTTTAGCACCAGCTACAGCTAAACCTATAGAAACTGGGTCAATCATTCTGCTATTTTATACTGACTATCAACCATTTCAGACCACCTAGATTCACTAGCGCCACCCAATCTACGCAATATGCTTCTATTATCAACATTATCTTTAGTATATTTTTTCATCATTTCACGTTCATTAATATCACGTATCATTGAATTATTATATGCTGAGAATCCTGGAACATACCCCATCAAACCCAGTAAAGCAGTTTGAGTTTCCATCTGTGCTTCCATTGATGTTGCACCACCAGCTTGTTTAGCTATTTGTTTTGCTTTTTCTGTTGCGGCAGCTTTTGCATCAGATTTACTTTCGGCTTTTTTTTCTATACTAGCAACAGTATTTTCTGTTTTCTTTGTTTCTTGTTTTTGTTCTGTTGATTGTGATACTGGTGCAGAAGTTGTTGTATTATTTTGTGCTGCTGGTGCTGGTGCAGGCGCAATAACAGATGTAACAGAAGTTACTGATGTTGGACTTGTTGATGAAGTGGTCGATGATGTAGTTGTCGCAACAGATACGGGATTTGTTATTGTTGTAACAGGGTCAGTAACAGCAGATGTGGTTACTGTAGTTGTTGATTGTGTTGTATTTGTTGTCGTTAATTGTTTTGTTGCATACGCGGTTGAGTAATTAGGACACGACCTATCATACAATCCATTTAAATTACATTGCTGTGATTTATATGCTTCTGCATAACCAGGACAATTAGAATTATACAATGGATTTATTGAACATTGTTGATTAAAGTATGCTTGTGCATAACCAGGACAATCGGTAGCAAAAAGAGGATTAATTGAACATTGTTGGTCATGATATGCTTGTAAATAACCAGGACATGATTGATTGTATAATGGATTTGCATTACATTGTTGATTCAAATATGCTTGTGCATAACCAGGACAGCTTGGACTTGATAATGGATTAGAAGAACAAGCATCAAATGTATAATTTAAAGATAGAGATGGATTTCTTACTTGTGGTCCATAATATCCAGCCCAAAAGCGATTATCTTTGCCTGTAAAGTTTAAAGAAAAATTAGAAATACTTGATGCCAATAAACCAGAATTAGCAAAAGTTTCGGTACCACTAATTGTTGTCCAATCAGTTGTTGTGCCTAATGACCAATTTTTTGAATGTAGAGAAGTTCCATTAGTTGCAGCAAAATTTACTGATGCTGATAATGTTCCTGCTGAAGTTCCTTGATTAATATAATCCCAAGAATAATTATAACCTTGTATTGTCATTCCACTATTCTGAAGTGCTTGGCTAAAAGCATATGTCAGTGCTACTGTCTTTTGACTGTAACCAAAATAGATGGTATTATTTGTAGAATTATAACCTGGTATAGAACCACCAGAAAAACCACCACCCGTCCCAGTATAATTTGTAGTGCCACCCAATGTCAATTGAGCATTACCTACAGTAGGATTTACTAGATTTGGAGAAACACCAGATTGTGCAAATACGGCACTTGCAATAATACAAAACAACAACAGTAGAATTTTTTTCATTTATTTTTCTTTAACTGCTACTGGTTTTCTTGCTGGTTCTTTATCCCATATTTCTTTTGCTTCTTCACCAATTTTACCATCAATAGGACATGGTGTTCCTGCATTCATCATTGCATCAAATACCCGTCTGTCTTGACATAATGTAGCAACAGCAGCAACCTTCATTCCCATATCAAATAAATTTTTTGCTAATTTGATTCGTTCGCAATTAAAATCACGTGCCATTGAACCAAAAGACAAACCTAAAATTTGTGTTTGAACAGCACCCGAAGCACCGACGGTACACACATCATTATTGATTGTGCTTATAGCTGGTGCAATTGCTGTTGGTGGAGGAGATTTTACTGTCGTATCAGATTTGGTATATGCAGTAGATTCAGTAACTATAGGCTGTGCTATAGAAATACCTGATACTAAAATAAAAAATAGAGTAGTTAATATCTTTTTAGACATTTTTGTTAGTTTCCTTTATATTTTTATAACGAAAACAACAAAAAAATAATCTAAATCAATATAACTACTCTATTTATATGGCGCGGCTGGAGGGATTCGAACCCCCGACCTGACGGGTAGAAGCCGTCTGCACTAAATCCACTGTGCTACAGCCGCCTAATTAGGATTATTTGGTGCCTCAGGCGGGAGTCGAACCCGCAAAATTCTGATTTTGAGTCAGACACGTATGCCAATTCCGTCACCGAGGCAAATCTGGTGGGCCCACTAGGACTTGAACCTAGAGTCAACAAATTATGAGTTTGCTGCTTTAACCAATTAAGCTATGGGCCCAATCCCTTATTGTGTAGATTTCAAATAATCTAACAAAGATTCAGGACTACTTTTATCATAAGGGTCTGAACCATAGTTATCTTCACGACCATCTTCAACAAAGAGTTTTTCACGAACCATGTCAGTTAAAATAGCAGCATAACGATGGCTACGCATACCAAATCCAATTTTACTCTTACTAACAAGCATACCCATCAACCGAGTAAAATCACCATTACCATCAGGCAACATTTTAACTTTCTTAATACCCAATTGTTGTGCCCATGCATTCATTACAAAAGCATCATTAACACTAATACAATAAATTTCATCAATACCCAAAGCTTTAAATTCATCATACATAGATTCAAAACCAGGTAATTGATAAGTGCTACATGTTGGTGTAAAAGCACCAGGTAAACTAAAAATAATTACACGCTTACCACCAAAAAGTTCTTGACTGGTTTTTTCAACAAATTTTCCACCAATAGGACAAGTTCCCTCTTGTGGAGCAACATCACCTTCACGACACATAAAAGTTACATTAGGTGCATAATATGGCATATTCTATCTCCTTAAAATTTTGGTGCGAGAGGCGGGAATCGAACCCGCAAGCCGAAGCGAGGCATTTTAAGTGCCTTGTGTTTGCCTATTTCACCACTCTCGCATTCATAAAAACATTATACAGACAATTAATTTATTTGTCAATAGATTTCTTGCTTTTATTTCTTCCTCTGTAAGTGCTTGTTTGTGAATGACAATTTGGACAAATTATTCTTAAATTATCCAAATGATTATTATACTTATTACCATCTATGTGGTCCAATTCAAAAGATAATTTTTTACCTAACCAATTATCAATACGACATATTTCACAATATATTTTTACAGCGGTAGGTCGTTAGCCTACGATAAGGACTTATTGCGCGATGCCTTATTAGCTTGCCCAAAGGCGTTTATAACTAACACTTGTCAACGCTGTATTCTGGTGCAACCTCGTGGAGTTGAACCACGTTCCGACGCTCTTCAGGCGCCCGCTATGACCGCATCAGCTAAGGTTGCAAAACTGGTGCTGCTACCAAGAATCGAACTTGGGATACAACTTTACCAAAGTTGTGGTATGCCATTTACCTATAGCAGCAAAACTGGTACCTCGAAACGGGATCGAACCGCTGACCTTCTCCTTGTAAGGGAGTTACTCTACCGCTGAGTTATCGAGGCTTTGTTCTTTTATTCTTTTCATAACATCTTCGAACAGAATGGGTTTAAAATCAGTCTGTTCAACACAAACACAATGATACCAAGGGTCATTTATTTTTCTTGCGTGAAGATGACCATGAATGTTTCCAACAAATCTTCCTTTACTATCAGGATGAACTGGTATATGACTAAGTATAAAATTGTTCATGACATGATACCCACGAACATCACGAAAATATTCTGTGTATTCATTTAATCTGAATATATCGTGATTACCTTTTATTAATACTTTATCACCGTTTAATCTTGATAATGTTTTTAATGCTTTACGATTAATAACAACATCACCAAGATGATAAACTTTGTCTGTTGGCTTTACTGTTTCGTTCCAACGCTTAATCATTTCTTCATCCATATCCGCTGGATTATCCCACGGACGAAGTTTTGTTATTCCATCTTCTCTTAAAAATTGACATACACCGCGATGACCGAAGTGTGTGTCTGAAACTAAAAATACGCTTGGCATAATATTCTTTCTTTGGGGTGACTAGAGAGGATTGAACTCTCACTACCTGGTTCACAGCCAAGTATGCAGACCACTACATTATAGCCACCATTAATCTTTTCTATAAAATTTTGCTTGTTTTTCTCGTCCGTCTTGGAATCCTTTTTTATATGTGAAGATTCCTATTAGACTTCCTAAGATAAAACCTAAAATAAATTTTCTCATAATATTGGTACCCCCGACAGGATTCAAACCTGTGACTTTCTCGTTAGGACCGAGACACTCTGTTCGCTGAGTTACGGGGGTATTATTTTTTACGAACTATTAATGTTTCGTAAGTGTATAATTGAAAACGATTTTCTTTCTTTTTCAAATCTAATTCATCTAAATCCAAATAATCATGTTTATAATATTGACGATAAGAATCAAAAAGATACAATCTGTTTTGTTTTAAATTTACTTTTGTTGCTACAGTCCAATGATGAAGTGGCTCACCGACTGAAATTATTGCAACACTATTTTTACCATCAATTTCTTCGTTTAAACAAGAAATGTATTCATATGCATCTTCAAAATCATCATCTTGATATAAAACTTTAAAATTTATATCAGAAAAACCTCTTTCATAATTTACAACATGTTTCATCAAATCTACAACATTTTCAAAATATGTGCCTTCAATATACATCTTATGAAATGAGCGAGGCTTAGTCTTTACCAAATTTCTCAACAGCTTTTCAGCTTTTGTTGGAGATAAATCTGGTTTAAGATAATACAAAGCATTTATGATGGAATAAAATCCACACATTCCATCAAGAATACCTTGCTGATATGCTTCACGTTTTTTCATTCGTTAAACGATTTCTCTTTTAAATCATTTTTAATATCACTAATTCTTTTTCTGCGCTTTGAATTGCCCAACCAACGAAGTTTGGTGCAAATCGTGCATCTTACATTTCTTTTAGATTTTTTTCTCTTATAATTCATAAAATGGAGCGGGATAGGAGAATCGAACTCCTGTCGTGTGCTTGGAAGGCACTCGTTTTACCATTAAACTAATCCCGCATTTTAAAATTATACTACATTAATCGTTATTTGTCAAGTGGTGCGGGCTGAGAGAATCGAACTCTCATCTAATGCTTGGCAAGCACTGATTTTACCACTAAACTAAACCCGCATACTCTTATATATTATGCAGCATATGACAATACATGTTTCAAACGGTCTGCTGCATAACTTGCTGCGAAAGCATTTGGCTTAACAAGAGGAACAACATTACAAGTTCCACGAATATAACCAATAGCTTGTTGAACAACACATGAAGAACCATGCATTTCGTTTGGATTAATGTCCAAATGAACTTCGACGTAACGGTCTTCCAACACATCTGCTAAACGATGGAACATTTCAGATGCCTTGTAAACTTCATTCATCAAACGCATTGCTGGTTTATCTTTACGTTGGTCAAAATCCAATTCACGTGTAGTTTCACCGAAGATTTTACAACCGTGACAACCATCCAAATGAATAACAATAGCAATTGTGTAATCTGCATACCATTTTCCATTCAATAGAAATCGTTCTGAATCAGCACCAATATAAACTTTGGTGCTTTCACTTTGTTTCATCAAAAAATCTTTTACTTCATCTATGTTTAATTTTTGCATGATTACACCTCTTGTTAATAAAAATGGCGACCACGTAGGGAATTGAACCCCATCCGCACGGTTTTGGAGACCGGCATGCTACCGTAACACCTCGCAGTCATATATTGGTGCTTCGAACAAGAATCGAACTTGTGATAGCCGGTTATCAGCCGACCGTTATACCATTTAACTATCGAAGCATTACTGGTGGATAGTAGTGGAGTTAAACCACTCTAAACTGCCTTATGAGAGCAGCGCCTCAATCGCTCAGCCAACTATCCGAAATTTGGTGCCCCAGGTGGGAGTCGAACCCACAAAATTTGGCTTCTAAGACCAACACGTATGCCAGTTCCGTCACCGGGGCTTTATGCTCTGACATTCTTCGGCGGTAATTTAGTGTATGCATCAGGTTTTTAACCCCTCACTACACCCTCCACCCGCTCCACGACAAGAACCGTTCTCGCATTGCCAGCGCCAGTTCGGTAGGACTGGAACCACCCTTGGGAAATCATCCCACTTCTCATCGTCTGGGTAAGACTAGCCGTTGATTAGACGGCACGTTCTGGCTCCCCATCAAGGAATCGAACCTTGCTAGTCAGTGATTAACAGTCACGTCCGTGCACCTTGCTCGGATTATGAGGAATAATCTGTGAATGATTTTTTTCATTTTAACTTAGGCTAACATTCAATCCCTAAGATTAGTTGCAACATATTGGCACCCCATGAGAGAATCGAACTCCCGACCTAGTGGTCCGTAGCCACTCGTTCTTAAATCCACTGAACTAATGGGGTATTATATTGGTCCGAGTGGAGAGATTCGAACTCCCGACCTTATGCTCCCAAAGCATCTGCGCTACCAGACTGCGCTACACTCGGTTAAAACTTGGTGCCCCGTGGGTGAATCGAACACCCGAATTCGGATTACAAAACCGACGTTTTACCACTAGAACTAACAGGGCTTAAAACTGGTTGCGGGAAACAGGAGTTGAACCTGATGTCTTTGGCTTATGAGACCAACGTGGAAACCGTTTCACCCTCCCGCAATAAATCTGGTGGAGACTAAGGGAGTCGAACCCTTGTGAATAGCTTGCAAAGCTACCGTAATCCCGTTATACGAAGTCCCCGTATTATTATATATCTTGGTGCGTGAAGAAGGATTCGAACCTCCAATGTTTACCCTGTGGGAACAGATTTACAGTCTGTTGCAGAACCACCGTCTCTGCCGTTCACGCATTATATTGGCGCCCCCAAGGGGAATCGAACCCCTGACGCTAGGTAGACAGCCCAGCAGGTTACCATTACAACATGGAGGCAAAATCTTGGTAGGAGCACAGAGAATCGAACTCTGGTTGATGGATTAAAAGTCCACTGTATTACCACTATACTATACTCCCATATCTTTTACAACAAGGGGGATGTCCGGAGCATCAACCGCGACTTGTTGTTTCGTTCTCTATTGTCAGGCGAGAACTCATCAGAAAGTAGCCTAATTACCATATTGAAACACACTACACTATTTAAATGTTTTGTTAGCTATCACTGGCCAGTTTATATCTAACTTCCACATTCTACCAAGTATTAACGTTTATACTCGGGCTTGCAATGCGCTTCAATATGGTCACAAGTAGATGGGAATCGAACCCATATCTCTCACTCCACCGAGGTCGGGCGGCCGCCCGACTGCTCTGCACGAGTGAGCGCATGTCCGGGCGCTTACCTCGAGGATCACACCACGCTCATGCTGCCACCTGTTACCATATTGAAACACACTCTACGCTCGGGTTTTGAAGCGGCCATTGGCATTCTACGAGAGTTTCATTCTAACAAGAATGTATTTCAATATGGTGGGGGATACTGGATTCGAACCAGTGCATGACGGAATCAAAATCCGTTGCCTTACCAGCTTGGCTAATCCCCTACAAATAATCCTAATTTTTAAAGAACAATCAATCTATGTAAATCATTATACTCTTTTTACGTCATTTGTCAAGCATTTTCTTTTACTTCTAAAACAACAACTTGGAAGTAGGAGTGGGATTCGAACCCACGATTTTACCGTTTTGCAGACGGTTGCTTTTGTCCACTCAGCCATCCCACTGTTATTCTATTATTTTTTTATTTCCCATGTATCATTCTTTATTTTTGTTATCATGTCTGTCCAATGGTCATATTCAGATGTGATTGCATGATGCTCTTGATGACAGTTCAAACATAAGATATCACACTTATCTAATTCTTTATACAATTTTGCTTTAGCCCATTGTTTATTCCATTTCGGATCCTTTTCATCAGGATTTCTATGATGAAAACATAACGATGATGGATGATTATCGTAACCACATTTAGAACAACGAAGTCCACCACGCTTCATCATATAATCATAAATTATTTTTAATTTCAATTGGTAAGTTCTTGTTTTCCAACATCTCTTGTGTGCTTTAGGATGCGACGGATAAAAATCATCAACTAAATCAAAATTACAGTAAATACATTTTTTCATATTTTATTCCTATCTTAGTGAAAAATAATAAGTATAACTATTATTTATACTAAACGAATTTTGGTACTTCCCTAGGGATTCGAACCCTACCGTTTCAGCCTATCTGACCAATCTCCAGTGTTTATAAGACACCGCCGCACACCAGTGCTGAGAAGTAAAAATCTGGCGGAGACTATAGGATTTGAACCTATGGACCAGCTTTCGCCAGCCTAGAGTTTAGCAAACTCCTGCAATCGACCACTCTGCCAAGTCTCCTTTATATTTGGCGGAAGCGGTGAGATTCGAACTCACGGACCCCTTACGGAGCCGACGGTTTTCAAGACCGTTGCCTTAAACCAGGCTCAGCCACACTTCCTTTGTTCACCATATTGAAACACACTATGTTGACCGACAAGCTATCAACACTGGGCACTTGGATTTACCATGTCTTGCTAATGTGTTTCAATATGGCGTCCTGTAGGGGATTCGAACCCGCTCTGGTCACCTTGAAAGGGTGATGACCTCACCAGAAGTCAAACAGGACACAAATAATCCTAATTTTTAAAGAACGATAAAACAATACTGCTAAAAACAAAAAACCCCTAGTTTTTGCTAGGGGTTTGTGTTTAGAATTACTGTCTTATTTTAAGTCTATACACAATCCCCGTCCGATAGCCAATTATCGCATCCTGCTGTTGGCAAGCGATACTCTTGACTAATGGCTATAAATGATGAATGACTGTGTAACATTTTTGAATCTCTTAAAATTTAATATACTACTATTATATATGTATCTTTTTTGTTTGTCAAGCGATTTTTAAGTAATAATTGTAAAATATTTTATGGAACTATACCGAAAACTACGCCATTCACCCTTTTCCAGGTCAAAAACGGGCAAAACTTCAGGATTAATTTTCTTACCAGCATTTTTAGATTTCATATCTTCTGGAATTTTATAATCCATCAATGTGCAAAGCATTGTTCTGTCAGTGCCGTCAGCCTTTTCAAACGTAACTTCTACAACATTTTCACGAATCAATTCACGCAGATTTTTACGGGCACTTTCAATCAAAAAATCATTCCACAAAGTCATAATATTATCCTTTATTTGTAATAGAATCTATCTTAACATCATTCTTCAAATTAGTCAATACTTGATTGAACCATTTAGTCGATTTTTTCGTTTTCCTGACCATGATACCGTGAAGATTGCTACCAATAAGATTTTTCACATATGTTAATGGGTCAACAAAAATGGCTTCAAACGATTCATCATATTTAAAAGTATCATTATCAATCTTAAAAAAAGCAATATGATACATATCACCTATTTCTGTATGTTCAATCTTTTTCGATTTCAATTTCTTTTCATTGAATTCAAAAAGGTCAATCTTATAATCCACATGAATATCTTCATCATATATGGGTAAAAAGAAAAACCCGTCAAACTTACTCAAAAAAGCACGAACCTTAGAAATAGGAATTTCGGTTTGCATTCCGTGCTTCCATTTTTTCAGCTTGACGATTATAAGATTTTTTACTTTTTACAACACGCATTCTATATTTCGGAGTAAGTAAATCTTTAGCATAGAAATCGCGTTTTTTAATTTTATCGAACATGATTACTCTTAGTCAATTATCAATACAATCATTATACAGATTTATTATTTATTTGTCAAGCGTCGTAAGTTATTGATTTATAAAGTCTAATTTTTTTTGTTTTGACCAACTTTTTAAGTAAGCATTATCAGTATCAAAATCCAAAAGATATTGTTTTTGATTAACTTCACGAATATCGGATACTTTTTCACCCAAATGCTTTTGTGAAAATTCAGTTATTGATTTATAATCATCCTTATCCAATTCATAAAATTTTTCTCGCGCTTTTTCAGCGGATTCGGCGCGAATAGCATATCTCATTCTAAAGATTGAAACAGTATCAACAAAATATATTTTATTCTTTTGTGGCACTTTGCAAATCTCCCAAAACTTGAAGATAAGGAACTTTTACCCATACTCTTGTTAAATGATGAGACAAAACAATTTCAGTTGTATCATTACCAAAATCACGAATCATTGCAATCTGTGTTGGATTTACTGCAACAAATTCTTTTGCCGTCGTTTCATATTTTAAAAACATATTGTCTCCTATTCTAGTTCAAATCGGTCACGAATTGCTTTTACACCTGTAATTTCACCGTATGCATTAGGATATTCTTTTTCAGTTACAGCAGCAATACATTCTTGTAGAATTGCCAAACCATACATATTGGCAAATTCTACAAAAAATTTATACTCGTCTTGATTATAATTTTCATCAATAACTTTCTTGGCAATTTCTTTTAGTTTTTTATTCATGTTTTGATATCCTATCAATAATTTCTTTAGCCTCTTTAAAATCAGAATTTTTTAAATTATCCTCAATAGAATCATAATCAACAGGCTTAAAAAAATAAATCTCACCTGCACTGGGTGGACAGTTATAGGTGAGAATTATACTAGGATGTATTCTCGTATTAATAATATATTTCATTATTCGTGTTCGTAATGGTCCACATCAATACCGTCTTTTGTCACGGTCACTTCACAATGGTCACCAAAAGCACCAAGCATAACTTCACGCATAGCACTAGCACAAATCAAAGAATCCATTTCTTGGAAAAGATGTTCTTTTGATTTAAATTCATCAGGCAAACCCCAAGTTCCCTGAAATGCAAACATACCATCATTTTCATCACCATCATATTCACCCCATGATGATACCGAATTTGTATCTTCACAATTTGAAAATACAGGTTCATTTACACCAAAAACACATTCATCACCATCATTAAAATATGGTGTGTATTGTGACCATTTGATTGTTTTGATTTCAGGAACTTGGTCGAAAAAAGTTTTAAATTCTTCCTTAAGAAGTTTTTTAGCTTCTGTTTGGAATTTTTCTTTTGTGATTTCATATTCTTCAATAATTTTGCTAAGATTACTCATTTTTTAATCCTCAAGTGAAATGTGACGTTTTTTAAAACTCTGCCTTTTTTCTGTTCCTGACATCCATTTTTGAATTTGCATATTATTCAAATACTTTTCCAAAGTAGGAAGAAAACCCAAGTCTTGAATAATATGTTCCTCAGCAATGTCACGAACTGAAACTTTTTTACCTGCTGAATTTACAATATAAGTGCCAAATACTTTTTCTACGATAAAACATCCAAATGCAGAATGTAGAATTGCACGATGACGAATATCTGCATGTGCTGCCTTGCTACTATCAATAAAGTTATGAATGGGCAAATAATCATCAACATTACCGCCATATGACTTTACTGATAAATTAGCATGAAGTAGTGGTTTCATTTACTTTCCTGTGCCCAATGAATAATTACCCAATCATCAATACATTCTTGTGGAGAATAATGTGTATCAACATGTTCTTTGCCATATTTTTCACACATTTTACCATACCAATAATCCCAATATTCTTTTAAAATATCTTCATCTGATAGTGTAAAATATTCAGATGACCAATCATCATTTTCCGGGTCTTTTGGTTCACAAATGGTCCAATACCGCATTACTTTTTACCGTAAAGTAACATCATCGCATCATATAGACAATCATCAACTGGGTCATGTTTTGTAATCATTAATTCAGGATTAAAGTTTGCATAATCAACATTACAATATCCAGATGATGTATCATGCCACAAGTCAATCGCAGTTCTCACATCACGCCATCTATTATAGTAGAAAATAGGTTCAATGTCAAGCTGCTCTTCCATGGAATCTAGAACCAATTGGTCTAGATTGCCACGTGCCCAGACACAACATTTATTATCATTAAATTGTTGTGTCCATTGTCTAAATTGTTCAAGACCTTCCTCAATTTTCACATCACGCGAAGGGTCGGGAATAAAAGATTTCTTGCGAACATTAAGACATTGTTTTGACCACCATTGAAGCGAAGATTTGGTCATATTACGTTTTAATCTTTTTACTTGGTCTTCGGCATCAAATTTAATAAAGAATGAATTTTCTTTAAGTTTCTCAAATGATGGTTTTTCTTCGGGTTTAAAATAAACACAACCGATTGACAGAATTACTGCCTTTGATTCTTTACCCAAAGTCTCAACGTCAAAAATAAACACAATTATCTCCAAGTCCTATGTTTTTCTGCAACCCATTCGTTACCATCATATTCTTCAATTTGCCATTCAACGTCATCGGGAATTTCAACAACGCTCAAACTAACATGACCACCAAATGAACGCTCACCCATTTCTTTTACGACCTGAACAAGTGCTGGGTCGTCACGTGGAATTTCTCGGTCATATAATGTTTGTTCACGATATTTTTTATTATATTCTTGTCGCGCTTCAAGAGAATGTGAATTCCAAAGACCCGGCAATTCTTTTACACGTTCATTCTCAGGAACTTTCCAATAAGTCGAAAAGCTAAATTTACCTTTTACTGGATAAAGAGTATATCCCTTGATTTCAGCATAACGCATAATAGCTTCATGTGACAAGCTAAAACCACCATAACAAGTATTAATTACGATTTCTTTCATTATTTTATCCTTTTACCATGAAGAATGATATTCATAAGACCATGCCGAATAATTCTCATTTTCATGAATCTTCAACAGTTTACCAATTTCTTCAGCCGTAAATTTCAAATCTTTAAAATACCATTCATCATAATCTGTTCCACCAAAAAAGAAACCAGACTGTGATGGCAACAATTCTTCGGCAAGTGAATTATCCGCAAGAACCCTTTCACAGATATCCTTAAGTTCTCTCAAGTTATCTTGTGAAACATAATAACTGCCACAATCATCTTTACCTTCTTGAACATTATCAACAAACCATTTATGAATAGCATTTGCTTTACGCCAATAGATAGCTTCAGATTCAAGCACATTGATTCTACCCGGCATAGTAGGCAAAAGTTCTTTTACTTTTTCGCTAATCTTATTTTCTTCATCATCAAATTGAGAAAGATACCGATTCGCTTTCAAATACATATCAAGACCCATAATATAAACTCCTATTAATTAAAAAGAACGTCACCAGCAGCTTTAGGAAAACTTGCACCAAATTTCTGAATATAATCAATATCTTCTTCAACATCTAATCCCTGAACAGCAGAGATATAATACTTCACTCCATCGTATTCGTCAATCACTTTTACAATACCAATACAACCAGCGAAATTAGTAAACCAACGTGCGTTATCATCACCCATAATTAATCCTTAACAAAATATTCAATAAACTCTTTCTGGCGTGGAAATGTCAGTTCTTCCAATCGAGGATATTGAGATTTATAAACAGTAATCTTTATACCATTTTCGATATAAGTTTCGATTACTTCATTTTGCTTTTTTGACTGCAAAGCATTCTGCTTTTTTGACTTCTTTTTCATATACCATTTTCATCTTGTTAGCTAAAATGTTACATTCGTTTTGAGATACAATATTATCAACGACTGTAACATGACCCATACTGAATACTGCTATCATAACCCAGACCATTTCAGACATATAGTATTAATTCCTTTTTTCTTTTCTTCTGACACAGTTATTATAGCAAAAAAAATATTACCTGTCAAGAGAGATTTGTCTGTATCAGTAAGATTACCGATAGAGTAATATTAGTCCAGAAATGTTCATTATCATTAGGGTCGACCTTATTAATCAACCATGCAGAAAATAGGCAGAGAAGTGCTATATGAAAAGTTATAGGCATTTTTGTTCATTCCGATATTTCTCAGCTTTATTTTTACCATAAGCTGAATTTGCATGTTTATTGCAAAGTGACCGAACCCAACCAAGAGGATATCGCATAACGTTTTCCATAGTTCCACAATCCTCACAGATACGATAACTCATATCTTCGGCAAATGCAATTTTGATATTTTGTTCTTTGGTAGAATTGTCAACATAAAATCGCAATCCACCAAATTTCTCTTTTACTTGTGCAACACGAATTTTTTTCGATTGTTCATATGCTTCGATTTTTGGAATCAGTTTTTCGGGTGTCCAAATTTCGCGCATATATGGTGTCCAATCCGACCGATTTTGTTCATCCAGCATTTTTTGGTGAAATGCAACATCGCGTTTCTTTTGTTCGATATCAACAGTAATTGACCCACAGAGAGTATCAATCAGATAATACCATCCATCGCCACAAGCAAATCCTTGTGTATATCCTTCAAACATCAAAGGATATTTTTCAAGCAAAGCATTTTCAAGTTTTTCGTTCATTCGATTTCCATTTTACGAAAAGTATCCCAATCACCACATTCGATTGAATAACCAAATTTAGTGGGGCGATTTCTTACACGATAAGTTTTCTTTTCAAAATAATAATCAAGCCAGATTGTATATGTTCTTTCATCGATACTACTCCAGACTGTTTTGGGTAACAGTGCAAATTTTCTTTTCCATGGTATTGTATCGCCATGTTTTGCATGTTTAAACTTCATCTTTTACCTCGATGCGAACACAATATTTGTCTTTGAATGAATGGTATGCATTGATAATAAAGTTATCCTCTTTAAATTTATGTTCAGTGACGATTATGTGTGCGCGAGTAAAAAACCAGATAGTGAAAAGAGCGCAATATAGCATCAGACAAACGCCCGCGAAAGTATCAGGTATAATCCATGTTCCCTGTGCAATCATTGCAGCGAAATAGCCGATTGCTTCGCCATGCATAACGATGACACCAAGCATAAACGCAACAAAAAGTAAAAATAGAAGTGTGCCCCAGAGAAATGCACGTGTATAGGAGCAGATATTTGACAAATCACGACATTCAAATTCATCACCAAATCGTGCAAGTTTATAATGCCAGCTATTTTTAGAGAATTTCAGAGTTTTCATGTTATAGTCCAATAAATTTGATGATAAGCATTTCAATTGTCAGATAATAAGCCCAGAAAGGAACAATAATAGCAAAAAACGTCGACCAAAAGCCCTTTGCGATAACAATACCCGCAATCCAGAAAATCAATAGTGCAAAAGAAGCGATATATTTCATTAAAAAACCTTATAGAGTAATTATTTCGAAGTCAGTATAACAAATAATGTGTATAATGTCAATAGATGCTGTAAGTTATTGATATTTTTAGCGTATTTTTGGCCAAAAAAAAATTTTAGAATCCGTCCATACCGAAAAAAATCCGTCCATTCGATGCCATAAGGTTGCTTTGCACAAGTAGACCTGCTTGGATGAGACTCTGGTGACTGTATTTCCGACTATTTCCACCATATTTTCACTGTTCAATCACATACCGCCGCCAAGACTGAACAGGACGCACAATGAAAACCATGCAACCGGCAGCACCACGGCTACCATCAGAGCCACTTTAAGATTTTCGACCATTAGCCCATCGCTTTCAGAGTGTCCAACGCACGGTCAAGGTCATAGCCATAGAGGTTTTTGACGGTGTTCACGTTGCCATTGGTAAATTTGCAGATTTGATACTGGTAATTGCCAAGGGAGAACAGTTTCAGGTTACCCTTGGATGCGATATATGCTACGTTTGCGACGGTCATTATCGATTTCCCACGTTAAATTTGACAACCGAGATTCCATACTTGGCCAATTCGTTAGCTGCTTCATTGTGCCACACCATGGCTCTTTCACCCAAATCGTAGTTTTCTTCCAGAATCGCATCCTTAGCCATGGTAGTAAAAACCGAGCAGGAATTGAACAGTTT